TTGTTCAAACAAAAACTCTGATTACTGCAACTAAATCGGGGTAGGTATTGAGGTTATGGGTCATGTAACCTTAAAACACAATAAGCCGAGCATACTGCTTATTGCTCCTAACAGGTGGTGCTGAGGATGAACAACAAAAGCCAAGTTAATGAGTTCTTGTTAAAAACTCTTTTGTTATGCAGATATGATGGAATTGGAAGACATGCGAGATTTAGGTTCTCGTGCTTTAAAAGTGTAAGAGTTCAAATCTCTTTATCTGCACCAAAAGTGGAGAGTGTAGGTTCGAGTCCTGCCCCGCTCGTGGGAAACCCTTGCAGGAAGCTGTTAGGTACAGCGCCACTTAGAATTTCTTTCATCTTATTACGCGAATAAGAGATTGAGACGGTTTTCTTAGTCACAGATTCTTTTTACGGTAAATTTAAAAGAATGACAACCTGTTAATTTGGGTCTTTTAGGTCAGTAAAACAAGAAAAAGACTTCGCTTGTTTAGAAATTTTCTTCAGAAATTGAACGAAAACAATTAGAGAATTCTCTCATTGCAATGCCGAAAGATAGTAAGTTACGAATTCGCCAATAATGAATTACGAACTTACTATTGAGTAGGGATAAGAGAGAATATTTGGGCCTGTAACTCAGTTGGGAGAGTGTCTGCTTTGCACGCAGGAAGTCGCAAGTTCAAGTCTTGTCAGGTCCACCATTGCTGGCGAGTGAAACGGATATATAAATCACACTTGGCTCATACCCAAGTAATAATGGGTTCAGCAACCAAAAAACAAAAGGAAGCAAATTCAATGACTAATTTTAAGACTTACATTTATTAGACAGCAAGTAATAAAAAGTTTGTTTATAGATGCCCTCATTGTAATAAAGGAATAATGCAAGTAACAGAAATTAAAGTTGCTAAGAATGAAACTAATCTTTTATCTTGGAATTATACTTGCCCAGTTTGTAAGAAGCAAATTGTCTGTATTGAAAAAGATGGCTGTTCTTCTTTTAAATGTGTGTTCCCTCCAATGACTCAAATTAGTGATAAAGAATTTGCTGATATTAAAAAAGATGTAGGAGAGAAAGATATTTATCTATTCTCTGAAACATAAATGCACGTTTGGTAGAGTTGGTTGATTACACCAGTCTTGAAAACTGGCATACCGTAAGGTATCACAGGTTCGAACCCTGTAGCGTGCGCCATGGAAAGAAAAGGAGATTAAAAATGAGCAATAAGAATTCAATCGAAATCGAACGTAAGTTTTTAATCTCTGGTTTTCCTAAAGTCGATTTTGATGAAGTCGGAATTGTTAAAACTATCTATATTAATATTAAATATAATTCTGATGGAAGTATTTTACAGGAAATTCGTATAAGACGTTGGTTTGAAAGTGGTAAAGGTTATCGTCCAGATGCTCTTACTTTTAAGTCTGGTGGTAATTTAACCCGTACTGAAATTGAAACAAATCTTACAAATAATTCTTTGTTTGATTGTTTCAATGAACTTGGTTATAATCCTATTGTAAAAGATTATAGAGGTCTTTACAATAATGGTTATCTAATTGAATTCAATCTTGTAGATGGTGGCACTGATACTGCTTTCTATTATGCCGAAGTTGAATTTGATTCTGAGGAAGAAGCCAATAGTTATGTTTGGCCTTTTCCTGAAGTATTTATCGAGGAAGTTACTAATAAGCCTGAATATAAAATGGCAAATTATTGGAAACGTACTCGTGGATAAGGACTATTTGTTTAGTCCTTTATTTGCTTCCGTGGCTCAATTGGTAGAGCGCCTGATTTGGTAGAATGACAGAAAGGTAATGTCTGAAGGGTAGCCCCCAAGGTCAGTTAATAACTGTTATGAGTTCGAATCTCATTTCTATCCCCAGTAATCAGGATGTTGCAGGTTCGATTCCTGTCGGAAGCTGGGAACATAGTCAAGCCTTCACGTTGGCGTTCTTGTTTAAACTAATTGACTAAGAGGTTGTTATGAAAAAGAAAGAAAGATTTTGTGCTTTTTGTGGAAAAGAAATCCACAATCCAAAATTTTGCAATAATGTTTGTTAGAATAAATTTTATCAACAATAGTATATTGAAAAATGGAAAACGGGAGAAATTTCAGGTGTTTCTGGTTTTGGTGTAAGTAAAAGAATAAAAAATTATTTGCTAGAAAAGTATGATTATTCTTGCTAGGAATGTGGTTGGAATAAAATTAATCCATTTACAAATAGAACAACATTAGAGATTCATCATAAAGATGGAAATTATTTGCATTGCTAGGAAGAAAATTTAGCTTTACTTTGTCCAAATTGCCATTCTCTAACTGAAAATTATAAAGCTTTAAATAGACCAGAATTAAGAAGAGATAGAACAAAATATCAAGGAAGACCTAATTTTTCTGATGAGTTAGATTTTAAACCTAAAGAAGCTAAAAAATATTATTGTTCTATTTGTGGCAATGAAATAACCCGCAAGGCAAAATTATGTCTTAATTGCAGAAAAAAAGAAAATTTGAAAAGCTCTAATAAACCTTCTAAAGAAATTTTAATGGAAGAATCTAAAAATTTTGTCTCTTATGTAAAATTAGGGGAAAAATATGGGGTATCTGACAATACTATTAGGAAGTGGTTCTCAAGTTACGATTTGCCTCTTCCTAAAAGGAAAAAGGCAGAATATAAACCAAAAGTCTACCATCCAGAATATTAGGTTTATACAACAAGAAAAACAGCTACAGAATGGGAAAAATACTTAAAATTGGGTCAGCATAAAATTGCTCGATATGTTCCCAACCATACTGTTTCTCAAATAGAAGATTACATAAAAATTTTTTATGATGAAGCTGTGAAAAAAGGAATTATTAATAAATAATAGCAAATAAAAGAGGGTTTTTATTATGGATGAGCTTTTATTCTTGGAAGAGGGAATTGTTGAAAAGATTAAAGCTTTAAAGAAAGATAGATATACAATGAAAGATGTTGATAACCTTTGTGAACTCCTTGGTCTTGAGTTGTTTTCTTATCAAAAAATTCTTATACTTCTTACTTTAAACGAAAAAAGATTTCCAAAAGAAAATTTTAAAAAATACTTGACAAGATGATAAGTATATGTTATACTTAAGATGTGGTTGAGAGATACAACCTAAAAAACTTGGAATGTGGAAGTAATTTAAGGGTAAAATTACCGCTTCCGAGGCGGTTCATGCGGGTTCGAGCCCCGTCTTCCACTCCAATTCCTTAGTAGTTTAAAAGACGATAAATAAATTAAAATACCCTTCAGTCGGAAAGCCTCTAATGAGTATAGAATGGCACTCAAGTAGGGAGTTCTGGATGGGCGAATCGGAACCACCAGCTAAGGAAAAAATATAGGGGTGTAGCCAAGCGGTAAGGCAAGGGACTTTGACTCCCTGACTCGAAGGTTCGAATCCTTCCATCCCTGCCATAAGCAACAATTCAAATTATCTAACGTAGACGCTTACAGCAAACAATAATAACAATCAAATTTTATAAAAAGTGTATTTAAAAGATTTTGGGTATTGTTCCTTGCTAATTAGTTTATGATGCTTTCATAATTCTCCTTTTAGTTTTAAGCGTCTAGTTTATAAGTGCCGTACCAAGGTTGGGGTCACTCGACGGAGGGCTTAAGTAAGGGTTCGAATCCCTCGCGGTGCATGATTTTTGAGACTTGTTTGGAGTACTACAAACAAGATTTAATGATGATTTAAAAGTAAACCCTTACAGCAATTTAACTACTTAATTTTTGCCTTATGAAATTAAAGATAATAAAGGGTTTAGTCCTGTAATGTTGAAGAAGTAGACACTAACAGCAATTAAATAAAAATGCTAATACATATTTAATTGGAATAAATGCTTTTTAGATTTTTATATAGTGTCTAGGATTTTATATGGGGATGTATCTCAATTGGTCAGAGGGCCCGACTTATGTTTTAGTAGTTTAAAAGTAAAACTTTCAATGCAAGTGCAAGACTTGTCTAAAACACCAAATCGGGAAGTTGAGTGTTCGAGTCACTCCATTCCCACCATTTAAAATACAGGTAGCATTGGAGTAATTAACCAATGAGAAAATAATGCCCAAACATTAAGCTGTATTTTTAAAAAATTCTTTTGGGAGGATTAAAAATGGAAATAATTTGTGGTATTTATAAAATAACTAATCTCGTAAATAATAAAGTTTATATTGGATAGAGCACTAATATTTTAAAGCGTTTTATTGCTCATAAAAGTCGTGCTTTTAATCCTAAAAATTCTTAGTATGACTCACATCTTTATAGGGCTATTAGAAAATATGGAATAGATAATTTCAATTTTGAAATTATTAAAAGATGCAAAAAAGAAGATTTAAATAAAGAAGAACAACATTATATAAAATTTTATTAGTCTAATTTTTTTGAATGCGGATATAATTTAACAGAAGGTGGTAGTTCTCCAACTTCTTAGAAATTACAAAAAGAAGAAATTGAATAGATTTATGATTTATTACAAAATTCGGATTTGTCTGAAGATTAGATTGGGAAAAGATTTAATGTTGGTTAGAGAACAATTAGTCATATAAATTGTCGGCAAATTTGGACAAAAGAAGATTTTGATTATCCTTTACGAAAAATTAAATGTCCTTTACATAAAAATTCAGAAGAAAATCAAATAATATATCCAAAAGAAAAACTGTTTTGTAAAAATTGTGGAAAAGAAATAACACGATATTCTAAAACAGGTTTGTGCAGGGAATGCTATATTAAAAGTACTCAAGTTAATAAACCCACAAAAGAAGAATTGTTTGAGCAATTAAAAATCAACAATGGAAACTTTCTTTTGATAGGAAGGATGTATAATGTCAGTAACACCGCTGTCTGTAAGTGGTGTAAATATTACAATTTACCTTTTCATTCAAAAGATTATAAATAACAATTAAAAAAGTAAACTCTAACAGCAAACATTAAAAACTTGTGAAAATGGATTACAAACGTTTTGAAAATGAGTTTAGTGTAATCCGCGCCTGTAGTCTAATTGGATAAAACAGCACTCTTCTAAAGTGTATTTTTTATACGAGTTCGAATCTCGTCAGGCGTACCATGAGGAGTAGCATAGCGGCAAATGCACTAGTCTCTAAAACTAGGTAAACAGGGTCGGCACCTGTCTCCTCTGCCAGATATTGAGGGAATTAAATAACAAATCTTAATTCCCTCTTTTATATAAAGATAAAACAAAGTAAACAAAAACTAAAGTAAAACAAAGAAATTAAAGGAGACAAAAAATTATGTGTGACAACTGCAAGAATGACATTTCCCGACCGTCTAACTCTTCTATTGCTTATGGTGTTTATGAGAGTGGCGGTGTGGTAAAGGCTGAGGTGACTGATACTGCATTTGATGCAATGCATGTTATCACTCGTCTTTGTGAAAAGGCTGATATGAAGACCATTTCTCTTGAAGGCATTTGGGAGAACACTCTTCTTGAGAACAGTTACCGTGGTAAGGCTAAGGTAAATCATGCTGACGGTGACAAGTTCGTTGAGGATATTGGTAAGGAGTTTGCTCGTGGTAAGGCTCTTGAAAAGTATCATCGAGCATTTGACCGTAAGATTCTTGCAATGCTTCTTGATGCACGAGTTCTGGTTGCAACAATTGAACATTATTGTGCAAAGAAGAGCATCAACACTGAAAAGATTCCTTCGATTGAAGCGATTTCTAAGAAGCGTTTTGGTTGTAAGTAATCAAAGATAAAAAAGTAGTTCATCTAAAATTTTCATAAATTCACTCCAAAAAAGGAAGAGGTCGAATGGCTTCTTCCTTTTTTTACACGTTTTTGTTAGAATTCTCAGTTAGAAATTTTTAATAAACGCTTGACAAGAAAAAAGATATATGGTAATATCTAAATACAAAGAAAAGAGGTGTAATCATGGCAATTAACAATGCAATTACATATGGAGAAGTTGAAGAGTTTTTTTCTACTCTTTTATCTCCTGAGACTCCTAAGATTCGTAAGTATCATGTTTACGGAATGTATCAGCGTGAACAAGAAAATGAAAAGAAAGTTGCTGAATTTGAGAATGCAGTAACTAAAAATTCCGATGGTTGGCGCTTTTTTGGCTCGATGATTGGCGAAGATATGTGCGTTGTCACAGGAATCAATCGCAAAGAGGAAATTTATTACATTCCCACTTACAAAGATGAAGAAGATAAAATTCATGTTTGTAATACTTATTTTGTAGATTTTGATAAAGCGGTTCTTGCTTGTGTAATTTATAAGAAAACTGATTCTGTTGAGTCTGTACAATGGGTTTGTAAATTAATTAATAATTAAGAGAGGTAAATTAAATGCGTAAGCTTAATACTATTCAGAAGAACAATAATCTTAACACCGTTTATGCAGTTGATGAAAAGGGCATTGGTAATGCCAATCATGTTTATAATGTTATTGTAACTGATGGTCAGGGTAATGAGACTCCTTATTCTATTGCATTCCAAAATGGTCCTCGCAAGGAAATGGATTCAATTCATGGACTTCTTGATACAGACCTTCTTGAGATTGTTCGTGACCGTCTTCAGGGTTTTCAGTCTGGTGAATTTGCCTGTCGTGAGAATGCACTTGCACTTACTTATTTGGAAAATTGCTTGCTCTGGATGAACAAGCGCGTTGAAGACCGTGCTGAACGTGGAGTACTTGGTACTACTAACAAGTAATTAAGATGTCTAAGATTGGTTTTACAGTGATTAATGGGGGAAAGGATGAAAATTCTCCCCCCAATCCTAAAAATCCCCAAGATATAGTTTATACAACTCCCCCTAAATGCAAGTTTTGCTCTCAAGAAATGAAGCCAACAGGTACGGGTAATTACTATTGTACTTGTCAAGCATTTAATACTTACATGGGTCTTTTAGAAAATATTGAAAAATTAAAAAAGTCTTATGAACAAAACATGCTGACTTATCAAAAGATTGGTCAAAAGCTTGTTGAGGAATCTGATTATTATAAAAAAGTAATTGCGATTTCACAAAAACGAATTGCTAACAAAGACTTAAAAGATAAAATTAAAAGTGCTGGAAATGTAATTGACTTAAACTCGCTTTTAGAGTATAATAAACAAGACCGAGAAGAAACGGAAGATATTTTAGGTTACTATTGGTTTCCTCCAATGAGTTAATTTAAAATATTTATAAAGTTGTAAATAAATAAAAGGAGACTATAATATATGAATACGTGGGAGAAATGGCAACAAGAGTTGTTTAATAGTCTCCAAGATATTATAACATATAGTCATTTAGGACTTGTGTTTACTTTGATTTTAAACGAAGAAATTTCTATAGGCCATGAAGAAAAAGACTTGCATCTATCAATTAAAGCTGTGGCCTATAGAAAATATTTTAATTCAATTTCTCCTCCAAGATGGACTTGGAATGATTCATTAGCCTCAGCAGAAAATAATTTAATGGTGCTTATTAATAACTGGTTAAGAATGCGAGGACTAATGTAATGCAAAGATTAGAGAACAAAAATAAAAAGATTCATGGGGTATTAGGATTAATTCTAAACGCTTTTTATTTCTTTGTGGGAGTACATTATGTAGCTACTTGTCATACGACAAGTATTTTATGGTATGTAGCGCTAATAGTTATGCTGCTTATTTATTTAGCTTATTGCTATACTTTTGGTGTTAAGTGGGAAATTAGACATATTCAAGCCAACAAAGAAAAAATTGATACAATGGAAAAGAAAATTGAAAATATGGAACGTAATATCAATTTTCTTTTACAAAATCATATTGATGAATCTGAAAATTACGAAGATGTGGCTGAACGAGAAGGATTTGACCCAATTACACATCAGCGACTCTAAAAAAATATTTTAAAAAAGCATGTAATAAGTACTTGACAAGATAAAAGTTAAGTGCTATTATATAACTAAGCTAAGGGAAACCTTAGTGAAAAATGAAAGGCTTAAGACGAGATGTAGCAAGCATTCAATAATTGATTTGGTTGTAAGGCGTCTCACCAGCGCAGATTGTTACGACGAACTAAACTTGCTTAAAGGTAGCGGGAACAATCCTCTAAAAGATTTCCGATGGTGGCTTGGAACTTCTTAAAGTAAGAAGGTAAATGGGTAAGGCAACATACGTGTTAGCGTTTATCGTGTAGGAAATTTTAGAGCAGATAAAAAGAAAGCAGATAATAAGAAAGGGAGAAGAAAAATGTTTGAAGTTAAATTCCTTCGTCATAACAAAAAGAAATTTAATACAAATGTTTCTCAGGGATATTCTTTCAAGAGAACTTTTAATACTGTAACAGAACTTATGCAGTATTTAGACAAAGCTCCTCACAATTCTGTTTCAGTGGTTGATTATAGTGGCCTTAGTCATTCTGAATGGTACGCTTTTTGTCAGAAGAGGCATCAACAGCTTTGGAATGATAGACTTAAATATAAAAAAGAGCACCCCGAACTTTCTTGGATTGACCAATTCCTTACCCCTGAACATAAGAAGAAAGAATTTTATAATTTGTTAAAGGGTGGCAGGTCTGAGCCTACTCATAGACTCCCAAAAAAGTATTATAAAAAGCACAATTTATAAATTAAATATAGGAGAAAAATTTTGATGAAGCGTATTCTTAGTGTGATTATTCCAGTTTTTATTTTTCTGTTTGTCCTAGTAGGCTGTAGTGACTCTTCCGATTCTTCCCCTAACATGACTAAAGCGAAAAATACAGATGTTGAAGAAGAAATCGAAGAACCGGAAGAAGTGGTTTTATTTGAAAACGCAGAAGTAAAAATTGTAACCAGAGAACTTGTTTACGATAGTATTTTCGGTCCAGAACTTAAAATCTATATTGAAAATAACTCTAATAAAAATCTTATTATTCAATGTGGTGACGAAGTTGACGTGAATGGTTATACAATTTCTGTCTTAATGTCCACAGATGTAAATGCAGGAAAGAAAGCAGTTGGTGAGGTAACTTTCCTCGATTTGGAAGATTGTGGGATTGAAGAAATCGAAGAAGTTGAGATTAATTTCTCCATTATTAATGCCGATACTTGGGACAGCTTATATACTACTCCTACAACGACTTTGTATTTTGGTTGATAATTAATTAAATTATGTTGATATAAAGTTGTCAAGAAAAAAAGTTTTTAGAATTTCTTGACAACTTTATTTCTTTGTGGTATACTTCATTTATAAAAATATACAAGGAGTTTTTTAAATGAAAAAAACTTTTAATATTAAATGTACTATGGAAGAAAGATGGGTTGATTCTTTTCTTTCTATGTTGCGCTATATGGAAGCTTGTGGAAAGATTGGGCATTCCACTTTGATTGGTTTCTACAGTGATGGTGATGGAGATTTTAGGCCGCAGTTTGAACATGATATACAATTTAATAGAAATGATGGCTATGTTCCTGAGAAGGATAATAGCAAAATCCCTGAGAGGATTTATGATGCTGGCTAAAAGTTAGCCAAGATTGGAGACTTCGATGATTGGAAGTATTAGAAAGTAAAACAGTTGTCCCTTTTACGCCAGAAGAATTTGCCGAAAGAGCGCAAGAGATTGTAGATTTATGTCAAGGTGATGCGGCTCTTTTAAATGGCTGGGGACATAGAGCAATGGATAGTTTAATGGAAGATGTGTTATGGTCTTTAGGTTTTGATAAGCGGATTGAAATTTTTGACCAATTACGTCGGGTAAGGTATTAATATGAAACAAACAAGAAAAAATGTTTTTGAGACTAATTCTTCAAGTGTTCATTCATTGAGTATTAGCAATAAAGATAATTATGATTATACTCAATTAGATGATTATATTGAAGAAGATTATGGTCACAATGGTTACGGTAAATATCTAAAATTAAATTTTGAAGCCTTTGGCTGGGGTTGGGAATCTAACTTAGACGAAAATAGCGCAGTAGCTAAACTTGAATATATCTTAACTGCTATAACTTGTTTTCAAGGTTACAATGTTAATTGGAGCAGCAGAGAAGATAAAGAAGAAGCTATTAAAGAAGTTATGGAATCTGATGATTTCCAAAAGTTCGAAGATGATGTAAAGTATGCTCTTTCTAAACATGACATTCACATTATAGGAATCAAAATTAGTCCTGATGAAGATGGTTATGTAGACCATCAAAGTCTTGATTATTATGTTTCTGATGGAATGTATTATATTTTTACAAGAGACAGAATTACTTTAGAAGATTATATTTTTAATAAAGGTTATAGTTTGATTATCGACAACGATAATCACTAACAAAAATAAAACAAGATAGAATAAAAGTGAAATTTTAAGGAGTATTATAAATGGCTAATAATAGTTATATGTTTAAATGTAAGAAGAAGAATGCGCTTGATGGTAAGACCTATCGTGTATATCAGATTATGCCTCTTCCTAATCAGTTTGGTGCTCTTGGTCTTGTAGGCATTATGTATTGTGAACAGGATAAGAAGTTTGACGCAAATGATTTAAGCCAGTTTGAAATTATTGAGGAAATTTCTCTTCAGTAATTAAACGGAAAATAATTTAATAAAGGCTTGACATTTACCTCTCCTTATGATATTCTTTCAGTAGAAAAATAAGGAGAGGTATTTTTATGAAACAAATTAGGCATAATGTGTTTGAAACCAATAGTAGCTCAAGTCATTCTCTTGTGATTACTACTGATAATGAACATTACACAAGAGAAGAAATTAACGATGAGTTTTATCTTACCAAAGAAGGTAAAGTGAGATTGTGGGAATCCTCCCTTGAATTTTACCGCTCACCTTTTGATATACTTGCAACTTTCAAAGATAAATTGAGATATGCTATTGCGTCTTCTAATGGCAATCTTGTAGATGAATGTAGAAAAATTTGCAGGGAATACATTGATGGATTCACAGATTTTGAATTCGATACCAAAGATTATATTTGGAATTCAGAAGTTAAAGATTATGTAGAAGCAGATGAACCTGTTCCCAATTATGGGGGAACTGATGACTATGAAATCGAGGGTTGGCTTAAAAAGTACAATGTATCTCTTGAAGAGTTTTTGACCAATAAGAGATATATTGTGGTTGTGGATGGCGATGAATATAATACGTGGCTTCATATTAAAGATTCTGGTTTAGTAAATACTACTAAAATTATCCATGATAGCCGTGTTGAATATGAGGCTAAATGGAAAGAACAGTATTTGGCTCGATTAGAAGCAGAGAAGGAGAAGAAAGATGCAGAATCTTCGCATGAAAACAAAGCATAAGATGAAGCGTTATGAATTATCTAATTATTTTCTTTCTTTAACCACAGCAGAACAAATTGTCCTTCTTACTGATACAGGTTTTAAAGAAGGGTTTTGGAGAGAATCTAAAAAGTCTGACCATTATTGGATGACTTATCATTTTTGTCTTTTTAGCTCCAAAAAAGAAAGAATTTCATATGAATTTAGCTTTGATGTAGCGATTGACCTTGATGACCTTAAATCTTGGAATGATTTTGATAATCTTGAAGTCATTGACGATGATTTTGGTCAACCATATAATGCTTTTTTTAGAGCACAAGATAGTGGACACAGTTTTCCTTTCCTTGATATGATTGTTGACAAATATGAAAATCGAATGAATAAATTAGTAGAAGCTAAAATTTTAGAGGAGGTAAAATTAAATGAAACAAATTCGTAAAAATGTATTTGAAACCAACTCTTCTTCTACTCATACCCTTGCTATTTGTACCGAAGACGAGTATAAAGATTGGCAAGATGGGAAACTGCTTTTTAATAAATGGAATGAAACTTTTATTAAAAACTCCATTAGAATTACTAAGCAAGACAGGAAAGAAGCAGAAGAATACTATAATAGATGCAAAGGTAAATATTATAAGGATTGGTTTGAACTTACAGACGCAGAAAAAGAAGAATATACTTATACTCGTATTTCCCAACAACGTAGACAAGAAAAGGATTCTCTTTTCGACTATGAGGGAGTTGGTTTAACTTATCAAGAGTTTATGCAGGACTGTAATAGTGATGGCCTTGAAACTAAGACTTCTCATTATACTTCTCCCAGTGGTGATAAACTTGTTATTACTTGTGCTTATGGTTATAACTAACAATTAAAATATTTTAATAGGTCAAGGAGATTATTTTTTATTAACTCCTTGACTTTTTTCTTTTTGTAGAGTATAATTTGATTACTCGAAAGGAGATGTAAAAATGTCGATTGAAAATAATCCAGCCATTGAAATTCTCAATACAATAGTAACTACTAAAGGTGGAGACCTCTTTGTTTTTGTTATTACTAGTCTTCTCGCTGCTCTTTGTATTATTTGTATAATTACTTTTATTGTAGATTGGATTCAAACTAAAGTTCTCATGGACGGATTTGATTTGCTTCTTGTAGCGACCATTATTCTTGGAGTAATCTCGGGAATTAATTTGCACGCAATGACTCATCCAGTTAAAATCATCTCTTATGAAGTTAAATTCTCTGACCCAGACCATTTTTCATTAACTGATTACGAAAAACTCGAAGAAAATTATATTATTTCCAGAGAAGGAAAAATCTACACGTTAAAAGAAAGGGTTGACAAAAATGATTGATGGCGTTGAAGTTTTAACTTCTGAAATGGTAAGAGTTTCTGCTGATTTAGATGAATTGATTGGTGCAGGAATTATTTTTGCTGTTTTTGCTTTGCTTTTATTCTATTTTTTGGTGTTATGTATAAAAGAAAAATTTGGCTGGCTAACGCTTGTTTGTATTGTAGCCGTTTCTTTGTTCACTTTTGCCTCTGGTAAAATGTTTAAAATGGCATTTAATCCTGTTTATGAAGAAAGATATATGGTTAAATTTGAAGAAAATATTCCGACCAAATTTTTACAGGATTACGAAATCCTTGAAAATAAAGGAAATAACATTTACATTGTTCGAGAGAAAGGAAACGAATAAAAATGAAGATTTATTGCGCATTCGACCACCTGAATTGTGAGTCTGCTCCCAAGTCTCAGGAAGAGGTTCATGCTTGTGAATATTATGGTTCTTACCTTTGTAATGCCTGTCCCTCTCGTTATGATGGTGACAGAGTAAAGAAATATATAGAGGATAATCCCCGTGTTGAACATTAAAAAGGAGAACTAATTATGGGGTATACTACTGAATTTAACGGGGCAATTTCTTTTAACAAGCCAATTTCTTCTGAACTTAAAGAGTACATTAACAAATTTAGTTATACTCGCCGCATGAAGCGAGATAATGAAAAAATTAAAGAAGTATTTCCAAACTGGGAAAATCTTTGTTACAATGGAAATTTGGGTGAAGAGGGAGAATATTTTATTGGCGGTTTGGGATTTGCTGGGCAAGAATCTGATGATTCTGTTATTGACAACAACTACCCTCCTTACACTCAAGCTGGTCTTTGGTGTAAATGGATTATTAATGATGAAAACAAATTAGTTTGGAATGAAGCAGAAAAATTTTACAATTATGTTGATTGGTTGAAGTATCTCATTGATAATTTTCTTGCCCCTAATGGATATGTTGCTAATGGAATTATTGATTACCAAGGAGAAGCGCCTTGGGATTTTGGATATATTGAAGTAGTTAATAACAAGGTTTACAAAAAGCATCAGAAAGAAATAAAAAATGACTAATAATATGGAGGACAATCTCTGTGAGCACTAATGGAGTTAAATTGTATAGCGAACGTGTAACAAAAGAATATCTTAAGTATCGCAAGGTTCATCGCATCTATTGTAGTGATTGTGATGTTGAAATGAAGCTGAGTGAAATGGCTTATGCTACTTATCCGCCCATTTATGAGTATGTATGTCCCAAGTGTAATCACAAAATGACTTCTTCTGTTGTTTATCCTGCAATTGAGGAAGTTTGGGAAAAGGAAGAAGATATGAAGAAAGTGGTGATGGATTAATGAGTAATATTAAGACTTATCAGAACGGTAATTATATGGTTTCCATCGACTTGGACAATGGGACCAAGACTCGTGAAAATGATTTAAGCTTTTTCAAGGCTGATTTTCCAGAATGTTGCGACTATAAAATTACTAATAATTGCGCACAGGGTTGTAGTTTCTGTTTTCATGCTGGAGTAAAAGTAAAAGTTAATGGAAACGATGTCCCGATTGAAGAAGTGAATATCGGAGATATTGTTGATTCTTATAATTTGGAAAATCATATTAAAGAATTGAAGCCTGTCGTTAAACTTTATGAACGTGATTATAATGGAGAATTAATTAAAATCACAGTCGAAGATAAAACTATTATTTGTACTCCTAATCATAAGATTTATACTATTAATAGAGGTTGGGTAGAAGCTGGCTTTTTGACAACCAATGATGAGGTAATGCTTTATGATTAAGTAGTGCCAAATATGTTAGCAGGAATTTGAAACAAGAGATAGTAGAACCATTGTTTGTTTTAATAACGAATGTCGAAAAGAGTGGCATCGTATATAGTATAAAAATAAAACTAAAACTTACATTTGTTAGAAATGCGGGAAAGAATATTAGGCTACTGCAAAACAAAGTAAAGAGCTTTGTCCTGAATGTATAAAAGAAAAACCGCATATTTTAAAAGAATTTTAGCAAAATATTATATGTAGATAGTGCGGAAAAATTTTAAAAACAGTTACTAAAAAAGTAACCAGAAAAAATCTCAAAAACAATCCTGCGTATACTTGTGATGAATGCAAAAAGAAGAATAATCTTGAAGCTTCTTTAAGGATGAAATTAAACAATCCTGTTTACGAACAAGAATTAACTTGGGAAGAATATTGTTAGAAAGAAAAAGAAAAGGAACAAGACAAACAGCAAAAAGAAATACGCAAAGAACAAAATAGAAAAGAAGCATCTAAGCGTATGAAAAATAATAATCCAATGAATAACCCAGATAGCAAAGACAAAAAACAAAAAACTCTTAAAAAGCTTTTGGAATCAGGTGAATTAAAATATCCCCGAGGCAAAGAAAGAAAAAGTTTTAAAGGAACTCGCTCTTTATAGAATTATATCCGAATTCGTTTAAGAGATTGGAAAAAGGCAAATTTTGAAAGAACTAATTATACCTGTGAAGTTTGTGGGGCAAGACGGGGATATTTGCACGTTCATCATAAAGAACCCTTTATAGAAATATTTGAAAGATTTCTAAAAGAATTAGGTTTAAATGGTCAAAAAGTTGAATATATGTCAGAAGACTATTTAAAACTTGAAAAGGCTATTGTAGATTATCACAATTCTCATGATATTGGATTAGTAGTATGTGAATCTTGTCATGATAAAGTAGACCCTAAATTTCATAAAAGACATATTTTAGATAGTAAGGAAGATGAAAATGAAAATTGATTCTATCGAAAGAATTTCTTATAGTGGAAAAGTTTATAATATTGAAGTAAAAGATAATCACAATTATTTTGTCGAAAATATTTTGGTAAGTAATTGTCATGAAAATAGCACTCCAACTGGCAAGCATGGTGACATTCTTGGTGAACAGGGTATCAAGGTTCTTGAAAGTTTCCATGAATACACAGAGCTTGCAATTGGAGGTGGAGACCCCCTTTCTCATCCTGACTTGATTCCTTTTCTTCGCAAGTGTAAGGAATTGAATCTTATTCCTAATATGACTGTTCATCAGTTTGCCTTTATGAAGAATCAGGAGCTTATTGAACAGCTTGTTAAGGAAAAGCTCATCTATGGTATTGGTGTCTCTCTTGTTGACCCTCTTCAGCCGCAGTTTCTTAAGACTATTTCTAAGTATCCCAATCTTGTTCTCCATGTCATTAATGGCATTATAACAATGGATACTCTTCGTGCTCTTAAGAATCGTAACCTTAAGATTCTTATTCTTGGTTACAAGACTGTTCGCCGTGGTGAGGAATATGTTAAGGAAGATTGGGCCAAGGAACTTGTAGCTAATAAGCAGAAGGCAATCTATGACAATCTTGGTCGTATGATTAACGAGAAGTGGTTCTCTGTTATTAGTTTTGACAATCTTGCTATTAAGCAGCTTGAACCTCAGCGTCTTATGTCTGAGGAAGATTGGAATACTATGTACATGGGTGATGACGGCCAAGATGGCGAACAGACCAGTGCTTCTATGTACATTGATGGAGTTGAAATGCAGTTCGCAAGAAATTCTTGTGATGTAAATAACCGCTATGATGTTGGTAATAAGACTGTTACTGAAATGTATCAGTTTTTGAGAGATTTAAATGAGGAGAAGAATAATGAAACAAATTCGTAAAAATGTATTTGAAACAAATTCAAGTTCTTGTCATTCTCTTGTTATTTCAAAGGACAATTATGGTCCAGAACATATTCCAGCTTATCTAAATTTTAATGCAGATAAAGATTATGGCTGGGAAAGAAGTTGCTACTCTTCCACGGAAGATAAGGCTTCTTATCTTTATACAGCTATGCTTGATTGTGACATGGGTGCTCAAGCAAAGGAATTTAAACGTAAGCTTGAAGAAGACTTTAAGATTAAAATCTTTGTTCCTGATTACAAAAGAGAGACAAGTAAATATAGTGATTGGGAATCTTGGGACTGTAGTGGTTCTGTAGACCATGCAGGAGAACTCATTCCATTCATTAATGAAATTCTTGAAGATGATGACAAATTAAAACGCTTTCTTTTTGACCCAAGAAGTTGTATTTACACTGGCAATGATAACAGTTGTGACCCTGATGATAATTGCTATGTTGCCGATGTAGATGAAAAGGGCGAATATTATGATTGGCATGTTGAAAAGAATGTTAAGCATCCTCTTTGGGATGGAGAGCGTTATGAATATTACTTTAAGGGGAACTAATAATGAACACAGGAGATTATTATCCCTCTAAAGGATATTGTAATACAAAGGGTATTTTATGTGAATATGCTAATATTAGAGGATATTGCGGTTTAACTGCGTGTTTGAAGCACAATCTTGTTCAGTTGGATAGTACATCTAATTTTAGTTTAAATTTTTCTCGTTCGGAAAAATCTAAGATGTTTATTAAATTCGAGCCAAAAGAATTTAATATGGAGAAAAATTTTGATGACACAGTTAATTTAAATTTTACTCTACCTATTGTAAATCAGAATTCTAATGAAGAAACTGGTACTTTAAAAGTAAAAATTCCTCGTGCTAAGTATGAATTCGAGGAAGGTGGGATTAAAATTTCTGTTTTGAAATCTGAGTAGGGGTATAATTGAGTATAAGAGGGTATAATTATGGTTGATATTAACTGGCTTTAGACCCAAGAGGGGGAGAAAGCTTATTAGACTTGGATAAGAAAATTAGCAAACCGAGCAGAAGATAGAACAGACATTCCAATTTTAGTAGATACCAATGGAGAAATTTAGGTTTGGGTAACAATAAATAAAAAATACCTATCTAAAGAGCAATTTGAAAAACTTACTGATAAATCTGATGGTGAAATTACTACTAAATTAGAATTTAAGACAAAAGATATCATTATAAGGGAATTAACTAATATATCTAAAAGTAGAGATGCATTGGCTGACAATGAGAATGAAAGAGAACTTTTATGTCCCCTTATTCCACTCTTTGAGGGTATTGAAGAAGCTATTACTAATGATATTTGCTATAAAGCTCAAAATGCTAAACAATTATTTATAAATAACTTTAAGAGAACTTTAGATAAAGACGAAAATAATTCGAATAACCTCTTGACAAATTAAGATACGTCTGTTATAGTATATATTGTCAGTGATAAGTAGTTAGACTCTCACAGCAAACTACAAAAACTTTTATTTTGAAAAAAGGACAAAAGAGTCTAGTCCTTAAAAAAGGAGAAAAATTATGTATAATTATAATAATCCTAACAAGAAGAAGAATACTAAGGCTTGGGCACCTAAGCCTGAGAAGACTGTTCAGACCAATCGAACCAACCGTAAGGCTTCCTTTATGGACAAGGTTGAGAAGACTGCTAAAGGCTACTACACTCAGGTTGCAGTTCCTACTCTTCCCGCCGACAAGCAGTACACTTCTAATGGTGCTATTGCATATAAGTCTTCTGGTTCTGCTCTTCTGGATATCAATACTTCCATCTCTGCTCTTCGTAGCCTCCCTGACGGTGATGTTGTGAAGAAGTTCCGTGCGGCTTATTCTGAGAATCCTCGTCTCGCTATTCGTTGGCTGTTCTATGCTGGCGATATCCGTGAGGGTCAGGGCGAGCGCCGTCTTTTTAAGATTTGCCTTGAGGATATGATGAACAATGGTGGTGCTCAGATTGTGGCGAACTTGATTCCCATGATTCCTGAATATTCTCGTTGGGATTATATTTATGCTGTCATGGATAATCCCACTACTAAGCCTGTTGTTCGTGAACTGATTCGTAAGCAGTGGAAGGAAGACATGGCTAATATGAAGAAGGGGAAGTCCATTAGCCTTATGGCAAAGTGGCTTGATAGCGCTTCTTCTCACAGCCATGACACTCGTAAGCGTGGTCTTAAGACGATGGATATGCTCGGTTTGACTGAGCGTGAGTATCGCAAGGGTTTGTCTGCTCTTCGCAAGCATCTTGACGTTGTTGAGCGTAAGATGTCTTCTCAGAATTGGCAGAGCATTGATTATGAGACTGTTCCTTCCAAGGCCAATCTCAACTACAACAATGCTTTCCTTCGTAATGATGAAGAGCGCCGTCGTGCTTATCTGAATGCTCTTACCAAGGGCGAAGCAAAGATTAACTCTTCTGTAGCTAATCCTTGTGATATCGTTCATAAGTATTGTGATGGTTCGTGGAATAGTGCTCCTCGTTCTTATGATGCTACTCTCGAAGGTATGTGGAAGTCTCTTCCCAATCTTGTAACTGATGATAGTTCTACTATTGTTGTTGCAGATGGCTCTGGTTCTATGTGTACCAATGTTGGTCGTACTCTTCTGACTGCCCTTGAAGTAGCCAACTCTCTTGCAATTTACTTTGCAGAGCGTGCTAAGGGTGCATATAAGGGTCGTTACATTACTTTCTCTTCTCGTCCTCAGATGGTTAATGTTAATCACGACTCTTTGCGCGAGAATCTTATGGAAGCCGCCCGTCATAATGAAATTGATAATACCAACCTTGAGGCTGTGTTTGACCTGATTCTTGAAACTGCCATTGATAATCATTCCCCTCAGAGTGATTTGCCCAAGAATATTCTGATTATCAGTGATGGTGGTTGGGATTCTATGGTAAACATTCGTAACATTAGTACTGGTGGTCGCGGCTACGGTGGTTATGGTTATTGGGGTTATAACAGCACTCGTGCTACTGCTCAGGAAGCTCCTGCTTTCCTTAAGTCCATTGAGCAGAAGTATAAGGATGCTGGATATGATATGCCCATGATTATCTACTGGAATACCACAGGAAATGGTAACACAAATAATGGCTTTCCCATGACCAAGAATGACTATGGTATCATGGTTAGTGGGTTTAGTGTAAATACTTTGAAAATGGTTCTCTCAGGCAAGACGAATCCTTGGGATGCTCTTATGGAAGTACTGTTGAATAAGCGTTATGACACTGTTGAGACCAAAGCTTTTGCCTAAGTTAAAAAAATAAATTAAGAGAGGGCAATTCCCTCTCTTTTTTTACTGTTTCCTATTGACAAATAAGAAAAACTGTGTTATTCTTTATATGCAATCACAATTATATTAAGTGAAAGGTGTATTATTATGGGCTATTTTCGCAATTTAACTAATGCAGAACTTTGGTCGGCTTGTACAGAGCTTAAGGAAATCGAAAAAAAGAATCCTCCAAAGAACAAAGAGAATTGGCCTATTAAGCACGGTAGTTATTTTTCTAAGGCTGTAGATTATTATGACCATTTTGTATCTATGCCAGTTACCGTAGCAGTAAGCGAACTTAAATTTGAGGTCGAAAGACGAGGTATTATTAATGACTGTAAAAGAGTATAATGAATGGCGTAAAGAGTTTGGTCATGTTCAAGTTTTACTTTATGCCTTTCCAAATGTTTTAAAAAAGATTGGCAACGATGATTTGATTAAAGAACTTAAGATTTTGGGGTATGATGAGCACACCCTTGATTTTCTCAATTCAGCTATGGATGCATGGGAAAAGGTTGAGAAAGAAGAGCTTATGAAGGATGTAAATGTTCAACTTGACCCTGTTACTATTCCCAAGCCCGAAAAAAGTCCTTTTATGCCAAAAGAACCTAAGAAGCCAACATATTATAATTTTTAGATTCCACCTTTTTATTGTGAAAAATGTGTTCATACTTGGGGGATAGATTGTTTTAGAGACCCCATAGATGATACATCTTGTCCCAATTACAAAAGAGAACCGCCCGATGGAGGTTTTTACGGATAATGATTAAGACTGGTGAAAAAGAATTTGTTAATGGAGATATCTATTACAATCCTTTCTTTGGGGATTTATGGATAATTCAAAACGACACTAAAATTCGCAAAAATCAATGACACATATGCCACTGATGTTAATGATGTTGCTGGCTTTGTATATGTTGGTCATATTGATTTGGAGGTAATTAAATGAGTTACGATATTAGTTATCGAGTACAGTGCAAGGATGACCCTAAACTTTGGGCTGATATTGGAAATTGTGAAGCAAATACAACTTATAATTTAAGAGAAATGATTCAGAAATCTACAGGGTTAGAATGGAAGAATGAAGAAGATAATGGTCTTGTAAAAGATGTTATTCCTTTTATCATTCACGGTTTAGAAGAACTTGAAAGATTTCCCGATAAATATAAACAGTACGAATCTCCTAATGGATGGGGAACAATTAGTGGATGCAAGAGTTTCTTTACTCGATGTATTTTAGATTGGACGGAGTTTACAGAAGATAGTTGGACTTCTCCATATAAAGATATTGTTCATTTTTGGATTGTATGAATTCAAATCAAGATTTAATAAATCCAAATTTAGCTGATTCATTATTTTGTTTATATTTTCTTATTGTAATTGGAATAGCAGGATTAGATAATTCCACAGGAGAAGTACTGACTCCTTTCTGTTTGTTCATCAGTGGTGGATTATTTATGACTGCCATTCATTTCTTTAAACTTTATTTAAAGGGCAAGAAAAATGACTGTTGAAAGATTAAGAGATATCCTTAACGAAATGGCTGAAAGTCCATGCTGGAAGCAAGACAAAGAATCTCAGGTAGTAATTACCATTGAAAATTTTGAAGCTAATTGGGGTGGTAGACCCTATGAAAAAGTCCAATCTGTTGGGCTTGGTTTTGATTGGGAAATGGGACAATTTAGAATTGAACCAGAAAATAAATTGATGGAGGTAAAAAAGAAATGACTGTTTCACAAGTTGTTCTTTGTATTATCCTCGCAGTTGGCGTTGTTACTATTTTCTTTTTGGGTGGAACTATTGTAGGTGGAATCCATGCTTACAACAAAGCTTATACAGAAGCAGATGAAGCTCATAAGAATTTAGATGACGCAAAAGAACAGCTTATTACTTCTTTAGAGAACAAAGCTGCTGCACAGAAAGAGCTTATTGATTCTTATGATAAACTTGTTAAAGAATTAAATGCAAAGCAAGAAACTCTTGTATCTCTTACATCTACTCAAAGAGATATGATTAAGATGCTTGAGAAAAAACTTTCGGAAAATGTTTAATAAACACTTGACAGGAAGCAAACCTTATGGTATATTAAGAGTGTCCCAAGGGAAAGGACGAAAAAATGAAGAAAAGATTCTCCCCGAAAGAGAAAAAAATTTTCTCCTGTAGCGTAGAAAAAATCTTCTTGATTTATACTAACAGGCCTGATAGGTAAATCACGTTCTTGCCTACAAGACACACAATTGAATATTCAATGATAGCTGAGATGCAATGACTTCTTAGACATGTATAAAGTTTATACTGTCGGAAGCATACTTTGTAGAAATAGGAACTACGAAGATACTAGAGCGGCAAGCTCCCCCCACCTGAAAGTTAATGGTGGAAAATTCTTGCAAGAATTATAAAATCCTATTTATCGGATTCTTGCCCGATAGAATAGGTTGATTGCTAACTAAAAATGTTAGACAAAGAGCGCGGCATCGTCCAGAGGCTAGGACCAGAGGCTCATAGTGAGGTGAACGTCGTCTATTCCTCACCTTTAATAAGAATCCGATGGGGGTCGGAGCGCTTATTAACGTATTTGAATAACCTACGGGTAGGTTGTTCGCAATTTTACAAGAAGACTTATATCACTTGTCCGCCAAAATGGATAGCCGCAGACGGGAAAGTTTCAATGAGTGAAGGAAGTAATAGAGCGGGGAATAACTTCCAAGTCTTCGCAATTTATTAAATTGGAAATTTAATAGAGTCTCATGATTAATTTAATATTAGTTATGAGACTATTTTTATTATAGAGGTGTAACATGGAAAATACGTGGAAGACTTCTTTGAAAGAAAAGAAGAAAGAACTTTCTGAAATTCATAAAGATTTAAATAAACTCACAAGAGAATCTTATGATGAATATGTTATGAAAGAACTTGCTGAGAAACTTATTGGCAACTGTTATATTCATAAAGGACATTATATTATGATTGTTCAACCTCCCAAACTATTAGAAGGCAGATGTGATGTTAGTTATTCTTCTTCTTGGGGCTGTGTAGAAATCAATAATTTTGAAGATGAGACACCTTATGGTTGTTATACAGATTCAGAAATTGATTGCGCTCCTTATTACAACGAGGATGTTGATTTGTTCTTCCTTTTAAATTATCCCGATAAATTTGACCATTTTCAGCCTATTTCTCGTGATGAATTTTATGCGAAGATGGAAGAAGCCGTTCGCAAATCTAAGAGAATGATTTTCGATATGTTGGATAATGTTAAACCCCGCAAGTTTTATAGGTTTTGATTTTAAGGAGAGGTAAATAAAAAATGTTTTTTAATAGGAAGTCAGAAAAAGAAAAAACTCCTAATTTGAAGAGCTTTCCAGTGAATCTTACACGAGTAATCTCCCTAATCTTGAAGAAGTCTATCAAGTTTTAGAGCAGAATTATGGTCATATTTTGACAGAAGAAATTTTTGAAAATCTCGATTATCAATTTGCAATGCGTCTTGCTGACAATGATGACGATTATAATAGAAGTTTATCTGTAGCTGAAAAAATGCAGATTCTTTATTCTCATCAAATGCTTCTTAAAAAGTAATTTTAAAAACAATTTAATAAGTGATTGACAAACTCAAAAAAGTATGTTAATATAACAATAAGAGCTGTAGTATATTCTCCTTTTTCTATAATTGTTCATGATTGTTTCCTCCAAAAAAACAAATACTTATACTACAGCTCTTTTTCATTCCTTTGCAAAGGAGTTTGCTGATGAGATTGAATGATGTATCTCTAATAGGTTTTGCTCTTTATCTTTTATGTGGGCTTGCAGTAACATATAATGTTTATAATTGTCCTGCTAATAGAAATGATAAAGAAGTAACCTTATTGCATTATTTAACTTTGATTTTCTGCTGGCCTATTGCTCTCGTTCGGGCTGCAATTTACTGGTTTAAGATTCAAAGAGAAATAAGAAAACAGAAGAAAATTAAATAAAGCTCTTGACAACAGACTCTTTTTAGTCTATACTAATGATAGTAATTTAGACTGAAAGGAGTCTTTCTATATGTGTAAATGGTGTGAGAATTATAGATTCACTATTAACGCTACAAGCAAAAAGAATCTTATTGACCATGGCGATTTTTATGTTCATGCCAATTATTGTCCTGTATGTGGACGCAATCTTAATCTTAATAAAGTTGAAGAAGAAAATACAAAAGAACAAAATAAAAAAGAGCAAAAAGTTTTCCTTGCTAAAATTAACGCTAATTTCATCAAAGGTTCCAATCTTGAAGAGTGCTATTATAAAGGAATGAGCACTTTTGGAGACACCCCTCTTGTTACAGATAAAGATGGAGCCAAATATTTTACTTCAAAGACTACTCTTAAACAAGAATTGAATTGGTTTTATAATCCAGAAGATTATGAAATTATTCCAACAATTCGTGTAGTTACAGAGATGCCTATGAAAGAAATTAAAGTAAAACTTCCTTATTTTACAGAAGAAGATTTTTACCTCAAATCTGACTCTGGAAGCGTAATCAGAAGTGTTTATGATAAAGACACGAACAAAAGATATGTATTTTCTCCAAAAACAATCGACAAGATTAACCTACTTGTAGCTAAACTTAACAAGTTGTAATTAAATTAAATGAAAGGATGATAATATGATTAGTCCTACTTACGGACGAGTAGACATGAAGAGAATAGCTGAAATTGTCTTTAACTACATTAAAGACCATGCAGATGTAGCAGAACATAATCATATTGTCATTGGTACTGATAGTCAGAATCACAAAGATGAAACAAAAGCCGTCATTGTTATCGCTGTCTATACCGATGGCAAGGGTGGAAAGTTCTTCTATGAGATTCAAAAACTACCAATTATTTTAAATTTAAAAATTAAGATTCACAAAGAAACTGAATTGAGCATTGCATATGCAGACCAGTTGTTTGATGAATTAGCAACTTTAGCCATTCAAGAAAACTTTGACTATGAAAAGTACACAAGTGTTGGAATTCATGTCGATGCTGGATATGCTGGGCCAAGTGGTCAAGTAATTCCAGAAATTGTTGGATGGTTAAAAGGTGCAGGATATGAGCCTACAGTTAAACCAGACAGTTTTGTAGCAAGCACGATTGCAGATAGGATTAGTAAATGAAAAGATTAGTTTGTCTTTGGAATTATATTAAATTCTATTATATTCATCCTAACAAATCTTATATGAACAAGTTGAAACGAGTAAGTAAAGTAATGAAAGCGAGTTCTTATTCATATAAGCAATGGGCTGAATTTTTAAATAGGTCAGAAAAAGATGTAAGAAAGATTGTTCACAAGAGATTTTTCTTGACATATAGAGACTTTGCAATTATTGCAGAAAAAACCAACACTACAGTAGCATATTTATTTCAAGGAGATAATTTAAAATGAATTTGAAAAAGAGTTATACTTATTATATTGTATATATGGGTTTGAAGCCCGAGGCAACTATTACTACTTATGGCAATGAAGAGCGAACTCTTGACAAAGAGATTGACAGTATGGATGATATTACTGCAATTCAAGCAAAACTCAACGAAGAGTATGAATTTGCTGATTGCGTAATTATGTTTTATAAGCTCCTCAGAACTTCTTATAATACTATTCAGCAAAATCCTAATGGGATGGTTGATATGATGGGAGCCATGGCAGGAATGATGGGCAGAGGTCTCTCCGAAGCTGTTACGGAAGTCACTGATAAATCCGAAGTAAAGGATGAAGAGAATGTCAAAGAAACAAAGGAAGAAGATAAGACAAGCGAAATTCAGTGATTATCAATATAATGATAACGACCCTCGTTTCAAAATTCTATTCCGTAATGGAGACTGGCTTGTAGTTAAATTTATCAATGATGGAGCTTTTTATTCTTATTGCTTAAATTGTAGAAGATATCTCCATCCTACTTCATATTTATCTGAGCCAGAATTTATTACAAGATATTCTCCTGAAAGAGAATTTATCTATTGTCCTTACTGTGGTAGTAAAAATCTTAAAGATGAGAAATCTGCAAAAAAGAAAAAGTATTTTTATCTCATTGAAGAAAAAGCTATTCAGTATAAGGATTTACCAGAAGAATTAAAAAAGTACCCTTATAAAATTGGCAAGAAAAATTAATAACCACTTGACAACTCTTCTTACTTATAGTATTATATAAATACAAAATAAAAAAGTAAGAGGAGTTGTTAAATTATGTTTACCAAACAGGAATATCTTGAAGAATACAAGAACAACAATAAGAATGACAATATTATGAAACTTCTTGGTTATATCGAGGAACGTCTTGACCATAATTCCAGTTTGGGCTATGGTGTGGCTCGTTTTGAGAACTTCCAGCTCACTCCTACTATGTGGAGAATTATGACCAACGACAAGCGCTTTAAGGAACTCTGTGAATGCAGAGGTTATGAACTTACTTTTCAAAAGAATGAAGATGGTTCTTGGGTTGATGTAACCAGTGTAAAGGCAAGAGAAGATGCAGAAGTTTGGAATAAAACTTTTAAAGATAATGATGTAAGCTATTTCTTCAATGTTATTATGGGTCGTCTCTTTGAAATTGGTCGTGAGAAGAATATCAAGCATCCTTATTATACCATTCATAAAGATTGTTGTAGTCCTATTGCTTGGAAACTGACAAACAGCAGAACTTTTCTTCAGAAGGTTGTTGAAAATGGATGGGACTTTGATTGTGGTCCTGATTCCATCCCTTATATTCAAATTAAGGGGTAATTAAATAATGTGTGTATAGGAGAGACAAATGTATATCCCAAAAGGAGATAGAGAAACATCTTTACTTCCTTTTACTGGCTGTGATGAAAAGAAATGTCCATGGAAGGATTGTGTAAGACATCCTGATAGTGGTTTTACATATAATTCCATGGGACATTTATCTTATCTTTGTAAGAAATTTAAGGAGCAACCAAAAGAGGTTAAAAAAGTAGAAGAAGTGAAGGAGATAGAAACAAAAGCGGATGATTCTAAAGATTCTAATTAAAATTTGGCAGTTTTTCTTTATCTTAGATATTTTAGGTTTTTTCTTTTCTGTGAAAAAGTGTACTAAATACCTCAATGACTTTTTTAATGCTCGAAATGTAGATGTTACAATTATAAACAACGGGAACTCAATATGGACACTTGTTCAAATGGTATTAGTAAGTGCGATACCCATTTTGAATATTTCGATGGCTTATATGTGGGTTTTTAATTATGACGATTTTGTAAAATCTGTATTAATTAACGTAAATGATAAATTAAATAAAACAGGAATAATCACCGATGAATTAAAAGAAGAATTTTATAACAAGGTAGAAAGGGATTTTAATTGATATGAAAATTGAAAAAGAATTAATCCCTGCCCAAGAAAGGACGCACTGGGTCGCAGAAGATGGGCGCATGTTTAGTACAGAAGAAGAATGCTTTGCTTATGAAAAAAGAGTAGATATTCGCGCTGTAATGACAGAACGCTGTTTCTATATCCCCAACCCTTATGAAAGCGAAACCGAATATTGGTTTATTATGGGGGAAGAAGCGACCCCTGCTTATCTATTAGGTTATTTAGAATATTCTTTAAGAGTCTACATCAGCTCTTGGCAAAAGAAAACTTTAGCTAAAGCCTGTTTAGAACAGAAAAAGGACCAAAAGTATTATCTTATTGGTCTAAAGATTGATGAACGTGGAGATAATTCCACTTTTGAAATTCTTACCATCAAAGAAGCAGAAGAAAAAACTAAAGATGCTATTGCTAATTATAAGCATCTTTTAGATGAATATTCCAGTCTTAGAGAAAGACTATCAATTTTTCCCGAAACAAATTAATAAACTATTGACAACTCCTTTTAGGTCTGGTATACTTTAAACATAAAGTAAATCGTTCTTGAAAGGAGTTGTTTAAATGTATAACCGTAATTTCCATAATAAGATTGGCTCTGATAAAATCAAGTTAACTTTTCATTCTCGTGACCGTGGATTAGAAAGACTTGGTATTAAGAATGAAAGAGAACTTCGTCAGTTAGCTTGTAATGCTCGTAATAAGGGTGTTAACCTTGATGCTTTGACCATTTATAATTACGAAAAGAATGGTCTTACTTGTGAACAAATGTGGGCTTTTAAGAGACGTTTTCGTACTAAATCTAACAGCGAAAAGATTTATTATCACAAAGGTTTTGTTTTTGTGTTTGCTGGTAAGAATGCTTGCACTCTTAAAACTGTAATTGAGCTAAAAAATATTTAAGGTGAAATTTAAGCGCATTATAGAAAAGGATAAGAACAAAAATGATTTTTAATATTACAGATGCTGGTCTCACACATTCTAACATGGAGACCTATTATTGTATTGGCATTCCTCGCAAGAAACTTCCTCTTAATTATGGTGAAACTTCTTCTTACGCTTTTGCCAATAGAGGTTGGTCTAATATGCCTTATCTTCTTGCTGAGAATTATACTCTTTCTTGTTTTTCTTTTGAAAGTGAAAAAGATGCAAGGGAATGGTGGGTGAAGAACAAGAAATTCTTCCTTGAAAACAAGTCTTACGCCAAGGAATATGACTTTAATTACATGAAAATCATTAAGGTTGAAATTGGTAGTAAATATTCTATTCTAAAATAAAGGAGATTGTTATGCTTCCTCTTAAGAATCGCTCTGCATATTATATTACCATTAAAGCAAATCGAGATTCAGAAATCAAAACACTTTTTGCAGGAGAAAGTTTTGGTGAAGGGGGATTCTTCGTGGATTTTGACCGCGCCAAGCGTTTTAATTGTCCTCTTTCTGCTGAAAAGTGGTTCAAATTTAATTTTGATGAAACTAATCTTCCTTCTGATTATTACGACTGGACAAGCATTACTATTGAGGAACTTAAACTTGTTCCTGTAGAAAAGATTTATCTTTCCAAAGAAGGGCAGACCACTGAACCTGTAAAGGAAGATAAGCCAAAACGTACCTATAACAAAAAGAAAAAGACAGAAATTCCTGTTGCTCCAATTATTTAATTCGTAAAAATTTAACAATTTAAATATTGACAGGTATCCTTTTTTATGTTAAAGTAATAATAGAAAAGGATACTTGTCCTTTATTTTAATTTAAATTAATCTGTTGAAATAATACAGAAGATTGGAGATTTAAATGGCAAATATTTAGTATCATTATGGCAAAAACAATTCTCTTCTACGCTGGTATCATCCTATTGTAAAAGGTGTTACTTATAATAACGTAGTAGTAATTGATTGGCCCAAGAGTGAGTTGAAGAGTGCAAGTATAGACATGTGTACTCAGCCTAAACTAAGTCCAGAAAAGATGTATAATCTTTATGGTTATAAACCCGATATTGTAACGAACGCTTTCTTCTTTGATACTGAAAGTGGAACTTCTATTTGGAATCTTAAAAGTAATAATACTGTTTATGCTAAAGACGGTAATTTCTCTAATGGTTGGGGTATTACTAACGCTGGTAAGATTATGAATGGCGTATTTAACAACGGTGTTGGTTGGAGAGATTTCGGTACGGAATATCCTGCTTTGTTTAAAAATAAACAGCCTCAATCTGTAAAGGATTACGCTGATATTGATTATGAAGCTAAAAGACAGATGTTTGGTTGGACAAAGACTGATGGCAATCCTAAGAATGAAAAATATTTTATTATCTCTGTAGTTTCTGGCGGTATGAAACTTTCTAAGGCTCAGAATCTTGTTAAGTCGATTTTTCCTGATGTAGAGTATTGTTGCAATCAAGATGGCGGAAATTCTACTTATACCAATTTTGAAGGTACACGTTTATCTGCATCTGGTTGGCTAAGACCTGTCGATTCTATTCTCGCTTTCTGGCTTCGTTCTAACGCTGAAAGAGAAAAGGCAGAACTTGAAGAGAAGAAACAGAACAAAGAAGATAAGAAAGAACAGAATCGTCCCAAGAAAGTCGGCTATCGTTGCCAGTTAGGCGCTTTTAGCAATTCTACTCGCGCAATCACTTATCGTAACGAGATTCGCACTTTAAAGGGCATTATTGATTATTCTACAGCTTTCTGTATAATGGACCCCAAAACAAAACTCTATAAAGTCCAAGTTGGATTCTTTGCTAAAAAGTCTGGTGCTGAAAAAGTTAAGGCTGATTTAGCTGAAAAGGGATACAATTGTTATATCTGTTATGTGGAGGAATAATGATTAACACAGAAAAAGCTTCTAATAAAATAGCGGCGGTAAAAATGATTTATCTTGCTTCTTATGAAAAAGCGATTAAAGATAACTCGGATAAAATTAATTATTATAGAATAGAATTTAACAGGCTTTCTTTTGCAGAAAGAGAACTTTCTAAATTTAATGAATGGGGTTTTTCTAACCTTATTTATGTTCCAGTTTTAGAACATTGGGCTTGTGTAATGCCCAATGATTATAAATACATCGAAGATACCTCTTACCCTTATTCCGAAGAAGACCCTCCTATTATCTTTGTAAGTGGTGTCGTTGATAGTGTATTAGATGAATATTTAAGTGAGGAAAAAGGAAATGGCTGATAAAAAGTATGAGGTAATTCCTGATATTACCACACCTATTGATTAGGAAGTTGCTGAATTTATTTAGAAAATTATTGATGCTGATGATACTTTTGCAACTTTAACAGAATCAGTTTTTATTGATTACGATTACGAACTTGAAAATATTTATATATATACAAGATATCCCCAATATTTAACTGTCATTAACCATCAACTTTTTAAAGATTTGTGTGATATGATTAATGAATATTATGGGTTTACTGTATATGTTAAGAAGATTGATTCAATTCTTCACATTAAGCCCAAAAAGAATTAAAAATTTAATTTAATAAATAGTTGACAACACCTCTCCTTTATGGTATATTGAGTGTACTAAAGAAGGAGAGGTGTTTTTATGCTCGGTAAATTGTTGTATGTTATTAGTGGATTACTCATCCTTGCTTTTATCGCTTTCATTTGTCTTTTTGCTTATATTATCTATAAGGATGAAGATGGTGGATACGCAAATACGCCGCTTGAGTTTGTTAAAGCTCATCATAAAAAATGGCGCGATTGGGCGCATTTGAAATTTAACGATTGGAAAAAGTATTATATTTTAGCTCCTGATAAATGGACTTTAATGTGGTTTGCCCCTAAACGAACAGTTAGAACCAAAAATGGAGTTTGGGATACCGTTTATGTTAATTTTGGCTTTATCGGAAATATTAAATATGTCTTTTTTAAATATAACATGAACAACAAACGAAAGAAAAGCGAGTCTATTAAAAACGCTCAAGACAGTTTAAGATACATTCTTGAAGCTGTGCAAAGAGATATTGAAGAAATTCAAAAAAGAGCCGAAGAAGAAATCAACAAAGCCAAAGAAGAAACAGATAAAATTCAAGAATCTTACATGAACAGTAACATTGAATTAAAGTCTACTGATAGATGGGAGAATTAACATGTTGGCATTAAAAATTGTTTTATTTTTAGTTTTAATTACTTTAGGTGGAATTGCTGTATGGCTTCTTTTTGGGCTTTTAATTAGTCCGCTTATTTTCAAGGGAATCTTTGGCGCTGATTTAGATGATATTGAAGAAAAGCGTAAACGCGAAGAATGTGTCAAGATGGATTTCGATAAGTGGTATGATATTTATTGTTTAAATACTAAGAAATGGGGCTTAAGCTGCCTTCCTCATTGCAGAATTAACAACCGCAATTACAAGCATGGAGATGTAGTTCTAAGTAATTATTGGAGTTTGGATTATTTTGATGCTAAAGATGTTTTTGTAGATTTCGGCTTTATTGGTAATCTAAAATATTCATTGTGGAGACGTAATTATATTAAAGCCAAAGAAGTCAGAGAAACTAACGAAAAAGAAGTAAAGAATCTCAAACTTATTCTCGAAAGTGCTCAGTCTGATATTGAAATTCTTAAAAAACAAGCGGAGGAAGAAATTAATAAAGCAGCAAGAACCTCTGCTAAGGTTAAAGAGAACCTTAAGAAACCAACTTATAAAAGATATGCTAACAACCCGCCCATGATTTCTGTATTTGAAAAGGACGAAGTGGATTTTTAAATGAAAGATTTATTTTATTTATCCAAAAAATACGACAGCTATATCCAATATAAAATGTGGGTTAATTTCGTTCGTGAATGTATTGAAGAAAAAGCTAATTGTACTTGTAAGTACAAAAATAATGATGGCTTTTATGTCCATTTTTATATTTATGGTGTTAATGGAGACCTTTTTGAGTGGAACCTGTTTATGGAAGAATCTCTACTTTATGAAGAATTTCAAAAAGATGTGTCTCTTACTTATGAAAATTGTAACAAAACTGCTCGTTTAATTCTTGGGATTGCAGAACATAAATTTGTTAAATTACTTTATAGAGGAGAATAATTAATGTTTATTACTTGGAATAATACTTTGGTTAACGCTGACAATATTTCTTATATGATGGCTAAAAACAAAACTCTTTTATTTGCTCTGCAAAGTAGAAATTATCTTATTGAATATGGGAGTGAAGATTTGGCAAAAAAAGCTTTTTCTAAGGTTCGCGTTGCTATTGCCAAAAATTCTTCTATTGCAGATATCTCTGAAAGTAAAATTCAGGAGGTAATCTAAATGATTATTAGTTACGATAACCAAATTATCAATTTGTATATGGGTTGGAGAGCTATTCATCTTGACGCTGTCTGTGGAGATTTTGGCTGGAAAAATTCTCCCGCTGCTTATTCTCTTACTATTGAACTCACTGATAAATCTTCTTGTAATTTGGGCGTTTTTGGAGAAAATGAGTATTGCTTGGCGAAAATGATGTTGAACAAAATTAAAGAGAGTTTAGCTAATAATACCCCTTTTCTTGACCTTGATGATTACTTGAAAATACAGAAGAAGAAATTAGAAAAAGAAAAGGAAACTAAGAATGGATAATGGCTTTAATTTAAAAGAAGATAGAATTACTTTTGACTGTATGCCAGAAGATATGCAAATGACAGATGCAGGATTCAATGCTCTTATGGGATGTACTATTCTTTGGGGCTTGATTTGTAATTTCTTTATCTGTATGTTCCTTGAGGTGCAGGTTTTTAATTTCGTAGCGGCTCATCCTCTTCTTTTTATTCTGGGATATTTTGCTTTAGCTTTTCTTGGAGCTATTATTATTAGTGGCACAGAAAATGCTTTAATTGCTTTCCTTGGATTTAACCTTATTTGTTTGCCTATTGGAGCACTTCTAAGTGTTTATGTAAGTCAGTATACCGCTTTGAGTATCAGCTATGTGTGTCTTCTTACAGGTATTATTGTAGTAATCATGGCTACTATTAGCACTGTATTCCCTGAGTATTTCTGTTCTCTTGGGCATATCCTTTTAATTGCTTTGATTAGTATTGTCCTTGTTGAAGGAACTTTGGTTTTTTTCCTTAGCTACGATGGTCATGTAATTGATTATGCTGTGGTAGCTCTGTTCTCTCTTTATATTGGCTATGACTGGTATTGTTCTCAGAGATATGCTGCTACACCTTATAATGCCATTAGTTGTGCAACAGACCTTTATCTTGATATTATTAATATCTTTGTTCGTTTGCTTGCAATTCTTGGCAAGAAAAAAAGATTAAATACTTGACAACTCCTTATCTTTTTGGTATTATTTGAGTATCAAAGATAAGAAGTTGAATTTTATGGAAAAGAAAAAGTACACTTATGATTTAACTTTTGAAGAAGTTATTGAAGAAATGTGGAATAGAGAATGCTGGTACCAAGGAGAAAAATTTGCTGACGGTGTAATTATTCTTGCAGACACTGATGGCAAAGGAATTTTAAAAAATTTTTATGGCGACTGCTTAGATACAAGTTTGCTTGTCCTTACCAAAGAACTTTATAGTCAGATGTTTCGTCGTGTGTACACTCAGCCTGATGCTGAAAGGAGAGTATGATGTTATATCATCTTTCTCATGACCCAAATCTTACAAATCTGACACCACAGATTCCTGATACAGCGATTCCTTATAATGAAGATGTATCTATTCCAAGAGTTTGTTTTGCTCCTACTATCGAAGGTTGTCTTTCAGCATTAGGAGATATTAGCATGGAATATTATGTCTACACTCCTGTTAATCAAAAGCTCAAAGGATACTCTTGTAGAAGTCGTGTTTGTGATGCTCCTGCTACGGGAGAAAGGTGGATTAAAAAACCTGTTGCTGTAAAAAAGATTGGCAAAATCAAATCACACAACACAGGTTTGTCTAAGCCTATGACCATTAAATATAAAGGTCGTACAGAGCAGATTTGGTTTTTCAAATATACCTATAAATGGAAGGAGCGTTACTAATGGAACGCATTAAAAAGGGACGTAAAGCTCCCACTCGTGACAAGAGAGAGAATTGTGGTATTGTAACCTCTCTTCTTGATGCCAATGGTAATAATATTATCACTGGTAATCTTTATGAAATCAAGGGTAAGAACCATTCCTATATGGGAAAGGTTTTCTATAATAGATATCAGAAAGCATTTGGTATGTTTATGGGTTGTTGGTATGGAGACAAGAATCCTAACAATCCCCAGAATTATGGCAAGTTTGTAGCTATTCCTAAAGATAATGGCATGAAGAACCAAATCTTTCCTGTTGAAGAAATGGAGCTTTAACATGAAGACTAAATATATTAAATCTAAAATTATTTCTCCAGAACAAAATCATTGGTATAACATTGATTTTTATTATGATGTCAAGCCCTTCCTTGAGACTCTTGCTATGGCTACTTGTGGGAGTTGCAAAAAAAGAGGCATTGTTCGAACAAATATTAATGATGTTGGTATATATGTTATTTCAAGTCCTTACTGTCCCGCTTGTGGGGCTTTTATGGAAAATGGATGAAATTGAGGTATAATATGTCAAAAATTGTATGTGCCGCTATTAGGTTTACGCCTAGTAACATTAACAGAGGATGTCCAAAAAAGAGCATTATTCTTCCTTGCTCTCGTCATGGTGATGGTTATAGAAATTTTGCTTGTATTAGCAATATGCTTACAGGAAATCATAAAGCTACCGATTGGGTTAAAGAAGGAGGTTTTATTGATGAAGCTGGAAATTTTTACAATAGAGCAAAAGCCTTTGAACTTGTAAAAGATTCTCTTCCTGCTTCTCTTATTTATTTTAAAGAACAGCGAAAAGAAATTGAACTTTATTCGGAGGATTTATATTAATGAATAACAAAGAACATCCTGATACCGTATTATACGGAGTGTATGAACAGGTTGCTTGGGAACGAAAACTTGCAGAAGCCCAATTAAGCATTCTTGGTTTTAGTCTTGGTTGTAATGTAACTTGTACAAAGAAAAGTGTAAATGTAAACAGAGGATATGTTCGAACTATCAAAGTTTGCTCTGAGTGCGGTGAACAATTGCACTCCGATATGAATTTCTGTCCTTATTGTGGGAGAAAAATTATAGACGAATAACCCCTAAAAATTTCTTAATAAACCCTTGAAATAATCCTTTTATCTTGGTATAATTGTCGTATCAAAATTGAAAGGAGATAAAGCTGATATGAGCTTTTATCTGAAAGAAACCACAACTAACTCTTATATTCAGTTTGTGAGCAATCAATACAGCTATATTTCAAATCCTAACAAGAAACATTTGTTTAAGGATATTGACAAAGCTGCAAACATTGTCCTCAATCACTCTATTGTTGACAAGTTTTTGTCAAATCGTGTGTTTTCTATTTATCATGCTGAAACCAATAGCTTGGTGTATGACCAGCTCGTTTCCGATGTGGCAAATAAAGGATTAATTCGTTTGAATATTTCTAAAGCAGTCCTTAATATGCAGGAAAGTTTAAGCGAAGCACCTGTTACAAGTGGAAATCCTATCGAAATGCAATTCAAAGATTCTCTTTTGCCATTTGTTCCTCATACTAATTGTGCAAAGGCTATGATTGATGGTGATGAACTTCCTGTCAAAGACTCTCTTAAAAAATATCAGGCAAGTAAATATACCAAGGATAAGATTCTTCCTACTTTAGAATCTATGTCCAGTACTTTTGAGGAAATCGCTTCTTCTATCAACTCTCTTCCCTCTAATGAAGACTTGGCAAAGCAGTTGGGCGATTACAATGCTCAAATTGTTGATGTGCTTCATTACATTGAGTTCTCTCACCTTGATGCTTGCAATGGTTATCTTATTTTTAAAAAGCTCCAAGATATTCTCATTGCAAGACGTACTGTTAAGGAACAGATGGAAGTTATTAACAAGCTCGAAAACTGTAACCTGATTATTGAAAAAATTAACGCCGCAAATGCTCAGGCTAAAAAGTCTGTTGAAGAGTCGCGTTCCTACTGCCCTCGTAGCGATATTGATATCTTTGACTAAATAATTTCAATTAAAATTTAATAAACACTTGACAGCTTCTTTCTTACTTGCTATAATATAGTTACAGTAAAGAAAGGAGCTGTTATTTTATGAAACGAACTGAAAATCTTATTGCATACACTCAGGAAGATTTAAGAAAAGATATTGTTAAAGCTCTCTTTGGTGAGAACGCAGTTCTTGGTGTAGACTATATTGATTTTCATTATGAAAATGAAAATGATGCTGGTCTTATTGTTAATTTCCATGACAAGGAAATGTCTTTTGCAACTAAAACTTTTATCATTAGAATTGCTGATGTAACTAACAAGGAAGTTGTAAAGGAGGAAATCTAAGCCTAAATTTGATTAATTATGGAATGGCACACTTTTGCAGAAAAGCTCCCGCGAAAAGGAGAGTTAATTTGGATTTGTTTTTCAACAGCAATAAGCCAAGTAAAATGTAGAACATCTTCAAATCCTGTGTACAAATGTATTTTTAAAAATGAATGTTCTGGAAGTGTGATTTTACATGATTTAGTTTTAATCTCAGGCAAAGCAACTATAAATAAAAAATCCATATGGTATTGTTCTTTTTGGCTTGATAATGTTCATTGGGCGAGGTTGTATTAAATCATGGTATGGGAATCTTTTCTTGAGCATCTTCCTAAAAACGGGGAGCGAATTGTAATTATCCACGAGTGGTCAAGTTATGAACTTGTAGGGCGCAATTCCACCAATCATTACACCATTTACGAATGTAATTATAAGAGCTTTAAAAAAACAGAATATAACAGCCAAGATATGAGCTTAGTAAAACTTACAAATTTAAAAATAATTGGTGGAGAAAAACTTTATCTTTGTTTAGATGAAAAGAGTCTTTATTCAAAATTTCTTCACTGGGCAAGATTATATTAAAAATAAAAAGGATTAACAAAAAATGGAATGGTATAGTTTTGAAGATAGGTAGCCACGTGTCGGTGAAGAAGTCCTTATACTTGAAGACGTTCAATTTATGGACGAAATTTTTGGTGGCAGTTATAATGTTTACACAGCAAAATTTCAAGGGAGAAAATTTGATTATTACGCAGATGAATATTTGATATATTTAAGTGATTTTAAATCATATCCTGATAAATATTCTTGGGACATTTCTCCTCATGAGATTGATACAAATTGTGTTCATTGGGCGAAATTAAATTGAAAGGAGAATTTTATCGTGTTTAACATTAATGAGAAATTTAAAGTTACTCCTATGCATAATACCATTCTGACTATTTATAGTGATACCAATGATAGTTATCTTTGTTGGGACAGCTTTGATAAGTATTACTACTTTGGTCAGAAAGACGATGATAACGTCATTTGTTGGTCTTCTCTTGAAGAGTTCAACAAGTTCTACGCTGTGGCTATCAAGAATCTTTCAATTATGAAAGCTCAAAATCTTGCTCCTCGTTGCGCTCTTCTTTATAAAAACACTTAAAAATATATAATAAGAGTCTTATTTGTTGAGATTAAACTCTTGACAAATAAGGCTTTTTGTTGTATTATATAAAAGGATAGAGGTGAAAGTGTGTGACGATGAAAGTAACTCCGCCTGAAGCAAATATTATTAACGCAGTAGATGTGGTTGAACATATTTTGGGTAGGGATGGATTAATTGAGCAAAACAAAGATGTATTATTCAAACCAGTTCTTTTTAATGAAATGACTTTTGATATATTATTTCAATATCGTGAATGGTTCTTTGCTTTTGTTCCTACTTATGAGTATCTTTTAACTTTAAAGAATCCTCGTAATTTTTATTCTTTTTCTGCTAAACAATCAATCATATTTAACAGTACATTGCTTGATTGCCAAGAAGAGAACTTATTAGTTTCTCACACCAAAAACTTTGATAAAATTATTCTTGATTATGGTTTAAGACCAGAACAGTTACAATATAAATATCTTGAATCAGGAAGTACTTTATTTGAAAACGCTGATAAATTAATTATCTCTTTAAAAAAACAAAATATAAAAAGTTTTTTTGTTTCTTTGTATTATATCATGGAACATATTTGGTGGGCAGTAGATGTAATTTGGGCTTTCAGAGATTTGATAAAAGAAAAATATCCAATAGCTACGATGCCTAAAGGTAGTTGTTTCGGCACTCATGTTACTGACCTTACTTATTATTCTACAAACGAATTAAAACTCTATGAAGCTGTTTCAAAGAAAGACAAATTTGCTTGTAATCTTTTACCTATTACACGAATTAGTAGAGAAATGGAAAAATGTATTTATTATCATGGTTTTAATGAACATGATGTTAATCCCACTCCCTATATTCCTGTCGTTGAAAATTATCAGGAGGGTTATTAATGGAAAATAAGACAATTCCTTATGAGGATATTAGAAAGCAGTTTGCCTCTTATTTGAGGATTGTTGATGAAATTCCTTTCGGCTTTTTCTTTGACAATGAAGAAATTAGCCTTGATAAATTTGCTGTTTTGTTTGATTATCTCAAGCCTACTCTTCCATTACTTTCTTATGTCACTATGCTCAGAACTGAAAATCCTGATGTAACTTTTGTTGATAATCTAAATTTTATTTTCTTTGATACAAAATTGAGTTCTACAGGTTTAAAAGTAATTAAATTTAATAATTGGGTTGGTTTTTATTCTGATATGGTTACTTCTTTTAATAAAGATTTTATCATCAGTCAAAACAATCTAAAGAATTATAGTTTGATGTATAAATACATTATTAGATTGAAGAATTGTATTAGAATTATAGATGATTTCTTTCTTGTACTTGATACCCCAAAGAATTATCTCGCCCATATTTATAAAAACCTTTCTGATAAAGCTCTGAGAGCTTTAATTAAATTAACAGGCTTCTTTGGAAATTATATTATGGAGAAAAAAGGAAATATCGGGCCTTTTGACAGGAATAATACAATTTATATTCACAATCCAGAAACGCATGAAATTATTTATAATCCCCTTACAACCGAAAATCAGAATCTTCCCACTCCAACAGAAGCAGATTTAGAAGCTATTAGAGGTGGTATGGGAAACCCTATGGCCTTTATTCCTCAAACCAGAGCTAACATTATTGCTCAAAGAATGGTTACTATTTATGAAAGACAAGAGAGCCAAAGATTGCGTGCTCACCAAGAAAGAACGGCAGAAGAATGTCTTAACATTCTCTTAAGGACGGCAACATGATTTATTTAGATATGTATGGTTTAGATGAATACCAGTCCGAAAAAGTAAAAATTCTTTCAAAAGGTGAAAAGCCTAGTAGACATAACATTGTTCAATTTATTGCGACTATGACTTGTTTAGTTAAAGATTTGGATGATGCAGATTTTGGAGAAGCAGTTTATAAAAAGCCTAAATGTAAAAATGATTGGATGATTCTTTGGAGCGTTTCTAAAAAGTTCGATGCCATTCTTGAATATTATAAGGAATTAATTGTATGGCAACCAAGCTGGTTTATGTCTCTTATTAACAATGCTGTAATGTGGAACGCAAAAACATATGGAAAACTGCCTCAACCTTTTACTTATTTTAATAACGGCACATCTTATATGAATAATTTAAATGCCAAATCTTTTCATATCACTTGGCTTAATATTATTGAAAGTTGCGCTAGTTTTAAAGAAGATGAGATTATTATTAATCAAGCAATTGAACGCGCATTAAATTGTAAAAACACAAATTGCGATAATTATTTTAGAAGTTTGAGCTTCTATATTACTCGTCGTTGGAACTATTTACAATTTGCTTTTGCCGTTCTTAATTATTTAACAATTCGTGTTGCTCTTGATAAGTACGAAGAAAAATTTCATATTTGGCGCACTTTAAAACAGCATAGTATTATAAATAGTCCAGAAAATTGTAATGAAATAAGACAAACAATGATTACAATTCACAAACTTCATTTGTCTGTTAATGCAGTTAACTCAATATTAAGTTTTAGGGATAATTTTCCTATCACTGAAAGAGAAAGAGCACATAACAATTATTACAATTATTGGATTTAAAAAATAAATTAATTTAAAAAAGGAGATAACTATAATGCCTAAATCTCGTATGGCACATAACTTTAAGGCTCGTAAGGGCATTTCTCGTAACTACACACTTCTTGCTCGTCAGAAGGAATTTCCCAAACTGACTTGCAAGAAGAATCTTCCCACTCCTGATACTAAAGATAGTGATAATCCTGATAATATTAAGTACATTCTTAAGGAGAATGATACTCAGTGTACTATCTTCTCTACGGAGCTTAAATCTCAGGATAATCATAAAGACCCGCTTTATTTGATTGTAGGTGCGCTTACTGGTGCTCTTCTTCTTACTGGTAAAGAAATTGAGGAGTACTTTGATTTAACTCCCATGATTGACAAAAAGCTTACTCTTAAAGATGCGCCTTATAAGAACACTGGCGTTAAGATTGAATATGACACCAATGATGTTCCTACTGATATTGTTGATTTTAAGGGCGCTCCCATTAAGTAAAAGGGGAAAAGGAGAATAATATGAAAAAGAATGATTTTCCCACTAACCCAGTAGCTTTTGCTCAATATGTTTGGGAAAACATCGAAGATGGAGATACCCTGATGGATAAACTTCAAAATATTTGGGAAGTTTCTTCGTATACTATTTTTGATGGCCGTAAAATTGAAATTAATCTTTGTTGTGTCGATAGTTCAAAATGGGCTGGCGGATATTACAATGGAAAGCATGAAAAATTAACTCGTTACGACCTTGCTTCCAAATATTATCTTTATATTGATGACGAGCAAGTTAAAATTCCCGCTGTCGAAGATTGGACTGTCAGCACTTTTGTCCAGAATTATAATACTATTTGGAGCATTCTTGACACAATGCACTCTCCTACCACTTCTCCCACCAAAGAAGAGAAGGAAGATATTCATAAGTTATTACTTTTAACTCAAGAGGCAGATAAGAAATATGAAGGAAAGATTGAACAACTTTCTACTTTACGAACTCTTGATGGTTTGAAAAATAAAATTGAAAAAGAGACTGAAAAATGTCTCCCGAAAGAGGACAAACAGATGGCAGAAAATGAAAAAAATTACTTCCCTAAAAATAAGGGAAAAACGGGTGCCGATACTCAATTAAAATCCGCATTTTATTCTAATGAAGAATTTTGTACACGACTCGTGGACACTTTCTTTAACGCTTCCGACTTTTCTAAGAAAACTCTTGGCGAACTTAAAAACTTCCTGAAAGAGAAATATAATGATTATAAAAATGATTATGAAAATTATATTGAAGAGAAATCTAAGAAAGACCCCGAACTTGAAACCCAGTCTGAAACTAAAATCATTAATGTAAATGATAATAAGCCCATTATTACTATTGATAATAATGATACGGATACTGGGACGCATAAAGTTAGTAGTACTGATACAGAACAGCCTAAGCCTGTCTTTAAGCTCGGAGATGTTGTTTATAATAATAATAATTCTGTTGGTTATATTTCTCGCCTTGGCTATGCTGATAAGTATTGTTATTATTATTGGACACCTCTTTTTGTTTCTTATAAAGATAGAACATATAACTATCTTGAAGTTGGTAAAGAGCTTGGCTTAATTTATCCTTATGAAACTTATTACAAGCGTATCGGCAATTATCTTATGTCTGACCCTAATTGTATTAAGGAAATTACTCGTATTGATTCTGTTTATAAGTTAAACGAAGACAATCTTAAAAAGTTCCCTTATCTTAATAGATATGTAACTGATTTTAAAACCCAAGAGAATGATGAAAAAGATTCTAACACATCTGCATCAAATGATACAACACCTTCGGATACAGCACCTTCATCCTCAAGAGAAAATCTTATTATTTCTTCACTTCCTAATTATCTCCGTAAGCTCAATCTTATTGATTCTACTTATAATTATGAAGTAAATACTAAACTCACTACTGATACTGCTGAAAAGTTGAATGACGTTATCGAAGCTCTTAATGATGTTATTCGGTATCTTCAAGATAATAAGTAAATATTAAAAATATTTATATAAATCTATATATAAACTTGTTTATCTCATATCGGATAAACAAGTTTATTTTTTGTTTTAAATTGTACTTGACAACTTGACTTTTGTGTGTTATTATGTATTTGGATTAATAGAATTTGCCATATTGTGCAATTATTAATACTATTTATATAAAGGAGATAATTTATGGCTAATTAGAAATAGAGCCTTTATCTTAGAGTTTAGGAAAAACTATCTAATGTTTCTTCTGTTGATAATTATAAAGAACTTTGTAAGCTGCTTGATGAAACCGATTATTCCAAACCGTCGCAAAAGAAACATCAAAAGAAACAATTAGAAAATTGGAAAAAATGTTTTACTTGGAGAAAAAGCAAAGATAAATTTATCAATATCAAAGTTGTTCCTCCCGAAGAATATTATCAAGCTGTAGTTAAAGAATTATACCAAAATACCGCTATCTGGATTTTTTGCTCGTTCCTTAATATATATGGACAATATACGAATGGAGAAAATCTTTGTATTTCTAAAGGAGATTTGGCTACTGCAATAGGTTTATAGAATGAAAATTTCAAACATTTCCATTCTTCTCCCTATATTTATGGTAAGCGTTTAGAAAAATATACTTTAGATTTAAAAGATTCTAGATATCCCTTTGCCACAGAATCTAAAAAAGAAATAAGAGAAACAAGAAAAAAGAATGAATTTGCTTTAGCAAAACATACAATGAGTGTATTAGAAGATTATGATTCCCATACTTCAAAGTAGAATTATTATCAAGTAGAATCCATTTTAAGCCAATTAGAAAAAGAAGGAGTTATTTTTTTACAAAATACTATTGTAGGTGGATTTATTGATAAAGATAAATTACCATTTGATGCAGACTATTCAGCTATATATGAAGAGAATGGAAGTTTTTATTTACCTCTTAAAAACAAAGAACCACTTCTTGTTACTTATAAAGAACGACCTTTAACTTCTAAAGAAATAGATACCTATGTTAATCTTAGAGGTCAAATTTTTATAGACTTGGGCTGCAATTGTTTTTCAAGTTTAATTTCAAATGGTAAACAAAAAGAATTTGAACAAAAAATGACACAAGGACTTATTAACCGTCTTGGAGCAGTTTTTGCTTATCCTTCTTATTTAATTAAATATTCTACTGCCCTTGTTGCTTTAAATGAATCCCATTATAAAAATCAAACTTCTGATTTTTTTGATGAATTACTTTTACGAAAGAATCTTACTACTAATAACAAAGAATCTCAAAAGAAAATTCTTAAACTTAAAGAAGAAAGACAACACACTGAAATTATAAAATCAAGACACGTTATAAAAAAACAAGATGGAACTGTTGAATTTCCTAATAAAGAAGAAGAAAAAGCGGTATAGCTTTCGCAATAGTATGAAATTTTCTTATATGAAAAATTAAATAAAGACTTGATTCAACTTAATTTAGATAAACTTATACCTCAGAATCTTGAATCTCTTTCTTCTAATCCTTCTGAAAAAAATTCTGTGTGGGAAAATTTATTTAATAAATCTTGGTCTAAAATATAGAATTCTCAAGACCCTTAATTTTACTTATTTTTTCTTATATGGTGCAAAATTTGAAAAATTGAAAAAAATAGACAGCCTTTTTTCCCTTTAAAAATATGACTTTTCTTTCTTAAAAGGGAAATATCTTTCGGATATATATTATTATTTAATACAAGAGAAAGGTATTTCCCTTGACCTTCTTTTTTACCTTATTTTTATTGGTATTTTTCTTTTAAAAATTTTTGCTGTTTTTAAATTTTTGCACCATTTTTGATTTGTTCCTTTGTTTTACTATTAAAAATCCAAAAACGTACATTTGAAAAATCGACAATTTTTTAAACCCTTATTTTATATGGCTTTTGAAGAGGTCAGGTCAAAATTTGTCTATAGATATATTATATATTATTCTTAGGACGAATTTTGACTTGACCCTCTTAAAACCCTTATGTTTACTGCATTTAAAAATTTGCTAAAATTTCAAAATGTACGTTTTTTGAAAAAGTCCCTCAACAGGAGAGTTTCTAACTTCATACTTCGCTGACGCTCGTATTCACTAAGAAACTCTATTTTTCTAAAACTTTTATTTCTGTATTTACCCTTTTTTATTTTATAATGATAATAATAAATAATACCTCCCTGTTTCATTTAAAAACCACACGACAGAAAATGAAAGAAAGGTTAGAGTTTGTTGAAGTGAGCCGTGCGAACGATTACAAACTCTTACCCCTTTCTTCATTTGGCAGTCGTAACCGCGAGAGGATGTTTGCATTATGAAAGAGAGAGCATTAGCGACAGGCGGAGCGTAATGCGACCATCTTTCATAATGATACAAACACCGCATCACGGTGGTTAACGGGTTGGGATTCGTAACACTTTTTCTATATTTTTTGTTACTTTTCTTATTAAACTATTGACTTTCATACCTTTATCTGCTATTATATCTATAGTAAGAAAGAATACTACTTTAATAAGTAGAAAAACGCTACTTTAGCAAATAGAACAAGTAAAAAAAGAATTGGATTGATAAGTAATATATCTTTCGTAATGTGAGATTCTGGAAGTTCTTACGTGAAGTGGAGCACTTGTGCGAACACTGAACTTAGAACTTCCCCTGTAAAGGGAGTTTGTATTATGAAGTCTATTTCTCTTAATAAAAATATGATGAGTGCTTTAAGTAATAAGAAATATAAAATTACTACTCTTAAGCATATTAATTTTAATAATACTTCTGTCTCTGCTTATTATAAGCGTAATGTGCTTAAAAATAATGTTGACCTTATGTATATCTTCTTTGAGACTTCTTATAATAATGTTGTTTCTTCTTTTACTTGTGAAGATATGTCTTTAGGTGTTTGGATTATTAATGACCCTATCTCTTTTGGAACTCTTATAAAGTGTTTTAATGAAAATGCTTATTACTTTTTGAAAAGAAAATATCCTGAGAATAAAGAGAATTAACTATGAAAAACAACAACAATATTCATCTCAATACTTCTGCTAAGTATAAAAATAATAAGTTTCAGATTAAGTATCTTAAATATAAGAAATATAATATGGTATTATTTGCTACTTATTTTACAGAGCTTGATATTGATAATATCTTTTTACATGGTTATCAATTCTCTATCTATTTTGATAGAACTTTAAGAACTCTTCATTATGTAAATGATATGGACTATATTGGAATTGATATTAATATCAGCCCTCTTATGATTCATTTTGGTATTGATGCTTATAAATACCTTACTCAAACTCAAGAATATAGAAAAAATAATAAAGAAGAATAAAAAGAATGGAGAAGTTTACTATTTCTTAAGTAATACTTAATAAAAGATATGGATAAATTGTTTAAAATTGTTTGCTTAGTAGTAAGTCTTTTCTTTTTAGGTATGTATGGATATGCTTACTGGTATATCTTTTTAATGAGATAAAGGAATAAGAATATGGCTGTTATTGGTATTATTTTTATTTGCGTGCTTGGTTTGGCTGTCGCAGTTGGAATGATGTAAATATAAAATAATTATAATTGTAATAAAATCTCTTTCTATTTTTGATTTTAATTTTAGGGGTATAATTTGACCTGTTTTAAGTTGAGATTGATTGTAGGAGAAAATTATATTATATTTATAATTGTTGTGGATAGAATTTTGATAGAGAATAGATGTGAATGTTATGAATAAGGAAGAGTATATTAAAAAGAAAAAAGAACAGCTTGAGAAGAATCTTGAAGAAGCTTTAGACGAAAATAAATTATATGTGCTTATCTTTACTGATAATCAACAATCTTCTTGTTACGGCCATCATGATTTGCGAGCATCGCTCGCGCGATAAATTACTGTGATATGTATTGCGGTTGTGATAATACTTGGAGAGATAATATTAGAGATTTGTTAACAGGAAAACTTAAGTATTATAAGATGACTGTTAATAAATGGATTACTTATAAGTGTAATTGTGGTTGTAATACTTTTTATTGTTATAGAGATTGGTTTGTTTGTTCTGAATGTTTCAAGGAACATCTTGTGGGTGATTTTGCTATTACTTTCAAGACTAAAGAAGATGCTAAAAAAGTATCTATGGCAACTGTTGGAACTGTTAAGACAAATCTGACAAGCCCTTGTCAGGTCTTGAATACATGGCATAGATATGGTATTATTAGTGAATATGAATTTGATGAATTTATGAAAGATTGTCACGAGAGTGACGCTCTCAATTGTACTAATCCTGAACAGGAAGTGTACTGGTAAATAAATTTACCAAAACAGGAGGTCTTTTGGTAATGGATAAAAATACTTATTTAAGAAAAGCTAAACAAAGACTTGATGATGAATATATGTTAAAGCTCAATGAGTTAAATGAGTGCTTTAAAAGCGATAATGTCATGATTACTGTTTATATTGAGAAAAATATTTTTGATATTTTAGATTTTAAAGTTAATAATGGAGATTTGGAACTTGACAATTATGACTTAAAGAATTTGTTGAGAGGTAAATTACGCTTTCCTGTTAATATTCGTAATGCTAAGAGTGAAAAATTAAGATACGTAACTCAGTGGTTTGTAGATAAGTGTCCTAAGTGTGGATGTTATATTTACTATCCCAAATATAATCCTAATTCTGGATATACTGGGGTATGCGCTAATTGTTTTGAAGAAAGAAAACTTGAAAGATATAAGACTATTAACTTTCCTACAGATAGCGAACATAGACTTGTGAACTATAAGTTTTATGCTGTTGCTGGTAATATGAATAGAGAAGAATTGGATGGTTTCATGAGGGAACTTGGGAATGAAAAGTATGGGAATGAGATTTTAAGAGGGATTGATAAAGATTTGAAGAGATTGGAACTTTGTGATGAAATTTGAGAATCGCTCATGCGATGAATTGATAGTTGGATTAGGTTTAAACCTTGAATGTTACGGGAAAAATCGTAGTGCGTAAAATAGACTTTACTTGTGAGTTGACGGGTGTCTTGACAGTAACAAGAATCTTGTAAAAGTGAAGTGAGGTAGCAAGAAGTTTGTGAGAAGTTTGTGAGTGGAATTATCGTTAAACGATAATTTTGCCTAAGAAAAAACATTGTATGGAACATTATGGTATGTTTAGTACATTTAATGGAATGTTTGGAACATTCTTGGAATATTTGGTACATTTGGACTGACGTATCGAGCACCAATTTTGCCCATTTTTCTATTCTGGTGCTCTTTTAGGTATAGAGAGGGAGGCAAAACCAATTCGCATTTATTCAAAAAATTTTTACAAAAAGTTTATAATTTGTTCACAACCATTCCAGATTCTATTCCAAACTCCATTCTGTACTCCATTCTAGACCACGTTCTAGTTTTCAACCATCCAATGTTTTTATTATAGCATTCACCATAAAATTCACCATAAAAAAAGTTACAATTTGTAATCAAATCTCCATTAACTTCTTGACAAATACCTTTCTTTATGTTACAATGTATCTATGGTTGTATAGAGCTTCGGTAATAAACATTATTGCCAACGACCTAAGCGTTAAGGGTGAGTGACCTATTAAGAATCTGTATCTTAATATAAGTTATTCATCATATAGACTTAAGGAAGGAAGAAAACTTTGCCTTAACTAAAGTTAAAGCAAAGAAGCAAGAAATGACAAACAAGAAATATACAATTAAATACGCCAAGCCCAAGTGTGGACTTGAATATAGCCCTGCATATAACACGCATACAAATCAAAACGATTTAAAACTCACAAATACACACCCCCTAATCAAGACAAGTATTCGTAAAGCAATTAACGCACAAGCGTTGCTTGTAATCACAACCTGTCTTACATTCAGCTTAGTGGTAAGTGGAATTGGATATGCACAAGCCTTAAACAGGACAGTTGATGAAGTTTCCTCTTCTGATACAGACATAAATACATCTCCTCATTATATAGCAATTGAAAACTTTCAGACACAAAAAGAAAATTATTGGGACTTGAATAATTTTGAAAATATTAGTCCCGATAGAATTTTTTATGTGGACATGAACAAGCTGGTTACTATTGAGGATGAAGAATCTGTATTTAATTTTTCAGACGTGAGCATACAGTATTCTCAAAATAGTTCAACTTCTGAATCTTCAAACACAGAAAGTTCGAGCCTTGAACAAAGCAAGACTGATTCCAATCTTGAACTAAACAAGATTAATTCTAGTCTTGAACTAAACAAGACTAATTCTAGTCTTAAACAAGTAGAATCAAAGACTTCAACTTATCGCTACGCATATTTAATTCATCTGACTGATTCTGAGCGTCATGTAGTAGAGAGCATTGTAGCTGGTGAGAGTGGTAATCAACCTTTTGTAGGCAAAAAACTCGTAGCACAAGCAATTTACAATGCCATGTTAAGAGACAATATGTCCCCCTCACAAGTAAGAAAGCAATATTCTTATAGTGGATATAAGGACATTGATGAATTTGAAAAAGAATGTCTTAAAGCCTATGGCAACACAAATGTTGCTGATGAATGTAGACAAGCAGTAAAAGAGATATTCGATGATTGTAACATGCCTACGGATGATTTTGTATTATTCTTTTATGCTCCTGCATATAGTAAAGGTACATGGCATGAAAATGCTAAAACTTTAAAGCCAATTACTTATATTGTAGAAGATGGAAGTACCACTAACTATATTGGTGGACATAAATTTTTTGCTTTAAAAGATGAACCTGTAATTAATTATACCAGAGAAAATTAAAACAAGGTTAATTTAAATAATAAAGCAATTAATTTATAATTAATATAATTCATTTGTAAGCAAGCTTAGGACTTGAGTACGGTTTTGAATATAATTTGACCTTGGGAGGGGTTAAATTAAATTTAGACTGAAAAGTAATTATAATTATAATTAAATCAAAAGAAAAGCAAAAAGAAATATAAATAAATTAAAATAAAAAGAAAAATAATATTTGTATTGGGTTTGCCAAGACCGCTCTTCAAGTAGATTTAATTATAATAATAATTAAATACAAAAGTACAAAGCTACTGAAAATTAGTAGTATACTTTTACCTAAATGATGATGCAACAAAAAATAGAACGAAATTTATAAGTAATTAATATAAAGTATTTAAGATAATACCATTAATCCATAATTTTGTTTAGTTGTATATCTATTGCTCAAATCCTGTTAAGGATTTGTTTTTACTCAAGTATGCTCTATATGACCTATGAAATCCATGGCAACTGAAGTTGCCAAATGTCTGTAGTAAGTCAAGAGAAGTTTAATAATTATCTGTAATGAAATGTTATTAAACCCTTGACAAGCTACAGGCATTCTGTTATAATAATTAATGTAAAGAGATGTAAAGAGAGGTGTATGATTAATGCCGAGAGGTAGACCCCGTAAAAATCCTTTGCCCGTTACTGATACTGTCACATCGAACTCTAGTGAGGATGTTGTAAAGGAAGTCTCAAAACCTGACGAGGTTTTGTTAGATTCTATTGAGACTACCAAGACAGAAGTTGGTAATGAAGATAGCAAGCTTTTGACAAAGTTTGAAATGGGGGCAGAAGTAGGGACTGTAAATAAAAGCAGACTTAAGAAAGATGACTCTCCTCATTGTGTATGTTGTAAAGAGCCTGTTTATTCAGGACGTAGATTAAATCTATCTTTACTTACAACACTTGCACCTTATCATTTTGCCGTAGAGGAAATGCAACCTTACATTTGTAGTAGGTGTGCTTCTGATTTAGGTGAGGTTATTAATAAATGGCTCATTAAACATGGAGCAGAAGTTAAACCATACTACAAACCAGAATATATGGCTAAGAAATATGATGAGAATTTAAATAATTCAAACAAAAAATCAAAGGAGGATAATTCTAATGGCTGAAACTAATATTGATTTCATTCATGGAGAAGATGTAGCAGTATGGAGTTCTGATTATTTTACTGTAATTAGAACCATGGAAGAGTATCTTAAGGATTATCCTGATGAAGTAAGCATTGTATCTGATAGCTATGACACTGATGGTCAGAATAGATGCTTAACTATTAAAGTTCCTGCTAAGTGGATGAGAAATCCCAAACCTCCAAGAAGTCAAAATATGACTGAAGAACAAAAGGAAGCTGCTAAAGAACGTGGCAGACATATGGCTAAGGTTCGCATGGAAAAAATGAATAAAAAGTCTGAATAAGACTTAGATAAATTTTCTCTGTTCTGTTCTCCAAAATTGAAAGAAGCTCACTCTGATATCCTCTTCAGAGATGGGCTTTTTTCATGGATAAAATTAGAAGTAATATAGTAGGTTTGTGGGAAACTGTTTTTTGATTTTTGTGGTTGAAATGAGCAGTAATGAAATGGGGGGGTGCGAAGCACAAAAAGAGTCCCGCCGAGGTTTACTTAAAAGGGGTGGGTGGGTTGGGAGGAATAAGTAAGGATAAGAACATAGTATCCCCTTCGGAACCGACGCACCTGAAAAAGTTTTGCCACTTGTTTGTGGTTTATTGAAAAGAAGGCGTTTCTCTTTTCTTGATGAAGATATTAAATTTTTGGGGGTGGTGGTGGGGAAGGATTAAAAAACTCCCCCCGCAGGATATGGAAAAAATCTCCCCTTAAATAAGGAAAAAGATTCCCTGTAAAAAGGGAAATAGATTCTCACTGAGTAAGAATCTTAACTTATAGTCACTGAGTAACTATAAGTGCTGAGAAGTCTAACCCACCCTCCCTACCAAGACTTCATTTATTGATACGATGGGAGATTTTCAAAAAGCCATACAAAATGTTTGTCCTTTGTTATTAATTTATCAGGTGTAGCTTTCCCTCCACACATTCTTTCCACAAGACCCATGTAGCCCCCTGAAATAGCAAAACATTCTCCAGCAGAAACCACTGTAACAGCTTTTATCTTATCAAATGGAACAGAAATGACATCATCTTTTCCTCTATATCGCAAATGAAGCTCATTTAACCTTTCATTACAGGTCATTTCATCTGAAAGATATATAGGAGCTGATTTATCTTTGAGCTGGACAATTACTTTTGTCTTCGGTGGATTATCCATTTTTTCTTTGTAAAGCGGTGCATAATAACTGAATTGATTTTCCTGCCACCGATGAAAAGCATAATCCTCGTTATAAATTTCGAGTCTTCTTCGCTTTTTAGCATATTCCTCCATTATCTTTGACCAATTGCTGTCCTTTTTGATTTTGTAGGTATACTTATCTTTTTCTGTTAATGTTAACAAAAAGCATAATAAGAAGAAAAGTACACAGACAATAATAAAGACACGCAAAGGAGGAATTTGCCAACAAAAAGCCAACAGTAAGCTAACAAAGAGAACCATAGTCATAATTTAACACTACCTTTCATTTTTTTAAATTATTTATATTCGATATTCTGAATATCAGAATAAGGAATATCTTTATGATTATTACCATTATTGCTATTGTTACTATATAACTGAGCGAATTGATTTAGCTCATCCCAAATAATATAGTCACAATATAACTCAGAATAATTTTTAAGATAAATAATTGTCATTTATTATCACCTCTCTTTTCTTTAACTACCTGAGCATAATCCATTTCATAACACCAAATAAAGCCATTATCATACAAAGGTTTGACAGTGACACTATCAGGATTCTGAAGATTATTCTTGACATAATTTACTTCTTTCATAGAGAAAAAATAACGGGTGGTTTCACCCTTACGCTTACGCATACAAATCTTGTTAAAATGACAGATACATTCTGCAAAGTAAGAGTCAAGCATTTCAGACATAACTTCAGCAAAAACAGAAGAAACAGAAAAAGTAGACATAATAATACTCCTTTAAGAAATTTAAATTTTTATAGTTTTTGTGAATTAAAAACACAGGAATTTCGATGGTTAGGACTGGTAAAAGTTTTTATCTTCTACCAGTCCTGTTTGGTGATTACATACTCTTACCAATCAAGATAAGAATAAAGATAGACAGCTCAAAACAAAGAGCAATACCTTCAAAAGTTATGCAAATCACCTCCTTTCATTAGATTTTAAGGAATCTACATAAACATCACCTCCTTTCAATCATCATCCTCATAATCTAATGCCTCTAACTCTTCATCAGACAACTTCCAATTATCAGGAAAATTATCCCAAAAGGTATAATTCCCATATTTGTCAAGAAGTCCTTTTTCTTTGAGTTCTTTAGCTGCATTTTCCGTATCACGTTCATAATACGTAAATGTATTGTACTTAACTTTTGCTTTTAATAAATCACCTTCTCTCTCGGCTTTACAATACTCAGCAAAATACTTTTCTTTTAACTCCTTATTATGCTTCCAATTCCACATTTCCAGTTCATGTTCTTTTTTAGTTCTGTTGATAATATTCCATATTAAAACATCACTATCACGGTACTTATGAAGAATATCCCAAAGTGCTCTCTGTCTAGGAGTTAAATCATCTTCAAGATGACCTTTTGCGACTCTTCGTTTACGTTCGAGTTCTTCTTGCTGTTTTTGTTCTTCTTCTTTTTGTTTATAAAGTTCACCTCCAACGGCAAACACGACAGGAATTACGAGAAGAAAAACGGCAATGGTAGACAAAGCATTTCCGAACAAACCTTGATTGAAGATTGCCGTACCAAACAAACCTACAAAGAATGCAAATAAAGCATACAACATCGTATCACCTCCTTTCTTATTATAACATTAATGCTGGTTGAAAACCACAGATTCCCCTTTCTTAAGATTCCAGCATTTACCACAAGTGGCACAATTTCCTAAACATTCAAAAGAATCTTCAGGAATCTTTTGATTTTGTCCCTCCATCGCCTTTACTTTAAAACGAACAAAAGTCATAGGTAAATGGAACGGATTTTCAGGAATCCAGTTTCCCCAAGTGCTAAAAACAATTTTAAGATTATCAGGAATTGTTTCTCCTGTTGCTAAATAGTTGTTCACAATCTGAAATTGTTTAGTAAATGCTAAATATTTAACATCAGGATTATCTCTTGCGACTTTACACATCCCCTCTAAATAAGCTCTATCTACGATATCACCAGAATCATGCCACCTTACCATTTTAAAAAATGCTGTGTTACAAGAAAGCTGGTTAAAGAAAGACTTAGGATTAGTTTTATAAATATTCAGATTGCGTTCTCTCACGCTCTTGGCAGACGCAAACACATAATGTCCCTTTAAAGCATAGCAATATTTGCGACAAGGCGCATCAGGATTACAAGTTTTACCAGCAGGAAGGTTGATAGCTCCGATAAATTTACCAAGTTTGGAGTTACCAGTAGAAATAAAGACAACAGGAGAAGAGATAGATTCCAGATACTTAGCATCGTTCAGTTTCATAATAACATACTTCCTTTCAAATGTCAATAATTATTAATGGTTTTTGTATATATTAACAGTACTCATGGGTAGTTTTCTCTTCATCCATAGCACTGATTGCCTTAGTAGTAAGGCAGAAAAGGTCATCACTTGTGAAGGTGTGAACTTGATTTTGAGCTTTGTTTTTAGCATCGTCAAAACTTCTAGCCTCAACGACAACTTCAAGAATTCCTTTAACCTCAAGGTTGACTTCATATCTTTGGACTTTAGAAGACTGCTGAAGTTCTGTTACATAGTACGCTTTAATAGCTGTAATTGCAGACTTGTAACTGGATTTATAAGCCAGTCCACTCCAAAGAGTGATATTTTTCTTAAGGTCAACAATCCAATAACAAGGAGGAACTTCAAATTCCTCTGTCATTTCAGACTGTTGTTTAAGGTACTTCAAGAAATCACGAAGATACTCATACATATAAGCTTCTTCAATACGCTTCCCATCATAGCGAGAAGGAATGAGAGAAAGATTGTCATAATACTCATGCTCTCCATAGGCAATCATGACAACAGGCTTATTGATATGGTCTCCACAGAAATAAGTTAACATTATGCACACGTCCTTTCTAACTGCTTGATAGTATCAATTAAATTATCTACAATTCCTTGGAAAACGTGGAGATAAGAATCGACCCAATGATTACGATTCTTTTTATTATCACGAACACAAGTGATTTTAAGAGATTCAGTCTCTTCTACCCATGTAACGTGGATGCTATAAGAATTTCTTGGAAGTGTATCATCTCTTTCTCCAACAAAGTTGTACCGATAAGGTTCGAACTCAATAAGGTAGCGATGCTCAATATTTGCATCATGACACCAAATCTTGAAGTCACCATAGATAGATTCAAGAGTTCTAGCAAGTTTCATAGACATACCAATTTCTCCTTTTAAATATTATATTTATTAAACAGTTCTTTTTGAGGAGCAAATTCTCCATAATATTCTTTTTCTGCTTTTAGACGTTCAATAATAGCCTCATCTTTCTTTTCAAATCTGCCTAAATAAGTACGTTTTTTATCAATCCTTATTGTAGCAATCCATTTCCCATCTTTAGCTTGTTGCACTCCTGTTATTCCAGAAGTATTGTTTTTTCTTGTCTTTACATTCATTCCATTTTCAGAAACAGAAGCAATACGAAGATTGTTTTTACGATTATCTAAAGAATTTCGGTTTTTATGGTCGTAAATTGTTTTATCCTCTTTGCTTTTTCCTTTCATAATAAAATTGCTCATGGTGTAATTAGTACTATTAATACAAGTACGCAAATAAAGATAACCATTTGCTCCTTTTTGTACTTCCCAATAATAGTTCTTAATTTTATCAAAATCTTCTAAATCAAAAAAGAATTGATATCCTTTATCTGTCCAACCAATTCCGTAATCTTCAGTTATTAAATCATATTTATTCTTCTTTCTTTCTCTTTCAGTGTTTTTCTTTCCAAGTTTTTTAGTATTTTCTTTTCTTAAACAACCACAACTATTAATAGCTTTTCCCAAATTAGAATTACTTACCGAAACTAAGTTGAAATTACCGCAAGAGCAGGAACACAACCAGTATGTTTCTTTCTTTTCTTTACTTCTTTTTTCATCTTTCGCTTCAATGGTTAAACGACCATACGTTTCTCCAATTTTTTTCATATTAAAAAATCCTTTCCTATTTTAGATGTGATAGTATTCTTACTAAGGTAATCAGAATTCAACTTATATGCACTTATTTTTTGATTTCTTTGATAACAATCTTTTTTTGTTATTCTTCCAATTGCGTCTCCCTTTCCTGTATAAATACTAATATAATATAAAGATTGTTTTTTGTCAAGATTGGCTGTAAAAGAAAAGCTTCTAACTCTATTTTGTAATTTATTCAAAATAATATCGTCGTTAATAACATTTAAAACATTAGAACAAATTACTATAAAAGGTTCGCATATCAAACTATCTTGGTTCTCTTTTTCTCCTTTCCAATAAGGGTCATAGCCCTTATAAATAAAGCCTTTGGTTGAAAGAAAATGTTCAATATGGTCAGTATAACGGCCACAACCGAAATCTAAAATCGTTGGTGTTCTTTCAAATTTAGTTAAAGACTCCCAATAATTTAAAAGCGCAGAATAATCTAAACGACCATAAATTGCTGGCAATTTTTTAGAATTGATGGAAGTGTACTTAGAGGTGATAGGCTGATTTTTCATGTTAGTTCTCCTTCTCGTTAAGTTTCATTTGTTTTCTCCATTCGAGTTCATTTTTGATAATTTCAGTTATATAAGCTTTAAAATTATCATCTAGAGAATTTAAAAAGTCAGAAATGGATTGTTTGTTTTTAGCCTCATAAAGTTCTTTTCGAGTCATTACACACTTCCTTTAACAATCAATAGTAACAGTTTCTTCAACGACAAGGAAATCACCAATAAGTTTGCAGTGGTAAGTGGTGTATTCCTTGCCCTGAATAGCTTCAACAGGAATAACATCGCTTTCGTAATGCAAATATTCAAGGATTTCCTGTTCTTCGTTATGTTCAATCATAGCATCCAGATTAAGGTATTCTTCTTCACTTTGGATGGCATAGATATGAAGCTGAGTTTTGGAGCAGGAATCATCAGTGAGCCAATTGTAAAGAGTGGAAGAAATGTATTTCATAGTTAAACTCCTTTCAAGTTAGAACAAATTGTTTTGTTACCAGTTATAGTTATCGGAATATAGAACATTGGCTACATAATTTTTTGCAGCTTTAAGTGAAGAGAATGCTTTCATAAAGGTGTAAACAACCACGCCATCAATAACATTCCTTTTGCTTAATTCCCAGCCTTTACGGGAGAAAACAGGACGAGAGATATAGTATCTCTCATCCTTAGACATATAGAAGTTTTCTCCTTTCGTACCAGTTACGGGCATCCAGTGAACGAGGTTTGTTATAGTCGTGTAATTCATTATAGCACTTCCTTTCTTATAATTTAATTAAAGAACTCTTAAGGTATGATTGTTACAATAGCCGCATCTCCAAATAGAGGGGGTAGAGCGAATACCTTGAACTGCATTACAATCACGCTGATAAATTCTCACCACTTTTTTGCAACAGTCACAATAAACTTTATACTTACCTTTAGCTGTAAGTTGCTGTTTAAGATAATTATTATAGTTTGAATCAAAACTACATCTTTGAATACGTGTGCCATAAACAGCATTGTATTTTGTAATAGCTTTATACCATCCGCTTGAGTGTTCATGGCTTAAACCATTATTGACACAGTGAGCTACTTCATGGATGATTGTACCTTGTACGTTGATATCGTCTCCAATCTCAAAATATTTTTTATTAAAGTTTAAAATGAAATAACGCTTACCATCAATTGAGCGTTTAGGACAGCACTGACCGAGCCGATTCTTAGCTCTTGTATTCCATTCTGCAATGATTTTTGTTTCGGATAATTCTGTAAATCCAAGATGAATCAAATTCATTCTTGCCAGTTCGATGTAATTCTTGACAGTTTCAATGCTGGTATACTTAGACATAATTCTTAAATCCTTTCTTATTTAATAAATGTTGTTGTTAATGTTCCAAAGCTTCTTGGTCTTTGATGTCCTGCATGGTAGTTTCAACAGTGTTGCCACATTCCCAAGAATAAAAAAGTTGACCACATTCGGGACAAATGTAATCAAACTCATCATCAAAAGTGAGATTTACTTCAACCCCACAATCAGGACAACACTTGCCAGTTCCATTAATAATTCGTAACATATTATTCACCTCCTTTTAATTAATCCATGTGCCCACAATCCCAATAGATTTCAGTACAACCAACCATGGACAGATAGTTCTTAATCTTATCAACCCACTGTTCCCAGCTCCATTCACCCTGTTTATCAGACCGAGGAATCATTTTATATTTCTGTCCGTTGTATCTGAAAATCATACCGTAACCAAGGGCACAACCTCCTTTATCTTCAGACATTTTGCATAAGTCTTCCCAAATTTGAGCGATAACTTTAAGAGCGGAGAGTTTGTAGCCATCGTAATCTTCAGGGAAGAGAAGAATAATAGGGTAATTTTTATATTCTTCAGTATCATCGGTTTCATAATCACTCCATTCATTACAAGGAGCGAAATAAAAGAACCAAGAAGTTGCAGCTTCAATATACATACCATACTTGAGGGCAAAATTCTCAAGCCATTCAGGAGTGCCTGAATACATGAGGCCAGATAAAGTTCCTTCGGAAGAGAAGCTAATGATATTAGTAGAAGGAGCGTACTCAAAATATTTGGTAGGATGAAAACTCTCCCCTTCGTCAATCCAAGAATTCAGAGGGACATATTTCTTCTCATCTTTATCCCACAGATTGCGAATATAACGAGTACGTCTGTTATTGTAATAGATACAAACATCATCAAGGCACTCATGTTCTTTGAGCAAAAATTTGAATTCCAAAACGATGTTAGCGATATCGGACTTGTTGTAATCATACTTCTTAGACATAGCAATTTTTCCTTTCTTAAATCAAATGTTGTTTGTTGTTTATGTAAATGGGTGATTAATTACCACCCATAAACATTACGGACCTGTTTACCAAGAGCGCGAGTATACTTGGTGATATCTTTAGAGGTTGCTTTACCACGATATATTTTCCAGCAGAAATTATCAAGCTGGTCAGAAGTGATTTCAGGCTTCACTTCACGATAAAGGATATAGTGAGTTCCATCATGGTGAGTCTGACGAGAACGAAGGTTATTATGAGAATCAACCCACCATTCAGCATACTCACAGTCAGACTTAAAATTAAGGCAAGCATTGATATTATGCTCATTGAGAAGGTTGTAACCCATTCTACGTCCGTTCCAGAGACCGATATCGGCAATCTCGATGATACGACCTTCAGTGGGAATATTAAGATTGCATCTTTCATCATCAAAATATAGGTCGTTTACTTCAACCATTTCTTCATAGAACTTATATTCACTCCATTCAGAATAGTCAACTCCACACTCATCAAGTCTTTCTTTGATGTCTCCAATCCAGTTTTCAAGATTAAGGTCGTAATTGCTCCAAATGATACGATTATTAGTTTTAGTAGACATAACAAAATTCCTTTCTAAATAAAAATTTTTTTAAAAGTTATTGACAAGAATGTTTTTATATGTTACAATACATATAATGTTAAGAGACCCGTAACCTCTTGACCCTATGTGTACTGTTTGTTATTTTAGATTAATATTTAAACTTCCATGAAGCCTGTCAAGACAATCACGAAATAATAAACATTAAATCTGTAGTTTATCTATTTAATTTTCTACATGGTTTTTCATCTCCTTTCTTCCTTAAGACAAGGGTTTCATTTATATGAACAGCTTACGGGGCTGGAGTTTTAAAAAGAGTGAGTAAGATGTACACTTACCCACTCTTTTATTTTATTTATTCGTCAATTTTTGCGAACTCGTTATAACGGTCAATGATTTCATTTGTTTTTGCATTTTCAATTTCAGTACGACGCTGAATTTCTTTCATCAGTTTAGAGCGGAACTTATTATAAATATCGTACTCATCCCATTTAGAAAGCCAGCCATCTTTGTCTTCAAGCTCATTTTTAGGACAATATCCTTCTACAGGCAACAATTTAGCATCTTGGTAAATGCGGCCAGCATAACCATAAGTCAAGATATAATGGTTAAGAGGCGAATACCATCCGAGGCGAAGAATATAACGCTCGCCAGTATCATCTTTGCTGAAAGAAATATACATGAAATTACTAAGCTGGTTTCTGATATCAAGTTCTTCAGCAACTTTGCAAAGCTCAAGAAGTTGGTTTACAATAACAATCCATTTAGCCTCACCAATTGCTTTGATTTTAGGTGCATAGGATTTCTCAGTAAACTCATGAGTTTTCTGAGTTTCTTTGAATTTATTGATAAGATTAATCATTTCAACATCTTCGCTTTCGCTGCAAGTGACGGTAACAGTCATGTTGTTATAAATCTTAGTGTTCGTCATAATGTTTACCTTTCTCCCCGTATAGCCGTTGGGTCAGCTTAAATGTGTTGTTAATTGTGTTTGTGATTTGTTATAGATAAATGTTAATCGCGCGGAGTTACATTGACTCTGAATTTATTAGCCTTGGCGTATTCACAAATAGCAATATATTCCTCTTCACTAATAGAACGGTTAGAATTTCCTCTTGCTTGAACAATAGCTTTGTTATTAAGCTCAATAGTAACAAGAGACTTGTCAAGTTTATCCGTCTTACGAAGGAAGATGATAAGGCAATTTCTTCTCAACACCTTTCCGATATAAGAAGAGCAACAATGATTGAGTTCAGAACCTTCGTGCTTAACATCATCAGCATTTTTAGGACGAATGACACTGTACTTCTTATCTTTGGTAGTATAGTTTTCGAAGCCTTTATAGGCATTCTCGAACATCTCAGCCTGTTCCTCTGTAAGTTTGACTTCATAGTTACGAGAAGTAATATCATGAGTCTGCTTAAGATAAGAACTATAAAGAGTGGGTTTGATATCCATGGAAGTACACATATCAAGATAGTCACGAAGCTCAGTCATAAAAGAATTCAAAGTTTTAAAGCCCTGATTGACAGCTTCTTCGCAAACATAATCCATGAACTTACCAAAGGTATAGAACTGATAGAATTTTGCATTTCTATAAGAAGTATTGTTTCTTAAATATGCGCTAAAGGTTAATTCCAATGCATTATTACCATAGCCGCCCATCTGGACATGATTAAAAGCAAATTCTTCGTCCCAATATTTTGCTTTCTCGATGATATCAAACCATTCCTGATTAGTGTAATGACAAAAATCTTCAAGAGTCATGTCATCGTTATTACCGTAATAGTAATTTTTATCATCCTGCTTGAAAGCAGACCTAATGATGGTTTGTAAGTTCGTCCAGTCGCCAATAATATTTCTATCACAGGCTTCTTTGAATTCTGCCTTAGTAAGATTGAGAAGCTTGTAGACTGGTTCGGCAGTTTCAATTTTGCGCATAAGCAAAGATTCCTGTACAGACTTGGGAGCAGTACGGAAAATAATTTCAGTGGATTTATTTCTCTTCAAAGATTCTCTTAATCTTTTAAAAGTATATTTAGGACCGATATTCTCAACAGGGATATCCCAAATCTGAGAAATAAAATAAGTGGCATCATCCCCCATACCAGATTCAAACGCAGGAACATCACCATCGCTAATAGGAGTGGCATCAGGTTCAAGAATAGGAATCAACTGTTCACCGTTCATAACAAAATCGCAAAAAGCATTATTAGTAGCAATTTTGTATCTATAATGACGAGACACAACAGCACCAAGAGAGAAACAATAACCAACATTAACCCAAAAGTCACCACCTTTCAAATTAACCTCCTTGATAATAAAAGTCTGAGGCTCAAGAGAATCGCGGTTTACGGGAGTTCCAGTAAACAAATCGAAATACAATTCAATATCAGAACGATTAGAACTGTAATGGACAACAATCTTCTTACCATGAGAAGTGAAATCCTTATTGTAGCGACTGTTCTGAACCTTGGTCATTTCAACTTTAGCTGCTTCAAGTTTGTCAGTAAGTTCTTTAATACGAGCATTGATTTCATTTTCCTTTTCAGAAGGTTCATACTTGGTGAAGAAGCTCTCATAATCGTGAGTGGTGGACTTGTAGAAGTTGGCGATAGCAGTGTTAGACATAATCAAATTTCCTTTCTTAATTCAAATGTTTATTATTGTTTGTAGTGATTATATATTAAAAGGAGGAGGGCTTAACCCTCCTTCACCTTTTTGCAGAAAGCTTTGTACTTCTGGCTATTGAGAACACCAAGGACAATTTTTGCACGTTCAGGTTGGCATCTGTAATAATCAGCATTATAGCCATAATGTCTTTTATAAATAAGGTCAGGGTCTTTCTTAAGCAATGCTTCAAGAGGACAATAAAGACTTGTTTTGACTTCCTCACCATCCAGTTTGTAAATCATTGTGATGTAAATATCTTGAGTAGAAGTGCTATAATCAGGAACATAAGCATCGAACTTATATTTTCCCATATAAGGATAAGCCATATAGATAGCTTCCTTAAAAGCGTCTCTAAGATGAACGCTTTGATATCGAGCAGGGATAATATACTGATAAGCATCCTCAACGTGTTCTCTTGTCCATCCACCTCTTTCTTCGGTAAAAGAGAAGTGCTTTTTAATTTGAGGAAGACGTTCATAACGACCTTCATAATAATTATTTAAGCCAAAGGACACAGGCATATAATGAATAGCACAGACATCCTTCATTTTAATTTTCTTCTGAGCAAGCCAAATAAGAACTTCATGAGGGAAGCATTTCTCCCAAGAATCCCAGTTATTAATGAACTTCTTAGCTCTTTCATAACCAATGAATTCATCGTTCATATAAGTTCCCTGATACTTAGCGTAAATCATAGTTTCGTTCTTCATAATCAAAATTCCTTTCTTTTCAATAAATGTGTTGTTGTTTATATTTGAGTAGAATTATTTTTCTACATCAAAGACGATGTGTGCACTAGCGATTTTGGAATGATTAGGAAGCCTGTACAAATCCATAATCAATTCAAAATCTTCGGGCTTGAAATGAGGTTTAAATGCAAAGTAGAAAACTTTGTTATCAAGCACTTTGTGTTTTTCATCGAAGCGAGTGACAATGAACATATAGTATTCTTTGTTCTTTTCTAAGTCTGTGGAAGGTCCTTCATAAGTGATAACGAAATTGCCAATAGTCATAATTTATACTTCCTTTCTTATTCTTCTTTATCTAAAGTTTCAGAGACTTTGGTTTTGTCATAGGTTTCATTCACACAGCAGAATTCACAACATTCTTCAGTGCAACGACCATGGTTAAGTTCGTTACGACAGAAATCGGAGATAAGAGTACGAAGCTGAGAATAATCGTTAGTAGACATAGTTATATTTCCTTTCAAATTTTAATTTAAGGGAGAGAGATATTTCACTCTCTCCCTTGTTGATGTTAGATGGAGGGCTGACCAATCCATTCGATATTATTTGCTGAGATAGTCATACAACCAGAATCGTTCTTGGAAGTGAAATAACTGTCAGGGACAAAGCCAGTCTTACGGAGGTCTTCTTTGGAAATAGGTTTACCATTAAGGTAATAAGCGACACGAGGCTTATTGGGAGTATCGTACACACGGAGATACTCATTATATTCACCTTTCTTATTCACATGACAGATAATACGATTACTTCCATCCTTCCACTGCCCCCAAGGAAGTTTAGTGACAGCATCCATAGGCTTGTTCTGGGTGATGGCCTTTTCCTTTGCTTTCTTGGTATTTTTATAATTGATACCAATACGATAAGTACCAATCACACGCTTAAGGACAGAGACACCAGCTTTACGACCAAGAGCTGTAAGAGTGATATCAGAAACATAAGCCATCTTAACGAAACGACCAGCGGGGATGGAATTGACCTTGAGGTTGAAATAAGTATTATTCATGATATTTCCTTTCTGCCCGTAAACCCGATAGCACAGGATAATAAATTGAGTTATAATAAATTGAATTATACTGTTTTGAAATCAGATTTCAACTTCGATAATCTTACAGTCCCAGTTATCATGATTGTAAGTTTCAGCCCAAGCACAATTCTCAGAGAAATTGTTTTCATCATCTAAGAGGTCTTCTTTAGTAAGCGCATCTATAACTTTATCCAAATCTTCCATAGAATTGATTTCAAATTCGTAATCGTAACTGTTTTCATCAATATGTCTACACGCCTCAAAAAACTTTTCAATCATACAGATTTGTGCCTTAAGCATAGTATCAAAGAACTCAGGCTCACCAATCTCACGCTCATAGCAATCAATAACCATGTATTTCTTCATAATGTTTTACTTCCTTTCTTAATTCACAAATGTTGTTAGCACTCAGTCTGCTCAATGGTCAAATCGAAATGTTCCTGACCACGTTCTTCAGCTTCATCAATTTTTTCATTGATGTACTGGAGGAATTCTTCACGAGTTTCACAGAAGATAGCCGTACCATCTTCTTCGCCAAGGCAGAAAGATAAGATTTTGTTTTTCATATTTATTCTCCTTTAATCACGTTCACAAGTAGATGATAAATCATTTCATCCGCATCTTCTTTGTCTTGCATCATAACAGTGACATTATCAAAAGTAACATCATTAGTTACCTTGAATGTTGCCTTATCCTTGCATTGAACGATTGTAATCATTATTTTGCACCTCCTTCAAAGTAATATACAGAACAATGAAAAGTTTCTTCAAGACTGTTCTTAATTTTCATGAGTTTGTAACCATATCTTCTCTGCTGGTCAGCGAGGTCTTCATAATACAGAGATTCTTCTTGAGTTTTAGACCCAAGTGCCCAAACATGTTTGTTACGAGCATCCGCAAAATGATTGTCGATTGCATCATTAAGAGCATGATAAAGGCAAAGGACTTCATCAAGAGAATCAAACTCAATGATAGCTTTCTAGCTATCAGGGTTAACCTTCTCCATCATTTCTTTGTTACTGTTAATAAAAGGTTTGTAAGCGATAGTGTTCATAGTTAAATTCCTTTCTTAATTAAATGTGTTGTTTATAGGTGTTATGTGAAGGTGGATTACGGAGTTGCAATCCACACAACAGCAACATAGTCATCAGAAGTTTCTTTAGTTCCGTTGGTGTCCATTGTAAGGATATAAGGAGCATCTTCATACACAGCCATATCAGTTTCAAGAGTATAAATCCCATCGAAGCCATCATCCTGTGTAGCATTGAGCACTCTGAATTTATATGTGTTGTTATCAGGGTCAGATTCAACCAACTCTGCATACACAGGATAAGTGTTTGCTTCAAAAGCTACATCAGGAAGATTTGTATCAGGTTGTGTAAGCACAGGAGATTTGTTATTTTCAATCTCCCAAAGTTGAGAGTGGAGCTTATCAATTTGAGCTTGATAATCCTTAATAGAATCACCAAGAGCAATTACTTGTTCACTTCTTTCCATATACAGGAAGCACATAACCAAAGCGATGACGAGGATAAACAGATTAAGCTTTTTCATTTTCTTTATTCTCCTTTTTTATTTGATATTTTTCAAACAAATGACGTTGAGGTGCTTTTTCAGGCCCAAAAAGTTCTAATTCTTTTTGGAGTCTCCATTTTATAGCATTTTCTTTTTGATGAAAAGATTTGCTTTGGAAATGATGCTTATAAGTAATAAAGCCTAAGAAATAATTGTTAATTTCTTTTACTCCTACTACATCTTTTCCTTTTGGATTAAAAAATTCTATTTCTGCAAAGTCTGAATCACTCAAGGGAATGTTGTATTGAGCAAATAAATGACGCTGTGGGGCAAAATCTGGTCCAAAAAGCTCATGTTCTTTTTGCAATCTCCATAAGACAGCTTTCTTTTTATCTGTTGTAGTAAATGTATGATTTTTACCATTATGGCCAATACTAGCTATCCAACGCTTGCTCTTTTTCGACCAAAATACACCAATAAAGCCGCTTTTATTATTACTCTTTTTAGGCTGATTATGCATATTTTGTTGATGACTAACTCCTCGAAGATTCTCTTTTCTGTTATCGTTTTTCTTTCTGTTTACATGGTCTATTTCTGAGTATTTAAAATCTGTCAATAATTGATGCATTAATATACGTTTTCTTTTACCAAAATCACCAATAGACGTAATTAAATAGCCTGTTTTGTACTCACTCCAGCAGTAATCCTTAATTTTATTATAATCTTCCAAATCAAAATAAAATTCTAAGCCAGAATCTGCTGCATATCCAACACCGTAATTACCAGACAAATCGTATTTATTCCTTTTGGCGCATATTTCACGATTTTTTTCTTTTTGATAACAACCACAGCTTTGAGTATGTCCAGAAAGCAGGTTTTCAGCTAATACAAGAATTGGATTGGGATTGCCGCAAGAACATTTGCACAAATATTGTTTACGACGTCTTCCGCTTTCTTGTATTTTATCTTCAGTAGGACATATGACCTTTAAACGCCCAAATGTTTTTCCAGATAAATCTTCAACAGAACGACATTGTTGACAAATAACTTCGTATTTATTGTTACGGAGGCTATTTGTTTGTCTCGAAGAAATGTGACCTTTTTTACAAACACATTTCCAATATACTTTAGAAGATTTTGCAGATTTTTCTTTGTCTTCTTCAATAACTTTAAGCTCACCAAATGTTTGTCCTGTTAAATCTATTTTTTTCATAAATCCTTCTTTCTCAGTATAAAGGAGAGCCGCTTATGCGGCTTCTCCAATAATACTGTAAACTTTATTAAGCAATGGCATCCCTACCATTACATTAGTAAATCCCATAGGAGTTTTTGCTTTTCTTAAAGCAACAGGATGACTTTCAAAATCGGATACTGCAAGAAGTCCAGCAAATCCCTTATCTTTAAAATTATTGACATCATTTGCTTTGTAGCAACGCATAAGATATTCAATTTGGCATAAATTGCGAATTTGAATAATGTCTCTATCTTCTGTTTTTACAGGGAATAATTGTTTAACCATTTCAAAAAATTGATTTTCACTGAAATTGATAGTTGCATATTTTTCAGCTTCTTTTTTAAATTCAGTCAGATATTCTTTCTGCCCTTTTAAAGTGAGTCGGGCAGCTTCAAGTTTGTAATTCATAGAAGAGCTGTGGCGAATACTAATTTCATTTACTATTCCCTTTTTGGCTCTGGCTAAACAATTAGAACAAAAGATGCGAAGACTTACATACGAGATAGAAATCGCTTTGCTACCATCATGAGAATTTTGTAAAAGAAGATAAGGCTTATAATCATCTCCTAAAATTTTCATACCTTCTGTGCTCATAGTAATAATGTTTTTAGCACCATTGGCTCCATAACTGCCAGCCGTTTCAAAATGAGCGCCCTCTTCTACAAGAGAATCAAGGAAGTCAAATGCATCTTCATTATTTAAAATTTCATAGTTGGGAGAAACGATACCAAGAGACTGCATTGTATCGGTGCGAACAGTAGCAACTTTATCTGCGATTTGATAAGGAGTCTGTACAATGATTTCTTTGTCCCCAACTTTTTGTGCTACAGGCTGAAGAAACTGTAAAGGTCGTTTTTCAACCTTATAATCAAGACCAGATAATTTAAGAGCTTGCTCAAGATTTCCGGCTGAAGTGATATCTTTACCAACACCATCGGTAAAAACAGTGCGCTGAATGCCCTCAAAACGAGAAGCAATAGGAGCAACTTTCTCGCTATTAAACTGAAGAATACCCATAATAATTCCTTTCTACGTTTAAGCTCGTCAGCTTTATTTTGTTGAAATAATTATAACTTATTAATCCGTAAATGTCAAGTATTTAAACTAAATAAAGTAAATTATTTAGTAAGAATACTTCCAAAGTAAGTCAAAGAGTTCTTGAGTGAGTTTTTCAGCTTTTTTGCGGTCTGTAACAGGCATACAGGTGTCAGAATTAATATCTTCCTTTAACTGGGTAAGAAGGTCGAGATAGCTAAGGTCGGTTTCAACAGTAGTTTTAATTTTCATTTTCTTTCCTTTCTGTACTAAAAAGTACTTGACAAGATTGATGTTATGTGTTAATATATGTACAGATGATAAGAAGAATCCTATACTTCTTACTTACCATCTATACATCTTCGTAATCAATATGTGGGATTAATTACGGTTATAGATAATCATTATCTACATAAGATTGTAGAAATAATCAACGTAGAAGATTCTCTACATGGCTTTCAACTCCTTTCCTCCTTAGACAAGGGGTAAATTATATAAACAGTTTATAGGAACTGGTTATAATCGTATAAGAGAGTTGCCTATACAGCTCTCTTATATAAATTAGTTTAAGTTGTTATTAAAGCTCGTACATACGGCCAAGAATGATAGAACAATAATAAACATTAAACTAATAGTTTATAGGAACTGAATATATCAAAAGAGAGCAGGATTTTACTCCTGCTCTTTTTCTATTGTGTATAAATACTGTTTCCGCTTTTCTTTGTACTGTTTGTTAATCTTGTACCGATAATTACCATGAGTTTTACGCTGGATTCCTTCACAGCGGTCATAGTACATACCATCATACTGAGGATATTCGGTGATAGTATTATTAGGTGTACGTTTAGACATATTTTTTACCCTCCAAACCATATTCTTTTTCACTGAGCTTGATAGTGCTGGAACTGTAACCTTGACCTTTATTGAGTACAATATTAACTGGACATTTGATACCCTTTTCATGAATCCAATTAATTATAAATTTAACCGCATCAGGGTCATTGCCTAACCAACGATTATACAAGCCGTGAATCTGAATGATTTCGTTTCCATTACTTACTTCAATCGTGTAGAAAGGAATTTCAATGTCACTATTCTTCCTTAAGAAAAGAATATTAGTATGACCTTCAGCCACACGGTTGACATAACCTCCAACACAGTGATGAAGATATACACCTTCTTTTGTAATTTTGTTCATTTCTTCAGGGATAATAATAGAAAAATTGTCATCGGCGTACTCAAACTTTTCTTTGCGCTGGTCATAAAGTTTAGCAGCTAACTTGTTCAGACGCTCCTGTTCTTCTTTATTTCTGACTTCTTTGTCTGTGATGTTGATTTCAATCAACATATTATGATAACGGTGAAGCTCATTCACGTCCTTACAAGCATACAAGTCAATATCAGGACGATTGGTGTTAGAAATTTGTTTAAACAGATTAAAAGCGTCAGAAAAGATTTTAAACACATCTTCACTTGCGCCCTTTTTATCAGTTCTTTCCTGAAGACGCATAAGTTTGAGAAGATTCTTTCTATCCCTTTCGGTTTGCTCAGAAGTTGTTGAAATGATATTTTTGTTTTTATTCATGTAGCACCAATTGTTTTTGTTTATTCTACTTCTATCTTTATAATAGGTATATACGCTATTGTCTGCACCAATAAAATACAGAAAATCATGATAATTAGAATGGACGAGATTAATTCTTTTTGCCATATTGAAATAGAAATCAGAATCCTTATCAGTAATAGAAGATAAGTTCTCAACCCCAGAAACAAAGTGCGCGGTGTCAATTACTTGCCAAGGAGTAGCGCTTGAGCCGTAAAACAAACTAGTTACACGCTCAGGATTTTGTCTCTTATTGAACATATCATCAACTAACTTGAGCTGATGCTTATTCATTCCACTAAGCTCGTAGATGTTTGCAGACTCGGAATATTTTCTACCATCAAAAAGAGCTTTTAAATCAGATTTTGCAGTGGCACTCATAAGATAGTTAGCAATGTATTTATATCCAGCTTTATAGAACTGCTCAATAAAAGGATATCTGAGAGTGTAAATAATTTTAGAGATTGCTGACTTTGCTTTGGTCATCACATCATTATCATTGATAATGGAAGAGATGTAAAACAATCTTTTAAATTTGAACATATCCTCAAAACCTTTGAAATAACAAACTCTATCAATTGGGATGCCAGCTTTTGCAGAGCTTGAGACTCTAAATATTGTATCTCCATCAAGTAGAGGAGCTGGCTCAAAGATTGTTACTTTCCCTTTGTTATCAATAAGGATGCGAGATTGTTCTGTAAACTCAAAATAACCGCCAAACTGACGAATGACACAATAATTATCACTTAAGATATTGAATACCCAAATTGTGTCTTTATATTCAGTGTGGTGTTCGTCATTCCAACTGTTTTTAACATCAACGGCTTTTTTAGGAAATTCTTTGCGAAGTTCCTCAAGGTTAATAACGGGTAAATCATTAACAAGTTTAGAAATATCTGTTGATGTTTTGGAAATGGTACGAGGATACATTGTTTTGTAATAGTCTGAGAATGTATAAGGAGTCCATTTGGTCCATCTTATTTTTGGAGAACATTCTCGTTTTGTAAACTCCTCAACTGCGTCAGAGAAATAGGAATGGACAATTGCTTTGTTCAAATCATGACAAAGATAATCTACTAAACCTAAGCTATAGAATTTACCTCCTTTAGATTCAAATGCAATGTTGCCCTTAGTATCAAAAGGCGCAGGACAATTCTTAAAGAGGAAATAACGCTCAACAAAATAATATCTTCTTTTCTCTTCAGGAATCTTTCTAATATTGATAGTCATGACACCAAATGTCAACATTTCCAATTCAGGGTAATATTTTGCATAAGCAACCTTTGCATCTTTACCAGAACATACAACAATACAATTGGTTTTAATATTGCTTACATTATAGAAACCAGTTCTCTCTTTGCGATATTCACTAACTGTTTGAAGACCCCCAACAGCTTTAAAAGAAACGATTTCATATTCACCTTCCAACAGATGAAAAGCCTTACCGTTCGCTTTCTGCTGCCAATAGACAGTGATATCAGGACAGCTATCTGGATTGGGACTGGCCGCTTCATTAGTAGATAAGAACTTTTTAACAGTTGCTTTATTCTTTTCAATGATTTCACTGGGGATGGTGTCGATGTAAGTGGTTTTCATTTTACTTTATTTCCTTTCATTTTAAAGTGGAGAGGGTATATTTCAACCCTCTCCTATTTGTTGTTGATTTGATGATGATTTATAGATAGTTAATTAAAGATTACTCCCAATCTTTCTCACAATCATCATCCTCATCTTCATCTTCATAATCATTGTACTTGCTCTCATTGTCCTCACGAATAGCATTAACTGCACGAGCTTCAAGAAGAGCTTTCAAAGCCCGTTCATCAAGCTCACAGTCGATGTCACGGGTATTACAGATTTCCTCACCAGCTTCATCGTACAAAGCCTTCTTCTCATAATTGAGAACACAGGGATAGGTGATACCATCAACCTTGACTTCAAGGACTTCATCAGGATTGATTTCCTTCTCGTTCATGGAAGCTTCGAAATTAACCTGAGCCATAACTTCCATAACGAGAGCCATACCAGTCTTATCACTGTTATCGACAATACGCTGAATAACAGCAAGGCCAGCTTCACGGTCGCGGTCATTGACAGAACCCATGCAGCCGTATTTGATTCCGTCGATGTAAAGGTACTCAAGATTGGTATTGTTTTCCTTCATAAGCTGAACGCGATTGAGGGACTTCTTGGTGTTGATGTTGATGTTAGCCATAATAGCCTTTCTCTCGTGGGTTTTACTGTCTTATTCCTTGACAAAATTAATTTGAGCTTAAAGGCTCATTGAAGTGCAGGGTATATTTCAATCCTGCACTCTATCAACCTTTAAAAGTTTAAAGCTGGGACAGTCAATAGAAACATATTCCAGCCATCCCAATTCTGGTTTTCAAGCTTCTTCAAGAGATGAGAAGGATTAATTCTCCAGTCAGGAGACTCGGGGATATCCTCATTATCCAACTGGTCAACAGGTTTGATACGATTAAGAGTGAGGAAATCAATCAACTTCTTACTGTCGATTCGATTGAATCCCTCTTCTTGAATACAAACAGCCCACATAACATTTTCCACAACTGTTTTGTGGTTGGAAGAATAGACGGGATAAAAAGAATCTCCATCATGTGCAACGAGAACGTAATTGTAATCTCTGTTATTCATATTATACTTTCCTTTCTTAATTGTGTCAAGTATTTAAAAGAAATTTCATAAACTACTTGACAAGTGTTGTTGTTTATGTTATATTACACTCATCAAGCAAAGTAGCCTGTAACTTCTACTTGATGAGTGTTGTTAGTGTTTAATCACACATAATTGGATGGGTTAATTACGGTGATAAACGATACGGATGACAGAAATCTATCTATCCATATCAACATGTAAAATTTTCTACATATTAATTTCTCCTTTCGTGAGTAATTATGTAAACAGACTTTACAGGAGTCTGGAGTCTTAAGTGAGACTGATAGTTTGGACAGCTATCAGTCTCTTTCTTTTACTTCTTGTAAATCATGTAAGTAAGAAGATAATCACGAATCTTCTCAGCAGGATGACCCTCGTGTTCTTCAATCTTATCCTGAGCAACGCGAACAAACTCGTCACAACTCTTATACTGCTTAAGATTCAAAAGGAAATAGTTGAATGCTTTGGTATCTTCACAGTACTTGTAGCAAGCAGAGATTCCTGCCAACATACGCTGAGTATAAACCATATCATCTTTCCAACCAGTTCCTTGAAGAACAGCAAATACAAAACGAAGAGCGTTTTCACCATCGCGCTTAACAATACGATACAGTTCTTCAACTGCGTTGATGTTGTTGTAACGATTAACGGTGCTGTTATAATTGGTCTTAACAGTAAGCCCAAATTCCTTTGTAACCTGATTGATAATTACTGCTGTAGGCATTTTAGCACAAAGTTCTGCTTTATATTTTTCATATCCACGAAGGTTAGTCTTACCTTCATTCTGAGTAGCAAATAATTCGGCTTCTTCTTCCAAAGTGAGATTAATGAAGACCTTGCAAGTGATAGCATAAATGGGGAAACCTTTACTTTGCATATAAAGCAAAGCGCTTAAAGTGTGCGCACCATCCATAAGAAAAAGATGCCAAGTATTACCAACCTTACGAATAGAAGCTGCTTTAACTTCAACTTTGTTAATATTGAAATTATTGGTAATTTTTGCAACTTCAAAGTTCCTAGGCTCACGCTGATAGTGTAAATCAACTTCAGGGAGATAAAGAGGAATATCTCTAATAGCCCAATTACGACCATCTTCTTTCTTTTCAATCTCTCTTTCGACAGAGAGTTTAAGAGCGTAAACGGTTTTAGACTGCTCATTGGTAATTGCTTTGGGCTTAAGTGCATCGAACAGGACTTCGCTGACAGACTTTTCGTTCTTGACGTTGGTGAGATTAATCTTCTTCATAATTCTAAATTCCTTTCATAAATCAAAAATGTTTGTAGTTACCACTTGACAGATATCATCAAGTGTGCTAAGATGAACACAAGTAGAAAGCCTACACTCTCTACTTGTGACGCAATTAATATGAATTAATTACGATTGTAGATAATATGAATAGCAATTATCTAATTGATGAGGTCAACAGAAATAATTTTCTACATAGTATTGTCTCCTTTCTAATTTAATAAGACATTAATTCATTGTAGGCTAAATTAATGTAAAATGGTTGAGTGATTAAGTGGCGCTTAAACACTCTATTGAGGGATGGAAGTTATTTTCCATCCCTCTAACAATGTTTAAACACGTTCAACTTTATAAGGTTTGCATAAATTAAAGTCAAATGAATTTACAAACCAATCAGGTTTAATTTCCTTCTTGTTAAGGAAGGAGCAAATAATACTTGGGAGAACATCACCTTTAAATAAAGTTTGTTCTTCCATTTTTAACATAACTGTTACGGATTTTCCGTATTTGTTTGTAATCTTAAACATGCCACACCTCCGTCTTGACACCCTTGCCGTTATAATAACGACGAGCACCATAATTAGTTCTATCACTGAAGTACTCAGCGCAAGGAATTAACTCCTTACGTTTTCCTTCTTTGATTTCTTTAAGTGAAAGATTGTAACATTGTTCAATCTCACATTTGTCACAGGCTTTGCAACTTTTACCTTTGCAGATGTTAAGGCAGAAGTTGTTTTTGACTTTGAGAAGATGTTTAACGCCCCAAGAACTATTCATCTCATTGAGAGTGTCCTCAAGAGTATAGTTACGACCCATAACACTAATCTTTTTCATTTTTACTTTGACTCCTTTCAAGTCTGTATTAAATTTGATTTTGATTCGGTTTTAAGCTATCTGGTTAAAAGCAAACACGCTTCTTTCTGATTTTAGTAAGCATCCAACACCAAGGATGTCCAAATTCATCTTCAAGTGGAGTAACCTTAATGGTTACAAGAACCTCAGTGCCGATGTGTTCGAGCACATAGTCTAAATTCTTGAGAGAGAACACATATCTTTCTTTCGTGTCATCTCTGGTGCTTTTTGCGCACCATCTAATGACTTCCTTTAAGCCAGAATCAATCAGGCAATTCAGATTCCCGTAGGTATCAAGCGCTTTATTGAGCGAAGGTGCTTCTAAATGGGTGGGGTTGTTGGTGAGAGAACGAACAGTGTTTTTCATCTTCTTGGACATGACTTTATTTCCTTTCTTTTGTCAAATTGGTTGTTGATACTTACATTTGCTTGAGATATTTAGTACTAAGCTCAAGTTTAGAATCCATTGTGAGACCTTTTTCACGTTTAATTCTTCCTCTGAAATTGTTTAATGCTTGTTTTTCAGAAGAAGCCATTGTGTAGCCCTTGTAATGACAATATGGATTAAGCCATCTTGTTACAGGACCATCGTAATAATACTTAATTTTCATAAAGTACTTGACAATCTCCTTTCTTTGTGTTACAATTCAAATATAATAAGAGAGATGCCTACACACCTCTCTTATTTAGGGAAAGATAATTACTCTTCTTAGAAGTTGTAATTCTTGAGGATAATGCATACAACAACATTAAAGAAATAATTAATGCTAATAATTTTCTTCATTATTTAACCTCCTGAAGAAAGATAAAAGTAAATAAGGATGTAGGCCCTTATTTACTACAGAGGAGAGATGTGTTGGGTCTCTCCTTCTGTTATATTTGAGTAGTTTAACGACTTGCTCAGGTCGAGGGGTCGGTACTTTGGGTTTTAGTTCTGATAATCATCACTTACTAGAACCCACTCTTCACCCTTACCATCAATGAGATGAATTGTTGTCCCATCTTCACCGATTGTAACAGACTGAAGACCATTAAACCAATCTTCTGTACTGGAATAGGCTTCTTCATAGCCTTTGTCGTAACCGGCGTTATATGCACCAGTTACGTCCTCGTTAGTGAAGATTTCAGCGGGGATGCTCTTACTGTAATCAATATTACAGATAAGAACAACGACAGAAATAGCAAGGATAGCCATGATGATGAACATGGCACGAGGATTCATGCTCTTCTTATGAGCGATTGCTTCGATATTGATGATAACGCCGTATGCAATCATAACGATTGCAAGGGCAACAGCGACCATAATGACAGAAGACATATTGATATACATACTTCGATTCCTTTCTGGTTTTATTGTCTTTTCCTTGACAAACATTTATTTATGTGTTATTATGATGGTGAGAGAGTTGCCTACACAACCCTCTCGATATTCAATTATTCTTAGAAGTTATGGTTCTTGAGAATAACAATACTGACTACGTTGAGAGCGTAATCAACAAAAGTAATTTTCTACATTTGCATCACTCCTTTCATAATTTAATACTTAGTTATAGACTATGTAGGTCATCTATTACTAAGCAGAGAGCTTATTCACACTAAGCACTCTATTAAGCCCACCATCAATTATGATGATGGGCTTTAACAATGCTTACATGCAATGCAATGTATTATAATAATAATACATTGTACGGTCAAATTCTCTTATAACGGTTTTTAACTCGTTTGAGTCCTTTAGAAGAGCAATTAACTTACCCTTCACTCTGTCAAGGCGATACATATCATTGCTCTTAACAGCGTAGTAACCATCTACGTGGATGAGTTTGTTGACCTTGTTACGCATCTCAATATTCATTTTTTCTTTTGTCCTTTTCAAAAAGTACTTGACAAGTACAACTTTATATGTTATACTTGTTTTAGATTGAGGAGAGAAGCTAGTAACTCCTCTCCTCTTTTGGCTAATCATCTTATACTTAGAAGTTGTGGTTCTTTAAGATGATTATTGTGACTACACCGAGAATGTAGTCAAGGGAAATTATTTTCTACATGGTGATTTCCTCCTTTCCGAGTGCGATTTGTACTACTAAGCACTCTATGAAGCCCAGTATCTTTTCTCTTTTGTTAGAGTTGATACTGGGCTTTAACAATGCTTAGGAATTGAAGGTGTTCCAGTAGTAATACATCGCTCTATCGAACTCTGTTACTGCGGCTTTCAGGTCAGTGCTGTCCTTTAAGAGAGAGATTAACTTTCCCTTTGCTCTGTCAAGACGATACATATCATTGTTCTTGACAGCATTATAGCCATCATGATGAATGATATGATACACCTTCATTCGCATCTCCGTATTCACTTTTTTTGATTCCTTTCGCTCCTTTCTCAAGGGAGACTTTAAAATTTATTATTGCCGAGACTTGTGGAATAGGACTCATTTGTTTATACTCGTTGAATCCTTTAGAGACGAGTTGAAGAAGAATTATTCCTTAGTCAAAGGAATATTCGTATTCCTGACCATAGAAATTTAATACATAACCATTTTCGTCAGATTCGACGAGAACGGCGTTTTCAATAGTCTCGTTAATGGTTTTTTCAACCAGATGGTTGCAAAATTTTACGCAACTAAGACCAACGAGAACGATGATGATGAGAGTGATGATGAATTTTTCTTCCTTGTTGATGTGTTTCATTTTCTTTGACTCCTTTAAAGATAAATATATTTAAAGCTGGCTAATGATTACTCACTAACCAGCTTTATTACTTGAAATTACATTTTTTTACTTACTTTTATTTAGTTTTTATATTATTTGTCGTAGATTTCGGGGTACGAAAATTAAAAAAAATGAAAAAAATTTTTCAAAAAAATCAAAAAAAATTATTTTTCCAAAGCCTACTTAATATTATCCAGATTCTTGTTTATCAATTCTACTTTGTCCAAGAAATCATAAACATCAAGTCCCATTTTCATAACATTACAACTAAAACAGCATGGTACACAATTATCTTTTGAATACCCTTTGTTAGAATCAACTCTATCTATTCCACAAAACTAATCTTGATATTGTTTGCTAATAGAATATCCCCCACAATAGAAACATGGCTATTTAGTAAATTTATCAAATTCTTCTTCTGTAAATTCCAATTCACAATCTTTACTTTTTGCTCGATTTTGATAAAATTTATATCTTTCATGAGGGCTTTTTTCTTCAGGAGTCATTGGTATAACTGGATGCCTTGGATTGCATTCTAAGCATACTGGATTTTTTCTTGCTTGTAGCGAACTTCTAAAACAAGAAGCATCTTTCATTTCTCCACATATTTTACATTTTCTTTTTAAAATATTTCCATTTTCATCAGTTATGACTTCATTAGTATCACATCCGAATTGATGACAAGCTTTTCCAACTGAAGAAGAACTTAAGAGCACATTCCGAAAACGAATTACTTTTGTCTTTAATATACATTGGCATTCACACAACCATTCACACTATCTATCAGTTAAAGTAGGGTCCTTTGTTATTTTCTCAACAACTTTTAATTTTCCATAAATCTACCCAATTTCTATTTTCTTTGAAGAAATAAGTTTTACACAATCTTTGCAACAAGAACTTTTACCTCTTACAAGATTAGCTTCAATAACATCTTCAACTTTACCACATTCTGTTCCATCGTTTAAAATATGATGGCAAACACATCTCCATGTACGTCTAGTATATATAGTAGATTTATTTTGATATGGTTCGCCTTCTTCAAGAACTTCCCAATCTCCAAAGACTTGTCCAATTAAATCATATTTTTTTCTTTGATGTTTAATTTCAGTACTATTATTTTCTTTCCAAGAGTTAACTTTTTGTTGAACCCAAGTATTTTTATTGCTTTTATATTTAGAGTCTGTATGACCTTTTTTATTATATGGATTATATTCAGTAGGATAAGTTTTTAAATATTGCGCTAATAATTTATATTCATTTCCATCTTTATCAACACAATCCCACTAAACTAATGAATGTCCACTTTCTGTAATATATTTTTCCTCACTCTATTTTACTACATGAAACATTCCAAAATCTTTACCTGTTAAATCAATTATTTTTCTACCCATAAAAACACTCCCTTTCAAATTAATAACAAAGATATACGGACAAATTATCTTTATATCTTTTCTCAATTTACATTATAACATACTTTTTAAATCTTGTCAAGTACTTTTTTAAAATTTTTTTAAAAAATAAAAAAATTTTTTAATCGCTAAAATGTAAATTCCCTATTCCCGACAAAAAAAGGATAGAAGCCATCAAAGCCTCTATCCTTAATTCGTATCATCATACATTCACATATTCACTCTTCCCTATTCTCATATATTAAATATGCCCTTCTTCCATAACATTCAGCAAATCACTCCAAAATGCCCAATCCCATTTCTTACTTCCAATATCTTTTTCTCTCAAACCAATACCATTTCTTTCTTTTTCAACATAATCTTTCATCACACTCAAAACTTTCCCATTAATAACCAAACTTGCTTTATCATCCCACAAAAACTTCCTATATCTCTTACCCTTATTTCTATAATTCTTCTTCTCAGCACGTCTCATTTTGAAACCATGCATTTTTTTCCAACCATTACTACAGAACAGCAAAGCATCATTATCAGTAATCTTACCATTCTGATACGCAAAATTCAGCACTTGAACAAAAGGTCTACTATCATTTCTAGCTTTAAGTTCAAAATATCTTTTAATAGTATCATTCATAATTTTACCCTCTCCTTTTCTTTCTACATTTTTATGCCCATCTAACTTTATATCCATTTAATCAATTATTAATATAATTAAATTTCTTTCTAAATTCAATTCCAAATCCAAACCATCAAAATTATTCGACTTTCGACTTAAAATTAAAAATAGGAAGAAATTTTAATTATATTTGTTTATAATTCAACCTAAATTACTCTTCAGTTGTATTAACTATAACATCTTCGGCCCCATCAGTAATAATAACAGGACAGTTAACCCAGTCCATAGTGCCATCACCATTGTCTCTATAGCACTTAACATTTACATTTGGTTGTTTTAAAGAATAAGATTCAGGTTTAATATCCTATTCCTTTTCAACACTAATAGTGTTTCTAACCTTTTCAACATTGCTACCAATCTTATTAACAACATCATTCATATTATTTTTACCATCTTCATTCTTACCATTAAGTAAAATCCAACTTTTTTTACTCCACTGGTTTTTAATCCAATGACCTTCACTAATTGTATCTTGAGCAAATTTAAAAGTACGAATCATGCAAAGATGCTCAGTTAACTTAGTAGAGAAGCACTTAAAATTAAAATGAGAATCATATTCAAGAATTAAATCTTGGATACAGTGTAAATTTGCAAAATCATGTTTTCTATCTTCAAAGGAAGCAATAATTTTATTAGCTCTAGTTTTATAAGCATCATAATCTTTCCAAAAGAACTGAAAATCTTCATCAATGCTTTCCTAAGTTATATAAGCATCTTCTTTGGATACATAGCTAAAAATATGTTTACCACCAATGACAGTCACATCGTCTTTGTGGTCATTCTTATAACAATCCCAGCCAATTTTGATTTCACGAACAGCTTCCAGTTTATCACCTTTGTATTCATTTAGATATCCCGCATCTTGAATATGTTTATCATTTTTAAGATAAACCTTTGCATAGTGAACAATACAATCAAAATCAGCACATAGATTATATCCAAATTCCAAAGTTTCACAAATATCTTCCTAAATAGAAATTAATTCATCAAGCTTTTGACATTGCTTAATAGCATAATATTTTTTAATAATATTCATTATTATCTCCTTTCACTTTACATACCTTCTTCGTCGCAACTCTCATCACCGCTATTACACTTAAACAGCTTAAACTCATCAAGAAGGCCAATAAGTCTATCATAGCTTTCATTATTAGTTTTGCTCAAATCTAAATTAACAGTTTTAGTTTTAAGCAATTCAGAAGTAACTACAATAAACTTAAGTAAAAGAACATCGCACTGTTTCATTTCGTTAATTCTAACATTAACAATGTTAGCGTACTTATCTTTTCTTGCTTCTCGATTGTACAAACTAATGATATCAACAGTAAAAGTGATAGCATCATTACAATTCATTACATTACTCTTAAGTCTAATAGTAACTTTAGCTTCACGATTAGTTTCACTATGTGAAGTAAATTCAACATTACAATAATTTAAAATGTAATGCTTTTCTGCATACCAACAATTATAATATATAGAATTAAGAGTTGGATACTTTGCTTTAATTTGTTCACAAGTTAATTCACACAGAGGAATTTCAATTTCTTCTTTTAAAAAAGTCTTGCTTTCTTCTTTAATTTTCTTTTCAATATTTAAATTCATATTTTTAGTCTCACTTTCTTTATTTTCTAAAGTTTATATTTAGTTTCATATTTAGTTTTTATTTACCCCTCATCGAAATAAATCCTCTTTATATATAAAATTATTAACTTCTTTTGTTAAATCAACTTTTGTACCGTTATTATTAATAACATAGTCATAAGCAATTCCTGACTTACTTACGCCATCATCAGCATGATTACCATATTTACTATTTTCATTTAAAACTTTTCTCTCAACTTTAATGGTTTTACAATAAATTCCTTTTCCACGACAATATTCTTTAATCCATATAATATCTTTATCTTCTCTTGCATGTAAAAATAGAATTTTTCTATTAAAAGTAATAAAATGATATACTTCTTCAATTTTTTCTTTGAGATATTTATAAGTTACATTATCCCAATAATCAAGCATATCTTTTAATTCACAAAGGAATCGTCTATCCATAGGTCGTTTAGTTTTTTCATCCCAACCCATTAAAGAAGCCCACTTTTTAGCAGGAGCAGAAGTGTAATATTTATGGACAAGACAATGAGGGTCAAAATTATTCATAGCTGTCCAGACTAAATCACAAAAAGTATCTTTACCAGACCCACCTGAACCATTTATAATATAAACTTTAAAATAAGCCATTAATTTCTCCTTAATTTAGTATCAAAAACGAACTTTTGAACTACTGTGCCACTGGTGGGACATACTCATCTGGAATAATGTTTCTTGGATGATTTCTTCTTGGAATGATTATTATTAGAAGAAATAGTAGTAGTGGTGATAGTAATGGTGCTGTCAGAAGAAGATGTAGTATTATTCTTCTTAATAACTTCTTTCTTACCATCAAGTCCAACAATAATAATATCTTCATTCTTAGTATTAAGAATAACAAAAGGTCTTTGAACGCCACAACAATTCTTTTCAGCAGCTTCAAGAGCAGTAAGAATATGCTGTTCAGGAGTAAAATCTTTCATGTATTTAGTAGTGGCGTAAAGACTTCCCTTAGCTGTTACTTCTCCACAACCAACAGCAGAATAACCAGATAGAGGTTCAAGAACAGAATAATCATTCTGAATTTCATAAAGTTTTCCATCAATACCGACTAAGAAATTACCACCTTTATCTCCATTATCCTTAATGCCATTTTCAAAAAGCGTAATAATATTAGGAATAAAAGTAGTAACCATATATTCATGATTTACTTCGGTTTCGCCAGAAGGGATTTTATATTTATCAATTTCAGGAAATAAAGTCTTGCTATATTTAAGCAAATCAATATGTCTAAAGGTAGAAGTACTACCCATAACAACATTTTTTAAAGTAGTATTTCTGAATACTTTAGGATTAGATTCGACATCTTGAGTATAGCCATTACTACCAAGGCTATCAGCACCAATCCAAGTAGTATTATTTTTCTTATCAGTAAAACCAACGATACAGGTCATAATTAATTTATCCTTTTTTAATCATTTTTTAATTCTTCTTTTAATTTATAAAAAGTTTCGTTATTACAGATATTTTTTTCAATTAATTTCAATTTTACTAAACTTTCCAAATATTTTCTTAAAGTAGTTTCAGAAACAGAAGAAATTTTTGAGAGTGACTTTATAGTAAACACTTCTTTATTAAGCCACCCGTTAGGAAAGGCTTTATTTAAAGCTTGATTTCTATTAATTTTCATTTTTAAAAGTAAATAAATATTTAACATAGTGTCTACTTTCATTTTTTCTTTGTGTTTATTTTTTAAGCAATAATTCATAATTATTAAATATTCTTTAAGAGATAACACTGTAAATTTCCCACTGATATTTTTATATACTTCAATAGAAAGTGTATATTGAGGAAATCTTTGATATTTATCATATAATTTCTTTTTTTCAATATTAATAATATCAACAGCTTTATCTATTTGAAATTCACAATGATTAAAATAATCAGAATATTTGGGGATATCAATTACTGATTCGCAAATGACTTTTTTCTTTGAATCAACAATAGTATTAGAGAATAAATACAAGCAAGAAAGAATTTTATCAATTTTAGTAGCTTTACTTTTTTGATTTTCTTTTTTATCATCTATATAACATTCTTGCAAAAATAAAATACTACTATTTACTTTTCCTAATAGATTTTTATTAATAACAAGAAATAAATAAGTTAAAATGGCATATGAATTAATAGCATTAGAAATTTCTATAATTCCATTTGGAATAGCAATATAGGTTTCATCTTCATTTTTAAGAATAATTTCGTTATTATTTTTAGTCATAGCATACTCCTATTTTTAGTGTTTTTATATTATCATGATTTTTTTCTCTTGTCAAGTTCTTTTTGAAGTATTTTTATTAAGTATAGAGTTTTTAAGATAAAAGTTGCATAAAATGCCAAGCGATGCACATCGCGCGGCATATTGTGTTTTTTCTATATATATAGTGTTATATTCTACAAAGCAAAAAGGACGGCAAAAAAACCTTGAAAAATAGAGGAGAAAATAACTTTTTTTTACAGATTAAAAAGGTATGATTAAAATTAGCCTATTTTTAGATTTTTCAAAAAAAGAGCTTTATGTAGTCATACATTTTTAATCTGCTTCTTCTCCTTTGATAAGAAACATAGCATAAAGCACTTTATTTGTCAATGGTTTTTACGATTCCACAAAAAAAGTTAAGTGAAGAGATTGACAAAAACAGAAATATGTGTTACAATTCAGACAAGTAAAAAGACAAGTGATAAAACTTGTGATAAAAATATAGAAAGAGAGGTACAACAATGTATAATTCTTAAGCAAAAAAGCAATGCAAAAGCATAGATGAATACATTAAAGCAACCGATGGAGATTGTAAAAAATATAGATATAGACCTTAATAAGAGGACAATTTTTTTAGATGTGGATGATGTTTTGTTAGATAGTTCAGTAACAGTAGTAAATATTTTAAATTAGCGATATGGTCTAAATAAGACTTTAGATGATATGTTTGACTGGGGATATAAAAGTATTTATAGAAATTTAACTAAAGAACAAGTTAGTGAAATCTATGAATCAGAAGAATTTTGGTCATCAGTTAAACCAAATGAAACACTAATGAAAGTTTTAGAAGATTCTGAAAATGATGAAAGAGGAATCTGGCAACAATATAATTGGATTTTACTTACTAAAGGCTCAAAAGAATCTCTACAGAAAAAACTTGATTATTTAAATAAGATTCCTTTTTTTGAACGCAATCAATCGAAATGGCGGTATTTTGGATTAAGTCATGGAGAAAAGAAAGAAGACGTTCATATGTTAGGACGGATTCAAATTGATGATAATTATAGTTTTCTTAATAGAACTGATGCAGATTTAAAGATTTTAGTAAAGAATGGTAAAGAAACAAGATTTAATCGACCTAAAGTTGAGACTGAGAATCTTGAAAATTTATATATTGTAGATAATATTTCCCAAGTTTTTGAAATTTTAGAATTTATAACAAAATTAGATACTGAAGATATTGACCTTGATGGTTTTGATATTATGGATATGATTACCGAGGTTAGTCAAATTATTTAAAATTCCAGCGAAGGAAGGTAACTAAGTGCGTTTATTTTACACCGTTAAGCTTAACAGTGCATTAATTAAAGAAAACGGCTATAATTTAGACATTAGTTTTCAAGATTGTTTAAAGAGCAATCTAATTGTTTCTTTAGCAGATAGTCAAATGCTAAAGAGTATTCGTGATATAACTGGTTAGAAGATTGATAGAGTACAGCTTGAAGAATGGTACTCTGAAAGAGATAGATTAAAAAGAAAGAAAAATAGCAAAATAAACCGTGAAAAAATAAAAGAATTGCAAAACAAAATTTATAACATGATGTATATTCCTGAATATATTACTGTTACAATGGACAGCGTAAAGGAATATGAAAAGATTTATAAAAAAGGTTTTGTGTTCAATGGGAAAATTTACAAAAGGCTTTCTTGTTCTGCTTCTCAAGCAAGAGTTAGCACAGTTGTTTTTTGTGATGAAACCATAAAAACAGAATTAAAAAGAAGACTTGATAATGGAAGAGATTTAAACCATCCATTAGCTCCAAGTAAATATAATGCGTATTTTGGTTTATATTCAAGCGCAACCAAAGAAGTAACAAAGCCTCGTTTTTGTGTTGTACCCGATTACTTGGAAAATAAGATGGTTGATGTTGATTTTATTATTGAACAACCTGTAGACCAAGATGATATTATAGAACCAAGAACAATTGATATTGAATTTAACAGATTTGATGGTTCTGGATTAATTAGCCCCCAAATGGCTGAACAATGGGGAAAAGACCTTGGAGAAGATTACACCCCCTGTCAATTCTGTATTAGATATGCATTTACTAAAGGAATGGTAAATGAATTTGATTTTATAGAATGGTGCAAGGAAGAAAACAATGGTAATTATTTAATCAAGGATGTATATGGTAAAATTCGAGATTTGAGAGAAATAGATGTTATCCTTACAGAGGGGCAAGTTAAATTATGGGACAGTTGGGATTCTCAAGAAAGTTTGGAAGAGAACGGAGATAAGAATGGAATTTATTTCGGGGTAACTAAATATACTCCAAGAGAAGATAAAAAAGTTCTTACTATGAATTATCAATTCTTGCAAACTTTAAATTTATCTAATGAAAATATTAAAACCTTATGCCAAGATACAGTAGATTACATTTCTGGTGTAAGTGGAGATAATATTTACTATACACTTTTATATTTAATGGGAGATAGCTATGATAAAGAGCGCATCTCTAAATTTATGAATAATAGTGAAGATTATTGGTTAAAAAGTTTAATTCTTAATCAAACTTTGATTAATGACAAATATTCCAAAGAAAAAATTAGAGATTTAATTGCAAAAAGAATTCAATTAGCTTGTTTAGGTAAAATAAATTGTGAAGGTAATTTTAGCGTAATTGTTCCTGATTCATATGGCTTAATGCAATGGATTACTGGTCAGAAAGTAACAGGATTGCTTAAAGAACGGGAATTCTATATGAATTATTGGGCTAAAAAGGATGAAGAAAGAATTGCTTGCGCAAGAAGTCCAATGACTCATTTTAGCGAGTGGTATATAGCGAAGAATAAATACAAACTTGATAAAGATTATCGTTACATTTTTTCATCTGAGGAAGTAATTGATAGAGATATGCGGATGTCTGACGAAGAAGTTGTCAGAAAAATAGAGAAATATTTTAAATTTTCTTATACTGGTATGATAACTAATATTCATGGTATTTACACGATGAATTTTTCTGGCAGTGATTTCGATATGGATATTGCTGCAAATTTAGTAAGACCAGAAGTTATCAACGGTAAATTTCCCAATCAAAGAGTAGTTACTTACCAACCTAAAAAGCCACATAAAAAAATATTCACAGAAGATGATTTATTTTCTACTGACACTTTCAGTTTTGGTACAAGAATTGGTCAAATCACTAATGTCTCAACTACATTTTGTGCCTTAATTGCAAATTTTGAAAAGGGAACTCCTGAACGTAATTTACTGGAAGATAGAGTTAAAATGTGTTGCGGGAGTTAGAGCCGCTAGATTGATAAGACGAAAATTGGAGAAAATGTCAAGGCCGAAGCAACCATTTGGAAACAATATCAGCATCACACTAAAGATGAAACTTTAGAAGAAAAAGAGAAAAAGGATTTTTATAATAGAATTTTAGCAGAAAAGAAGCCTTATTTCTTTAAATATAAATATAACAAAACCAACAAAGAGTTAAGAGATTTCATTAATAAGAGTAACGAAGATTGCCAAATTAGATTTGCCATGACGTTAGATGAACTTTTAAACAAAGATGAAAACGAATTAACTCAAGAACAGAAAGACTTTATAAATTATTATCATTATTATTACCCTGTTATAGATTCTCCTTGTGTAATGAATAAAATTTGTAAATATATAGAAAGTATAGATTTTCAAATCAAGAAAAAGATAAAGTCAAATGGAGATTTTGATTATAAATCTTTACAAAGTAAGGACTTTGTTTTAAATAGAGCTTTATATCAACAGATTTTAGAAAAAGTTGTCAACACAGTTAAGAGCTGGGAAGAAAAAAGGAAGCAAATTTACTCAAACATGGTTACAAGAGTAGGCTTCCAAGAGAATCTTGATAGAGAAATTTTATATCAAAATTTAAAGAACGAGCTAGAAGATATTTGTTCAAACTCTGAGCAATTGGCTAATCATTTAATATATTTATTTTATGTTGATAAACCTTCTTACAATAAGAATATTTTATGGGCTGTTGCTGGTAAACAAATTTACGAAAATTTAAAAGGGAAGACAACTAGTTTTTATTACCCTTTAAAGAATGATAATGGCTCTTTGAAATTCTTATATGATAATTTTTCTATCGAGAGATATTTAGTTAGTGATTTAGAAGGAGAAGAAATAACAAATGATTGATATATATGATGAAGTTGGTTATATTAAAAATGTATTGCAATCAGGTCTTTCTTAGAAAGAATGGAAAAGAGATTTAATTCTTCTTATTAGATATTACAAGCTTGAAGGAAATAAAAAAGCAGAAGCCAAGTTAAAAGCTAAAGAAAAATGTGAGCGTTATGTTGTAGGCTGGAACAAAAATGTTCATTATGCGACTTTTAACAATATTTTTGAAAAGGCTTGGAAAAAGGAAGACCCTTTAAGACAAATTAAGCAAATAGAGTTTTCTAAGGAAGTGTTAGATTGGTTTTTAAATTTAAGTGAAACCAGTCTAACCCAAGAAGAATTAGAATCGTTAAGAAGCAGAAGGTCAAATGTAAAAATTACCAAGAACCCCATGAATATAAGAAGAATACAATTTCTTTTTACTATTTTTGTGTGGGTAAAAGTTCAAGAAAATTATTTGGAAAAGCCAGATAGAATTTATTGGACTGATAGAGACCGAAAAAGGTTTAAACAAGACGCTGGTCTAACGGCAAGTTTTTCTTTAAAAAACGAGAGAAATCTATTGTATGATATGGGATATATAGATATAAATCATGGGTTAGGTATCCTTCCCAAGTTTATGAATAACGAAGTTTTTTAGATTCCCGTCACAGATAAAAATAGAATTTTATTAAGCGGCGATGATTTATATAATTGCGGAAATTGGATAAAAAGTCAAAAATATCCGCATTATAGATGTGAAAACTGTGGTAAATTGGTTATTTATAAACCTAATAAAGCTGGTGGTAGGCCACCAAAATATTGCAAAGAGTGTGCTAACAAAATAAGAAAGTTAAGAATTTTTAAAGAGCGGCAAAATTTAAGAAAAACAAAATGCGTTAAATGTGGTAAAGAAATAGAAATACATAAATTTGCTCACGTTTCTACTGCAATGTGTAGAGAATGTTACAACAAAGAAAAAAATGGAGAAGAATAAAAAATACTATCTGTTTTTCTTATGCGCAAGTAAATTAAAAGAGTCTGATATTACTGGATTAAAAGAAGTTGCAATAACATATAAATGGATTGGTTGCATGAAAATATCTAACAAATTATTTAATAAAGCTAAAAATAGTTTGCTAACAGAAAAGGATTGCTCTTTATTAAAAGAAAAGAGTCTAGGTTTATTTTGCGAAGCTTTAAAAAGAAAAGGATATATCCATAATATTACACTTTATAATTCTTTTTATTTTAGAGAAGTTAAATTTTTAAGATGGGAAGAATGTTCTTTTGAAGAAATAAATAATTACTTGTCTTTTTTCATTAAAGAATATCACACAATTACAACAACTCAAACAAAAGTCGGAGTAAATTTAAAAGAAGAAATAGTAAAGTCAACTGATGATGAGTTTGTTGGCAAAGATTGGTTGGATAAAGAAGGAAATTGGCTTGTTTATCAGCATTTGAGTCCAAATGGAAAATCTTATATCGGTATTACTCAACAATCTCCACAAACAAGATGGCGCAATGGAGACGGGTATTATAAGCAAAAGAAATTTTATAATGCTGTTAAGAAATATGGGTGGGGAAATTTTCAACACAATATATTAAAAGAAAACCTATGTGAAGAAGCTGCTTCTTATTGGGAAAAGTATTATATTAAAGAATTTAACAGTTATTATAACGGTTATAATGCGACAGAAGGTGGCTTAAATGAATATTAAGAAAAACACCCTCCTCCGCGAAACTCTATTTTTAAAAGCCGCAATTTATATGGCAAAAACGACCATTTTTCAAAAAACAGTGAAAAAATTAAAGGAGAGAAGAAGTAAAATCTCTTCAAATTTAAAAAATAAAAAAGGATTGATAATTTATATGATTAAGGTTTCTAAATACGAGCGTAAAGAATTAGAGAGAGTTGGTCTTCTTAAGGATAGACGTATTGGGCTGAACCCGCAGGATGCTAACTATACTGTCACTAATAGAGAACATGTTGGTCGCGATAAGACTATCTATGTTGCTGAAGAGCCTGAGATTATGCTTTTCCTTGGAAAGTATGATGACCTCAATCTTCAGAGAATTAGTGTAAACCAGTATAAGAAGCTTGTTGATAAGGGTATTCTGACTGATGAGAATACTCAGAAGTGGGGCGAATACAAGGTTAACGCTATTTGCTTCCAAGATTCTTATGGTGTTTATCGTTGCAAGAAGATTTCTAAGATTATGCTTGAACTGGGTATTTGGAGTAATAACAAATCTAGGGGAGGCTACAAGTTCGTGCCGAAGGTTGTTGAAGCTCATACCGAAGATTGATAGAAACTGTTTCTAAAATTTTTAGAAAAAACTCTTGACAAGTACATAAAAGTATGTTATATATAATCATGTCAAGGGAAAACCTTGATATTCAAAGGTTTAAAAGGAAATTTTAAAATTAAAATTTAAAAGATTTAAAGGAGTATTTAATATTATGGTTAAGAATGAATTTATTGCTGCTATTAAGGGCACTGAGGTTTGTGCAGATATTTCTAAGAAGGATATTGAAGCTGTTATCAAAGGGATTGATGAAGTTATTACCAATGTTGTTGCTTCTGAGGATAGTGTTAAGCTCGGAAGCTTGGGCGTTTTCTCTGGTTACACTCGTCCCGCTAAGACTGTTAGGAATCCTCGTGATGGCTCTAAGGTGGAAGTCCCTGAGAAGCATGGTTATCCTAAGTTCAAGTTCTCTTCTAACATGAAGAAGTGTGACTAATTACAAAGTAGATTTCTTTCGGATAAAGAAGTCTGTATAAATTAAAAGTTAGCTCCAAGTCATCTCGGTGGCTTGGGGCTTTTCTTATATATAGGTGATATAATGACAAGATTTAGACTGATTAAAGCAATTATGGAAGAAACTGGGTACGATAAAGAAACAGTTGCTAATGTAATTGAATCTTTAGAGTATAAAATTCTTGATACTATTGCTATGGAAGATTAGCTTGATTTTGTGTTTGGTTCTATTTATGGAACCACTAAACCATCTCATAAAATTACTGGCTATGTTTCTGTTCTTCCCGAAATTCAAAAATAGAAGGCATGGTCTTCTGCCTTTTTAGGATATCCAATGATTAAGTTTAGTAGAGAAGCCAAGAATTGTGATAGAGTTTATGCAAATGAATTCTTTGCTTGGCCTGAGAATAGATATACTTCGTTAGCTAGGAAGTATAGACAAGACGTTGGTGAACCTGAAATTCCAGAATATGAAGGTCTTCCTGAAGAAAAGATTTAGGAATTATGTCAAAAAGCCGATGAAGAAAAGAAAGGTCCTCAAACTCCTCATCAAAAAGTAAGAGAAGCAAGCAACGAAAGAAAGAAAATTAGACGGCAAGAAGCTCGTAATGCTTTGATGAGGCAAAAAGATTTAGAAAAGCAAAGAGCAAATGGTATTGCTGAAGAAGATTTAGTTGAACGCCCTTACGAAGATATTATAGAGGACATGAAAGCTGAATGGTGGGAAAAGCACAAGGATTACCAAAGACTTTGGGAACCTTATCTTGCTGACCCAACAAGAGTTCAAAAGAAACATGAACAGCAACTTAAACATAGAAAAGAATATAATGAGTGGATTAAACGTCAAGCTGAACTTAAAAAGAAACGCAGTGAAGTTTGGCAAGGTGAAATAACAGATGACGGAACAATAGTTGAGACAAGCGACAGTTGATTAGTTTAATAGATGGCTTGGTTGGAGTCAATCTAATGAAAAGTATAAAATAATTGTCGATATTTATAATAAAATAACTCCTCTTCCTGCAAGTCATAAACTTTTGTATACAGAACCTTGGTGTGCTGCTACGGTGTCTGCTGTAGCGCAAAAAATGAATTTAACTAATTACATTTATCCTGAATGCAGTTGTAATAGAATGATTGCTCTATATAAAAAGTATAATAGATGGGAAGAGAATGATGCTTATAAACCCCAACTTGGAGATTTGTGTTTCTATGATTGGGATGATAATGGCGTTGGTGATTGTACTGGCGAAGCTGAACACGTTGGAATGGTTTATGAAGTTTCTGGAAATTCTTTTAGAGTTATAGAGGGAAATTATTCTAGTGAGGTTAAAATTCGCTCGATGAAAGTCGATGGTAAATATATTAGAGGATTTGGTTTACCTGATTATGCTAAAGCGTGTATTGGATATAAACAGCCTATTTATGAATCGAAAATAAAAACAATCGCAGGACAAGTGCCTTATTTACACAAAGGCTCAAGCAATGAAGCTGTTAAAGTGGTTAAGTTACTCTTTAATAACTTAGGATTTAATTCAGGTGATGATTCACTCTTCGATGAACGTCTTGAAGCCGTAGTTACTCAATATTAGAAAATGTACGGTTTAAGACAAAATGGCGTTGTAAGTAGAGATGTTTGGTTGTTATTACTTCAAGGTAAACCTAAAAAATAAATTAGTAAAAACCAAGAAGTGTTTATTTATTAAGAGAAGGATGGTGAATTTTTATGGCTGCACCCACTCGCAGGAAGTCTCTTAAAGCTCTAATCAAGGAAGTGACGGTTGGATTAGCCAACACATTCCGTAATAATATTAATGAGAACAATAAAAATATTGCGGAAACAGTGGATAATTTACCAGACATTGCAATTAGCAAGGAACAACCTACTGATTAGAAGGCTGGAGATTTTTGGTTCCAAATTATTGAATAATAGAGATTTGTGAGTCAATAAGATTAAAAGGATTAGAAGGTGTTAAATGGCTAAATTAACTAATGCTAGGGCCAAAGCTAACATCGCAAAGGAACAAAAAAGATTAGACGCAATTCAAAAGAAATTAGAAACCCAAAGGAAAAAAGAAGAATTCGGAGAATCTTGGAAATATTCTTTGAAAGATGAACATAAACAGGCTCTTAAAGAAATTGTTGGCGATATAGGAACACCAAGTCTTAAAGATACTGTTGATTATAATACTTTTTTTGACCCTATCAATTTTTATAAAGATGAAGATGGCACTGTAAGACAGCTTGATTACAAGAAGTATACTGAATATGAGGAAGCTTATCAAGAAATTATTGATGACTGTGATAAAGTTATTAATGATGAAATTGATACTTCTAAAGATTCTGCTTCTGATTAGCTAAGTGAACAGTTAACTAAGAAAAAAGAAAAAAGAAGAGAAAAACCTAAACTGCCAGAATATTTACAAAAACTTTATCAAAGTTGGATGAAATATTTTAATAGGTTTGTTCCTTTATATGATAAATATGTATGCTCTTGCTGTGGTAAAGCTTTGCCCCAAGAGAAATATTTTTTAGCGTATAATGAAGGAAATTTAGGTCGTATTGAACCTAATGGTAGAATGCATACTCATATTTGTATGGATTGTTGTAAAAATTTATACGAATATTTGTTTTATGAAAAAGCTAGTAAAGATGGCGAAAAGGCTATGAAGTGGCTTTGTAGCTATCTTAATATATATTACGATGATGTTAGTTATTTCAAAGCCAAGAAAGCTATGGAAGAGAAAGATAGAAAGACTCATATTGTTGAAGAATATATGAATGTCATTTCTCGTAGTGCTACTCTTAAGGGTAAAGTTTTCTTGGAATCTCCTGATGTTGATGTAAGTCAAAATCAAGGTGATTCAAAAGCTGATAAAATAATTAATAGTAAAACAGGTAGTGTGCCTGAAGATTTAGAAGAAGAATGGAGTAAAGCTGACCTCGAAGCTAAAAGACAAGTTATTAAAATGGTTGGTTATGACCCATTTTACTTTGAAGAGGAAAAAAATAGAAAACTGTTATACAAGGATTTGCTTGGTATGATGGAACAAGGCATGGAACTTGATGGATTAAAAGTTCAAGCTGCTATTCAGATTGTTCTTTCTTTTAAAAATATTCGTGAATTAAACGAAAAATATAGAAAGAAAAGTGATGAAGATGCTCCTGTTTCAGAATTAAAAGCTATAACAGATTTGAAAAAACAAGAATTAACGACAATTTCTGGTTTTAGCAAGGATAACGGTTTTGGTGAGCGTTACGCTATTGCTAAAGCTAAAGGTGAAAATAGCTTTACTGGTATTCAGGCAAAGATGAATGAAATGAAATATGAGAAAGCTATTTTAAATAAATATAATGTAGAAACAAGTGCTACTATTCAACAAGCTGCTGATGCTAGTTTTAAGGCTATATTTAATCAGTTGAGCTTGAGTGAAGCTGAAGTTTATAAAACGTGTCAAGACCAACTTAAAAAGCTCGTGGAATTACAAAGAGAAAATCTCACTCTTCAAGAAAATTTACGTTTAGCTAAACGACAAGTTGCTGAAATGAAATTGGAAAAACAGAGAGACGAACATGAAGCTGAAAATCCGACCAATGAAAGTTGGGGTGGTTATTAATGATTAACTGTACTTATAATTTATGGGATTATGAATTACTTCCTAAAAGGTTGGAAATTTTTGAAAAATATACTAAAATTTTACAATGGGGAAGAGCTAATCCTACAAGATTTATAGAGGATTTTTTAAAAATACAGTTAACTGACCATCAGAAGTGGATGATTTTATCGAGTTGGGCACCATCGACAGTGGTTTGGCTTTGCTCACGTGCAACACGGAAAGCGACCAGTTTAGATACTCCTGTATATTTTAAAATAAAAGACAGGGGTAACAAATACGAAAAGAAAACTGTTGGAGAACTTCAAATTGGTGATTTGATATATGATGACCAAGGAGGATTAACAGAAGTTTTACATCTAAATCCAGTTGTTTTTGATGATTGTTATGAAGTGGAATTTGAAGATGGAGATAAAATTAGGTGTAATGCAGACCATTTATGGTATGTTAGAGACGTTAATTTCGACAAAAATAACAAATATGAAAATAAATTTGTAACTCGCTCTACAGATTTCATATATAATCATTTTAATGATAGAAAGAAAAAAGATGGATATAATGATTATAGATTCTACGTTCCTCTTTCAAAACCTATAAAATATCCAGATTATTAGTACTTACCAATACCTCCTTATGCTCTTGGAGTATGGTTGGGAGATGGGACAAGTACAAACAGTGGAATTACCAGCGATAACAATGACTGTCAAGAAATGAAATAGCATTTATTAGATTGTGGAATAACTTCTGTCGAGGTTATTAAACCTTGGGGAAGAGATACTATATCAACTTTATTTCTTGATAGAAAAAAAGGTAATCCTGATTTAACAAAAAAACAACTTTTTACCGAAAAGTTAAAAGATATGAATTTGTTAAGTAATAAACATATTCCTGAACGATATATGTATGCAACAGTAGAAGAAAGATTGGAATTGTTACAAGGGTTAATGGATACTGATGGAACTGTCGATAAGAGAAATGGAAATTGTAGTTTTTCTCAGGCTAATTATGAATTTTGTTTGCAATTATAGAAATTGCTTTCTTCTCTTGGAATAAAATCTACTGTAACAGAAAAGAAAATGCACTATATAAAAAAAGATGGTACTTTAGCTAGGTCTTGGGAAGTGTTTTTTACAACGGGAAAAGATTTCCCTTGCTTTAAACTACAAAGAAAATTGAAATATCTTAAAGATACTCGTTCTGAATACCAAAAGCAAAAAGCTATTATTAATGTTACGAAGACAGAGAAAAAGATTCCTATGCGTTGTATTACCGTTTCTAACAAATCGGGTTTGTTTTTGTGTGGTAATAATTATACTGTAACACATAATTCTTTTATGGCTTCGGTGTTTTTAATGACGAGGGCTTTATTGTTACCTAATACTAACAGTTATATTATGCGGCCATCAGGACGGCAAGCACAAGAGACATTTTAGAAAATGGAAGATATTGCTAAGGGGAATATTGCTTCTCTTATGGGAACATCTTCTGTATTTTTAGATGAATGTGTTAGAATGAATTCAAGTGCAGACCCGTTTACTCATGCTAAAACATCATATTCTGTTAGTTTATATAATGGTAGTACAATTAACACCTTGAACAGTGTTGCAAAAAATATCGTCGGAATCAGGTCAAATATGTCTGTGTTTGACGAAGCGGGTGAAAAGATTTTGCCCTTACTCCTTGAACTGCTGGAACGTCCTTAGAGCTTTATATACTACAGCACAAAGATGAAATATACTTAAATGCGAAAGTTAAAAAATATAAAGATTGGATAATCAGCATCTAAGATTTGAATAAAGTAAAGTTCAACGACTATCTCGAAAGAGAGTAGGAGAATTAAATTGATAATTCTTCGAAGTGGGGAGCACCAAAATGGTGAAGATATAGTCTAAACATTGTAGAAATATGATGAACAACAATAATTGAAAATAGATAGAGATTTCTATGCTCTAACATTACCCTTCACTGTTCAAAACATGAACTTTGTAACTGGTAGTGGTATAAATAATGAAATATATCCTACACAGATGCAAAACAAAAACTTATTCCTCAGTTCTGCTGAAGGAATAGATTCTTACTTATTTGATATGTACAAATTATGTTTTCAAAAGATGTTACTTGGAGACCCTGATTATTTTGTATGTGATATAGACTGTAATTTTAGTTTACATCCTTTTATGAATGGCAAGCCATATTAGGCACAGTTGACTTAGAAGACAGTTGATGATGCTATGGCTACCAACCCATATAGAGCGCAAAGAGAATATTACAACACGTTTGACCACGATGGTGGTGAGGACGTATTTGTAAAGCGCTCGACCGTATTAAAGAATAGTTATTCATACTATCCTGTATACGAAAATAATGGAGAAAAGAAATATATTATATGTTATGACCCTTCTTCAAAGCTGGATAACTCTGTTGTTTTAATAGGAGAAATATTCAGAGACAAAGAAAAAGGTTTAATGTTAAAGCTTGTTAATTGTGAAAACTTAATTGAACTTTTACCAAGCGGAGAAAAAGCAATTATTCAAAAGCCCCAGCAAATTGAAATGATAAAAGACCTTATTATAAATTACAATAAAGGTGCTTTAGATTATGATAACATTGAGCTTGTCTGTATTGATGCTGGTGCTGGAGGTTAATTAAATCCGTGGCCTCCCTATATAGTAATATATAGCAAAAAACGCATTGAACTGCTGGAACATCCTTAGAGTTTTGTAAACTACAACATGAGAATGAAACAAGTCTAAGTGTGAAAGTAAAAAATTACAAAGATTGGATAATCAGCATCTAAGACTCGAAAAGAGTAAAGTTCAACGACCATCCTGAAAAGGAGTAGGAGAAATCCGAAGCGGTGCGCCCCTTTGAATAAAGGGTGAAGATATGGTCTGAACATTATAGAAATATAATGAACAACAAAGAATTGGGCGGATTTGATATTTCTCAGTTCCTTTTAAATGATTGGGTGGGTTCTGACGGAAAGCGTCATTTAGGTCTTATAGATGAAGAAGACCCTTATATGAAGTTGCGTATAGATGATTATCCCGCCAATATAAAGAAATTACAATTGTTTAATTTTAAGCGTGATAAAGTTCAAGCTTACGAAAGAACGCAAGCTGCAATTAACCAAGGATTAGTAATGTTCCCAAAGAGTTTAAATGTTCGTAACGAAATGGAAATTGAAGAAACTCAAGCAGACGGAACAATTACGTTAAGATATGAGAAAGTTTCTTTTGATGAAATGAATTCACTGATTCAATTAGATTTATTGAAGGAAGAAGCTGTTGCAATGCAAAAATATAAAAAACCTAATGGTACTATTCAATTTGATTTGTCTCCTGATGCAAGACAAAAGAATTTCCATGATGACCGTATAGATACATTAGCAATGATGTGTAATCATCTTATGGAATTAAGAGCATAGGAAGTTTTAACTTTGGAAGAAAAGCCAAAAACAGAATTCAAAGAGATGTTTGCAAAGCAAAAGAGTGCGAACAAAACGAGCAGTACGAATCCTTTTAATGGATTAGGTTAGGTAAATCCACTTTCTACTAAATACAGGAGAAGTGGAAGATTTGGCTAATATATGAATAAGCCAATTATATACTATTTAATAAAAATATAAGAGAAAGGAGGAGTAGACCTTTATGCTAAAAATAAATAATGGCGTAATACAACTTACACGTGGCGATGACTGTGTATTGGATTTACAAATATATACTCCTGACAATTAGGAATACAGCCCAAGAGAAGGAGAGAAAGCCAGATTCACGGTTAGAAAGCATCCTCTGAACAATAATGCTACTCCTCCTTTAATCGAAAAAGATTTTGAATTTATGGATATGGCTGATGGTAGTCGTGTTTGGAGAATCAAAATCAAGAGCATAGATACGAAATTTATGACTTATGGCGGTGATTTATACGACGTACAGTTTTGTGATATAAAAGGAAATATAACTACTGTTTGCAAAGGTAAATTTATATTAACTTATGAAATTGGATAATACTCCTTATTAAAGGAAATGAAAGGAGAGTTTTATTTACGATGGTAAGAAGAGATTATAGTGGAATGACACTGATAACGCCTGATTCTCCTAATTATAATAGAGGAGTATTATATGGTGTATTAAATGCTGGAATTGAAGAAGTTCCTGCGAAAGATATGAAGCTTGAAGATTTAAAAGACGTAAAAATATCTGAGAGTGGAGTGGAAGACAAAGATATTCTCATGTATAATAAAGAAGACGAAACATGGGAAAACAAGAATATGGATAAGTATTTGGAAGACAACTTGGTAGATGGTGGTGGAGTCCCACGGTTTTAAAGTAGTCTTTTTCAAATAGATAGCTATTAAAATTGAAATATTAAGATAGCGAATTAAAATATTTTGCAAAACATTTTAATTAAGTAAATAGGAGGTGTAAAGACAAGAATGGCTGATATTAATAAGCTGCAAACGCTCATTCAACTGCGTCGTGGTTTTCAGGCACAGTGGGATGCAGTGGCTAGCACCTATATTCCTAAAGCTGGTGAACCTTGTGTAACTCTTGACGGCAAGAACAAGGGTCAAATTAAAATTGGTGATGGCACTTCTACATGGGGAGAGCTTAAGTACGTTGGTGTCAATGAAGGTGTTATGCATTTTATTGGTACTGTTGCTACGAAAGCTGAATTGCCTGAAAGTGCCGAAATTGGTGATATCTATCAGGTAACTGAAGATAGTAAGATGTATATTTGGGATGGTGATAGCTGGGAAATTTTCCATGCTGTTGACCTGAGCAATTATTACACCAAAGAAGAAACCTCTAATCTTGTAACTGTTGAAATTAACAACGTAGTAGAGAAGATTGATGCTGTTGACAAGAAAGTTGATAGCGTAAGTGAGAGCGTTGCCGAAGTGAGCAACAAGCTTGATGAGACTTCTAAGAAATTGGAAGAGATGGGCGAAGAGCTTACAAAGGATTATGCTTTAAAGAGTGACCTTGATGTTATTAAGGTTTATGGTGATAGTGCTTCTGATACTTCCATGGAAGTTGATGGACAGAAGTATAATACTGCCAGTGAAGCTATTGCTGCTGTAAGTGATGGTGGTACGATTAAGCTGAGTGGTGGTCTTGGTGCTGATGAAGTGATTAATGCTGACAAGAAGTTTACTCTTGATATGAACAATGCGGTTATTGTTGATAATGAGAAGACTCCTGTTAATGTTAGTGTTAATGGTGCTTTGACTCTTACTGGTAACGGTAGTGTTGAATGTAACAAGCATGGTAAGCCCGCCATTAATAACAATGGTAGCTTAACTATTGAGAATGGTAGTTATACTCGCAGTGTTGATGAAAAGAACAATTCTTATTATACTATGGTTAACCATGGTAATATTGTAATTAACGATGGTATTTTCCAAGCGCCTCGGGTAGTTTCGAGCATGATTGAGAATGGCTATTATGATTATGCTAAGGATTACAAAGCTGGTGAAATGGCTGAGTATCCTGAGTTGACTATTAACGGCGGTACGTTCATTAATGCTTTCTATGTTATCAAGAATGATGACAATGGTAAGGTCTACATTAATGATGGTAACTTCTATGGCACTATCTTTAATAATGGTTATGAGATGGTTATTAAGGGGGGGAACTTCAAGGTTAGTGATGGTACTTATAACATTGGTATGCGCAAGCTGAACGATGCTATGAACTCTGGTAAGTTACTTATTGAGGGTGGTACGTTCATTAGCAATGGTGAAGTTAACTTCAAGCACAATGGTGGCGGTGACGAACCCGAAGTTGTTATTAAGGGTGGTAAATTCAGTGCTATTGTACCTGACAATTATATTGCAGAGGGCTATGAACAGAATTATGTTGATGGTTACTATGTAGTAAGTGCGAAAGCTTAAGGAAGGAGGGTGACTAATGTTTAAGTTAGCATATGTAGATAAGAACAAGATTGATAATAGTATTGCACAACAAGTCATCCCCGAAGAGAGCTTGATTGTGACGAACAGTGAGGACAAGAGTGCCGAACTGAGCTATTATGATGAAAAAGGAAACCTGAAGAGTATTGTGAAGAAGACTCAGTTTTCGAGTCTTGCAGAAGCGCAGTACTGGATTGCTAAGTATGGCAATTATGAAGGTGAGACCATAAATATTTTTGAGAATGGCAAGTGGAACACATACACTGTTGATGACAGTGGCATGAACCAGATAGTTTATCAACAGGATGTTGTTTCTCTGTTGGACGATTTAATTATTGATGGTGGCGGTGCTCCAGAAGCCTAATTAATAAAGGAAGGGAGGACTACCAATGGCAAAAGTAATTAATACTGTTATTAAGCTTCGTAAGGATAAAGAAATAAATTACCAAAAAGTAGAGAATAGTTTTATTCCTGCTAATGGTGAAGTATGTATTGTAGATACTGAAGAATATGGTTTAAGAGTTAAAGTTGGTAATGGTGTAGACAACTTTAAAACTTTGTCCTACCAAGATAATAACAACAATGTAGTTTTGAACGGTTATTTCCTGAATGATAAATTCTATACTGACAGTACTTATACTAAAGAGTTAGAGTAGGGAATTAACCATTTGTATATTGACAAAAATTCTAATAGTAGTATCTTTGTTTGGACTGGTACTGAATTTAGAAACGTAGCTCCTGAAGCTACCGATACTGTTGCTGGTATCATGAAGTTGTATCAAGAAGCTGGAAACAATTCTGATGGTACAATTTCGCAAAAAATTATTACCGAGGGTGTTAATTCTATTGCTCTTAAGCTTAACGATTCTGACACAGAATGTTTGGAATTAGATTTACCTTGGGATTAATATATGAACAATTAAATAAACTAATTAAACGATATTGAGTTTTGTTTTTAAATCTTTGAATAAGAAAAGGAGATTCTATTATGGCTGATATTTCTAAAATTAAGCTTGCTAACGGCACAACCGTTACTTTGAAGGATGCTCAGGGTCGTGCAGATATGACTACCATTCTTGGTGGTCATGCTCTTGAAGCTCTCGGTGCTGCTGCTTGGAAAGCTGTCGCTGCCAATATTTCTGGCGAAGGCCTTGTTGATGCTGCTACCGTTAAGGATTATGTTGATGGTCAGGTCGGTGCTATTCATAGTTTCGACGTCGTAATTGACCCCAATGGTACCGCTGCTGGCCCTGCCGTTGCTGCTTCTGCCGCCACTATGTACAAGATTTACATGGTTGCTGATGAGAATGCTTCTGCTGGTACTTACATTGAGTGGATTACTATTCGTTCTGGCGAAGCCGAGGCTTATACCTACGCATGGGAGAAGATTGGCTCTACTAAGACTGACCTAACTGGTTATGTTTCTAAGGAGACCACTATTGCTGGTATTGCTCTTGATAAGAATATTTCTGTTGCTGACCTTCAGAAGGCTCTTGGTCTTGGTGCTATGGCCTATGCTGATACTGCTAAGGGTTCTACTACTCTTCAGACTATCGACTCTATTACCATGAAGGAAGTCACTGTTGCTGGTAATGCCGCTGTCACTTCCAAGGTCACCGCTGCTACTCTTACTAAGGGCAACTACACTCCCGCTGGTGAGATTACTGGTTCTGCTATTTCTGGTGGTTCTATTGAAGTCACTCTCAAGGATTCTGCTACCAAGACTGAGGCTGACCTTGGTACTACCACCTATACTCCTGCTGGTACTGTTGCTGCTAAGGAGGGTGGTTCCTTCTCCGCTCTGAAGACTGCTGTTTTCGGTGCTTCTGAAAATGGTGTCCAGATTGAGGGTACTGTTAGTGCTCCTGCGATTTCTCTCACTTCTGAGGAGAAGACTGTTGCTACTGGCCTGACTGGTGGTAGTAAAGCTTCTTTTAAAGAGGGTGCTTTCACTCCTGCCGCCTTCCAGACTGGTTTCTATACTGCTGGTAAGGCTGCTAGTTGGACTGGTGCTGACTATACTGCCCCCTCCATGGGCGAAGCTTCTAAGGCAAGGTTTGCTTCTGAGGGTGTCGTTGCTGCCATTGATGCTGATGATGCTGAGTGCTTAACCTTTACTACCGCCTCTACCGCAGACGCTGTTACTGCTCAGGGTACTTTCGATGCTGGTAATGTTAACTTTGGTACTTTCGATGGTGGTTCTGCTACTGTTATTGATACCACTAAGTTCTCTGGTGGTTCCAAGGCCGCTGATACCTTCGTTGCTAACGAACTTCAGACTGCTGCTACCGACACTGTGAACAATGTTTCTGGTGCTGCTCTTGCTAACGCTCCCGTCTTCACTGGTAGCAAGTATGCTGTTGCTACTACCGCTGATACCGCTCTCAAGGAAGTCGCATTCACTGCTACCAATAGTGCTACTATTGTTAACAAGGTTGAGTATGTCAAGCCTGAGATTGATGCCGCTACTTTTACTGGCACTGATGCTACTCTTGGCTTTGCTGGTACTGAGGTTAAGGATGCTCTTGTTACTGGTGTTACCTATGATAAGGCTGATGCCGCTGCCGCATTCAGTGTTGCTGTCACTCCTGAGACTGATGTTATCACTAAGACTGCTAAGACTGTTGAGATTGAAGTCTCTCCTGTCGCTAAGGGCGAGTAATTAGGAATTTCAATTACAAGTAGCTTAAGGAATTAAGCTATGGACATTTCTAAGATAAAGCTTCCAGATGGTTCTATCTATGAGATAAAAGATGAATATTTGCGTCATGCAATTATGGTGCTTTTAGGATTAGAAGAGCCTGATTCTGAAGAATGAATAATTGTTGCAGTGTAGAGTTTGAAATATAACTCTACACTGTTTTAAAAAGGAGGATATATGGAACTAGAAAAAACTGTAGAATTTACAAACGAAGCAGATTATATTAATTTTAAAAAAGCTTTGGCTCAAATTGACCCTGCTTATAAAAATTTATATGAGGAGTTTATTAAATTAAAAAATGCAAAATAATTAGATGCAGTGTGTTGAATTTACAGAAGCGTTAAAAGAATTAGAAAAGATTGGGAAAATGGAGTTGTTTGTTGATGCAATAAGTAATTTTGAAAGCTTGGGGACACCAGAAGAAGAATTCTTAAAAAATAATGCTATACAATTTGAAATGGAGCATACTTCAAGAGTCTTTTTTATTTTATCAAAAAGTTTACAGGATAGTATAAAAGAAAATAAAATTTTTATAGAAGCATTTTTTACTTTAAGTCCCCAAGTTATAAAAACGAAAGATTTCCCTTTTGAACCTGATTTAACTAATAAAGACGGGTCTAGGTCACAAGCTGCTTTAATAGGACAAATAGCAAAATATCGAAGTAAAAATTTTTAGTCAGAAATAAGTATAAAGGAAATATTAAAATTTACGGATTATTATATATATTTAGCAGATAAAATTATTCCTTTTAAAATAATTTTAATAGAAACAAAAGTAGAAAAATTAAAAGAGCTTTATGAACAAAATGGTTTTGTTTATTTTGGTACAAGCAATGGAAAATATTAGTTATTTAAGAGGTTATTTAATAAAGTAAACGATTAACAGCGTTCGAGTTAACCGTTTGCAGACAACGAACGAGTTTACAAACGATTACGATACCGAGAGAGAGATGTAATGTCTTTCTCTCGGCTTTCTAAAAAAATTTATTAAACACTTGACAATTTCTTTTTGATATTGTATTTTATATTTATCTTAAAAAGGAGGTAAATATATGGGTATTGGAGAAATTTTAGGCTATTTTAGTCTTTTTATAAATTGTATAAACAACTTGACTAATGGAGCAGGAAAGAAAATAAGTAATAGTTATATTGGTAATGTTATAAAACGACTATGGAAAAAGAATATTTCTTTTCGTATTCTTACTGGAGATGTATTAATTCAGCATTCTTCAAATGCATTACAAATAACTTTTACACAAATTGAGGGTAGTAATTTTGAAAAAATTGGAGCTTCTAAAATAGAAGGTTATTATAAATCAACACCCAACAAAAAAGTAAAATTAAAAAGAAATCAACTATCTCCTAAAGAATTAAAAAATAATAAAGCAATTTGGTTTTTAGAAGTGGATGAAGATTTAGTAAATTGGGATGAAATAATTTTTGTCGTTTATTGGGAATATGTTAAGAATGGTATCCCAAATAAAAAGAAAAGAGAATATAAGAAAAATTGCATTTGTGAAGAACCATTTGAATTTGTAATAAAGAAAAAAGAACAAGAATTAATTCAGGCAAATAAAGAAGCGAAAGAAAAACTCTTTGAAAAAATTGTCATTCCTAACGCAGAAGGGTTGTTAGAAGAAATATGGGAACAATTAAAACCTGTGCGAGATATGCAAAAAAAGATTACAGAAGCAACAGAACCCACTCATAAAACAATTGAAAGTATAAATAAATCTTTAGAACCTTTTTACGAGGCACAAAGAAAATTACAAGAACAATTAGAACCTTATTATAAAATATTTCAAGATAATACCATCAAATAAAAACAATTTTTTATTTACCTTTACACCACAATATATATTGTTATAATTTTTGCGGCGATACTATATCTAGTGGTTGTTTATTAATTATAATTTAATAAAATTTTAATAAATTTAAAAAGCAAAAAGAGCTGTATTTATGCAATCTGACTATTATTAGATTATTGTTAGATTTTGTAAATATGCTCTTTTTGTGTTATATACATATAATTACATATAAATTAATATACATATAATATAAGAAGAACATAAAAATCAACTTGACCAATAATATTGGTTGGGTTTTTAATTTATCCATGATGTACAGATGGATAAATTGAAAAACATTAGAAAGGAGACAATGATGGCTAATATTAGTAAAATTAAACTTCCTAATGTAACCGCTCCTTATCAATTAATAGATAATACAGCTTTACATAGTGATGATATAGACACTACTGTAACAAGCACTTCTGTTGAAAAAGTTGGCTCTGCAAGCGCAGTAAAACAGGCTTATGATAAGGGTGTGGAAGCTTATAATCATGCTGATACTCTTTTTGAGCAGCTTGGCAGTTTCCTTACTTTCAAAGGAACAAAAGAAACTGCTGAGAAAATTAAAACTATAACTTCAGCAAGAGTTGGAGACGTATGGCTTGAAACGGCAGGACACTCAGAGTGGATTTGTATTAAAGCCATTGATGGAACTGCTAGCGCAAGTTCTTGGGAGGAATTGGGCATTGAGATTAATGCCGCAAGTAAGACTCATACTCATAATGTTACAAGTAATACTGGAACGGCAAGCAAAGTTAAGACTGCTGGTTCTGTAATTGCTGGCTCCGATGCAAGCTTTACTTAGGGACAAGATACTTTTGAAGCTGGCTCTGCAAGTACTTGGGCTTTTACTTTTAGTAATGATACAACTAATTGTAGTTTAACTATTAGTGGAAGCAATGGAACTGCGCCAAGCTTCACACAAGGAAAAGATACTTTCGAAGGTGGTAAGGCGACTTCTGTAACTCTTCCTAGTTTTGATAGTATAAATGTCGTTACAAGTGTTGACGAATCTACCAGCATACCTATAGATTAAAGAAAGGAGGATGTAAATGGCAAATTATAATTTAAATAAAATTATTTATAATGGAAATACTTATAAATTACAAGACCAGACTGCACAGGATGCTTTGGGTCAATTAACGAATGATATTGATACTTTAAATAGTACATCCTTCTTGACTTACAAAGATAACACGCACACAGAAGCCCAAATTAAAGCGCTTACTTCAGCTAAAGTTGGTGATTTTTATATTGCTTCTGATACTGGCACGGCTTATGTATGTATTAAAGCTGTAAGTGACACTGCGAGTGCATCTTCATGGGAAAAAGCTGGTTCAAGTACAGATGTATCAAAGTTTGTAATTGCTGAGAATTATAGCGGTGGTGGAACTACTACTACAGTAGCAGAAACTTTTGATGGTCATACGATTGAAGAATTTAGTTTAAAGACTGATATTGTTAACAATTTAACTTCCACAAGTACAACTGCGCCTTTAAGTGCTGCACAGGGTAAAGTTTTGAACGATAGTATTTCTGCTGTTAAAACTACAGCGGATGGAGCGAGTACTAAAGCTACTTCATTAGAAACAACTGTAAGCACTTTAAGTTCTGACGTAAGCACTCTTAAAACTGACAATACCACAAATAAGACTAATATCACTAGTTTAACCAATAATAAGTTAAACAAATCTGGTGGTACGATGACAGGTATTTTAACTGCTCAAAATAATACCAGTTATACGACCAAGCAAGTTAGAAATATTTTTATTTCTACATCTTCACCTAGTGGTGGAACGAGTGGAGATATTTGGATTAAGTATACGAACTAAGGAGATATCTAAGTGCGTAAATTTGAAGTCCCGTATAATTTTGATGCGAGATTATTAAATTAGTTAAAAGAATCTGGATTTAAAGAAAATATTTCTTGTATATATCTTCCTTGTTTTTATTTGGATGGAAATAATTCGAGAAAGAATTTAATTTTTGAAGAAAAACATCCTAAAACTTGGGAAGAATATAAAGACCATTTATTAAAAATTTTTGAAGTTGCTAATCCTGCTGTTCTGTTTTAGGAAGGGACTGATTTTGAGATTATAGAAAAATATTATAATTTAGGAGTTAGACTTTTTTATTTAACAGATGATGAATTAGCAAAAGAAATAAAAGATAAATATAAAGATGCAAAACTTGTTTTGTCAATTACGCGTTGTATAACTGATGATGAATTGCAAAATAGTGATTTATCTATGTATGACAAAATAGTTTTACCTTTTAGGTATTGTAGGTCAATTTAGCTTTTTGAAAAATTACCCAAGGATAAAAAATATATTCTTTTAGTAAATTCTCATTGTCTGTATAATTGTAATCGTTGTAAAGCACATTGGCATTTAACAGGTGATGATTTGGATGAATTTATTCAAAAAGAATAGAAATTGACAAAAGGTTATTGTTGTAATATTAATTCGGAGGAAAGAGCTTATATTCCCCCTCGTGATTTAAAATATTTTGACGAATATGTTTCTGATTACAAACTGGTTGATAGATTAGAATGTACAGAAATAATTATGGAATATTTTATAAATTACAACACCGACATTTATAAACCAAGTAAAGATATATCTTGGTACAAATTAAAAATAGAGGAGGTATAAAATGGCAACGTATGATATTACTTCTTCTGTGCCTTCCTCGATTAAAACCGGTGATATTTTAAATTGTCCTTATAGTGGAAGTAAGAAAACTCTTACGTTACCAAAAGGATAGTATAAATTAGAATGTTGGGGAGCGCAAGGAGGATATCGAAGTAATTCGACTTATGGTGGTAAAGGCGGTTATTCTGTTGGTACAATAACCTTATCTGCTTCAACAACTGTTTATTTATACGCTGGTGGTTCTGGTAATACAGGTACTACAAGTGGCGGATTTAATGGCGGTGGTAGTAGAACTACTTACAACGGCGGCGGCGGTGCGTCTGATGTTCGTATTGGAACAGATAGCTTGTATGCGAGAGTAATTGTCGCTGGTGGTGGCGGTTCTGATGGTGCTACTAACAAAACTGGCTTGTATGGTGGTGGAACCAGTGGTGGTTCTGCCTCTCAAAACTTTGGTTCAGGCGGTGGTGGTGGTACGCAAACTGCTGGTGGTACTGGTGGTAATAATAATGCTGGTACTTTTGGACAAGGTGGAGCAGGATTATCTCGTTCAAACGGTTACGCTGGTGCTGGCGGCGGAGGCTGGTACGGTGGCGGTGGTTCTTATCCCGATGGTTCTGGTGATGATGACCGTGGTGGAGGCGGAGGTTCTGGTTTTGTTTGGACTGGTTCTAGCGCTCCAAGTGGCTATCTTTTAAATAGCACTCATTATTTAACCAGTGCTAGCACTGTAGCTGGTAATACAAGTTTTACAGGAACTTCTGGTTCTTCTGAAACTGGTCATGCGGGAAATGGATATGTTAGAATTACTGTAATTAAAGCCGAGTCTGTTAACATGCCTGTTAATATTGGAGGAACTTGGAAAAACGGTTCTGAAATTTCAGTAAATATTGGAGGAACGTGGAAAACTGTAGAATCTATTCACGTTAATATTGGCGGAACGTGGAAACAGCAATCATAATTAAATTGAACAAATTAAAAATAAATTATTATTAAGAAAGGAGTGGTAAGATGGCTGCATATAACAAAGTGTTGAAGAGTTATGACGGCGCTGATATTTACTATCCTATTACAAAAGCGTCAAATGTTGTGCTTGATGATAATACGACAGTTCAATCTTCTATGCCAGTCGTGACACTTAACGGCACTAAAACCAAAACAGTCGGTATTTATGCTCCTACGAGCGCTGGTACAAAAGGGCAAGTTTTAACCAGTAATGGAAGTGGAGCGCCTGTTTGGGCAGCAGCGAGCTCAGGCCCCGATATTGTTGTGAGCGATACTCAACCTTCAAGCTAGAAGAGCGGGGATTTTTGGTATCAGATTGTTACCTGATTAATTAAAAAGAATTTACTATAATTAAATGTGATTCTACTTTTGTTTATAATTTATAATTATAAATGTTTGCACTAAATTATATTTATTTATAGAGAAAGGAGTGACAGCTTTTAATGGTAGTTAGGAAAGAAAAAGTAGTCTTTACCGCTGGTGGGGAGCGCGAGTTTCATGTTCCCGCTTCAGTCAGTATGGTTAAGCTCGAAGTCAAATCTGGAAGTGTAAAAGTTGAAGGAAGATTGACGAAAGAAAGTGACTATACTCAAATTTCAGGTGTCAAAGCCGATTTAACTAAGTCAGCAGTCGCTCCCTAGGGAATTACTTCTTTTGAAGTAGCACGGTATTATCAAATACGTTTATCTTATAGCGGTACTGACCCAGTAATTAGCGTAATGTTATAAGGGAGGGCTAAATTATGGCAAATGAAGCTATCTCTAATATCGCTTTACTGTACAGTATGGCAGCGCTTTCTGGAGAAGGTGGTGGTTCTGGAGGAGGAAGTGGTGGAACCGTATCCGTAAAGGTTCATGCCACTTACACGATAGATGCCGCAGAAGAAGCGCGAGTAGAAAACGTAGGTACAGAAAAAGATGTACAACTTGATTTTTATATTCCTAGGGGATTAGAAGGTAAATCTTCACAATGGTATATTTCCGATGGTGAACCTCGGTCTGCCGTGGAAGGAAGTGTAGATGGAGATTTAATTTTATATACTACGGGTGATGTTTATAAAGTTATAAATGGAGCACCTGTAGACCAGCATTTAAGTTTAGGTGGGGGGCAAAACAACAATCCTTATACTTACGCTGTAAAAGCTGGATTTAAAGGAAGCGAAGAAAAATTCCAAGAACTCTGGTTAGCCTCGTTAAACAGTGGATATACCAACTCCATACTGGACGGTGGCGAAAGCGATTTCTCTGGACAAAATGTTCAGAATGATGGCGGTGAGGGAGACAGCAAGACTCATCATCTCAGAGTAGATGGAATAAATGAACTGGACGATTGATAAGTGACTGTGTAATTGTTCTATGAAGGCGTGAAGTATAGACAAGTACGATTTTGGAGTCTGAGAATAATAAGCACTAATCTTTCGACAAACAAATATTTACAGATTGAGTAAGAATAGTTGGATATTTTAGTAAGTGCTAAATTAAAAACGTGATTTTATTTGGTCATAGACCACAAGATATAGGGGTGTTAATTTTACAACAACGCCATATATGGTAGTCATCGTGTCCGACAATTTCTTATTCAAAAATATTTGTATTATTATTTATAAACCTATGAATATAGTAGGTTTATTTGTGTATTTTTATACACGCAAAGCCCATTACACAGGGGCTTTAATATTAATGGGAGACCTCCAATTATGCAAGAAATCTTGCAGAAATAGGGCATGGTTGGGGGTAAATAGATGCGTTTTCGTTGCAGGAAAACGCCCATTTAAATGTAGCACAAAACGCACCTATTTCCCATTAATATCATTTATTTTAATATATATGTTTAATATTATAGAATTAAAAACTATCAAAACAACAACACTTTTTAA